CAAGCCCTAGAAGAGGGCAAGCACTTAGATACTAAATTTGCTGGTTTTCCATCGGTTAAAGCAAATAGCAAGAACTTCGTTGGCTGTGTTGCTTATGCCGTTGGCACTAAAGAGTGGTATCTCAATGGTCAACTGCACAGAGAAGATGGACCAGCCATCGAACTTGCCAATGGCACTAAATACTGGTATATCAATGGTCAACTCCACAGAGAAGATGGACCAGCCATTGAATATGCCAATGGCGATAAACACTGGTATCTCAATGGTCAGCGCCACAGAGAAGATGGACCAGCCATTGAATGTGTCAATGGTAATAAATACTGGTATCTCAATGGTCAGCGCCACAGAGAAGATGGACCAGCCCTTGAACATGCTAATGGTGATAAATGGTGGTATCTCAATGGTCAATACCACAGAGAAGATGGACCAGCCATTGAACATGCTAATGGTGATAAATGGTGGTATCTCAATGGTCAATACCACAGAGAAGATGGACCAGCCATTGAATATGCCGATGGCGATAAATACTGGTATCTCAATGGTCAATGCCACACTGGTATAATGTAGACACGAGATTGGTTTTAAGTATGTTTAATAAATTTTTCTAGGAGTTTAAGATGACAATTCGTTTAACCATCAAAAACGAAGATTCACGTGAAAATGCTATTGTGCAAGTCTATGGATTATCAGCCGATTCTGGACTACCAATGGGAGAAAATGCTAAATTACTAAAAGGTGGCGAAAGTACAGAAGTATACATTCATTCTGGTAAAAAATATACAATTACTGAAATTCAAAACGGTTAATTAAAATGACCAAACAATATGATTATGCCATTTGTTCCGGCTATTTTGATCCTTTACATGAGGGACACTTGGATTTATTTGATGAGTGCAAGAAAATAGCCAATAGACTTTGGGTAATTGTCAATAATGATAAGCAACTAGCCCTTAAAAGGTCTATTAGGGTTTTCGATGAGATGATCAGGATAAGGATCGTTGCTTCTATAAAGAATATCAGTTATGTAACACTATCGTATGATAATACCAGTGATATTTCAATAACGCTCGGCATTATATTAAATCAAATTAAGTTTCCACTAATGGCTAGTGTCCCATTGACAGCCAAGGTTTGTTTTGTAAATTCTGGGGATAGAAACAAAGACAATTCTTCTCAATTAGAAAACGACATATGTAGTAAAAGAGGATGTGACATAAAGTACATCAATATGGTAAAAGCCAATAGCTCGTCTGGTATAATCAAGAGTATAATTAGTCAAGCCACAAGACCCAAGTAGTGATCTATAGATAATTAGGATCCTGAGGTATCTTAAATGTCACAATACCGTCTCAGTGTGTCATATTCCGGCTCTGGTTGTTCAGAAGAGTTTTATTTTGATAAAATACCAGAGGAAATAGAAATTCAGGGTCAGATTGAGGAATGGATTAATGATGTCGAATGGGGTGATGATGGAGCTAGTATAGATGTTAATTGGTCATTAGAAAAAATAAGCCAAGAAATTGACTCTGGAATGTATACGGTTGATATCGAACCCGACCACTACAGTTTAATTAAAAAAGCCTGTGGTAATAATGGTTGTGGTAATAGTCCCGCAGATCACGATTGGACATCGGAGGGTGAAGGTGGCTGCGATGACAATCCTGGCGTTTGGGCTGGCTGTGGCACTAGTATGACATTTTCTACACATTGTCGTAGGTGTGGATTACATCGCACACACTATTGGACCGGCTCACAACGAAACCCAGGAGAACATGACACAACTAATTATGAAATGCCAGATAATTGGTGTGACAAATGTGAATCAGAAAACTGTGAACACACATAGGCTAGAGATCGTCTTAAATCAAATCGCTACTAACTGAGGGTTTTATGGGATACACAACAGAATTCGCCGGCAGATTTAACATAGTAAATAATAATGGTCAACAGGTTTCTTTAGATGAAGAGACAGCATCAATAATAAAATCTCTCTCAGATAATGACACCAGAAATCTCGCTGGATACCAGGATAAGTGGGGTCATTTTGATTGTAAAGATATCAAGTTTTCTATTGGGGATGTAAATTTTGATTTCCCAGAAGGTTTCTATAGTTATTATTGTCAGTGGGTATTGGGCAAAGACAACAGTTACATAGAGTGGGATGGTAATGAAAAATTCTATGAATATGAAGAATGGCTTAACATTATACTAAAAAAGATATTAGTACCCAGAGGATATTATCTGTCGGGTGAAGTAAGATATCAGGGTGAAGAAATGAGAGATATTGGGTTTCTAATAGCAGAACCAAATGCAAAGAGCATCAAAAAGATGAAACTTGATACCAAAAAATATATTAAGAGTATGACAACCGACACCCTAGAGATGCAGAAACTCTTGTCTTGGTTAAATTATAATTATCCAGAAATAATAGACGAATATCACACTCTCATGCGGTGTGTTAGCTAAAGGAAAGATAAAATGCCCGGCTTTGTTTTTTATGATGGACCAAGTTTAATTGACAAGTCCCCCATAGTTGGCATAGTCACACTAAATACAAAAAATGAAAAAACTGGTAATCTAGCCCAGACATGGATAATAAGGAAAAATGTTCATCCATTTAGTGCTGTTTCCACGGGCAAAGATGCCGCTGTTTGTGGGGACTGTCCTTTACGTGGTATAGTGTCTAGGGGCAAAAACACAGAGAGATCTTGTTATGTAGGAATGCATACGGTTGGTCAAATATATAAGGCATACAAAAGTGGGGTATATCCAAGATTATCGCCACCCCACAAATATGTGTTTGGTAGTGCTGGTCTAAGATATGGGTCGTATGGTGATCCCGTAGCTATACCCATGAAAGCCTGGGGTGTTTTGAAAAAATATTGTGGGGGCAAAGCATATCCGGGATATACACACCAGTGGCAAAACAAAAAGTTTAGCAAATGGTCTAAATGTATTATGGCATCAACTCATAATGAGATGGAAAATAATAAAGCCCACAGTATGGGATGGAGAACTTATAGGACGATTGATAATGTCAATAGCATGTTGGGTAATGAGATTGTTTGTCCTGCTAGTAGAGAAGATGAAGGCAAAAAAACCTGTGATGTGTGTGGGGCTTGTGATGGTAGAAATGGAATGGGTGATACACGAAAAAACATTGCTATTGTGGTTCATGGTAGTATTGGCAAGCCCGAATACCTACTAGAGATTATCAAACACGGGAATTGATCACATGATATATATTGGTCCATATATTGAATGCCACTGGAAGAAAGTGACCATCAACAAGAATAGGCGATCATGTCCCAAACAGCTTTGTCAAAGATATAAAACAAGATATTGCACTACTAATTTCTGTGATGTGTGTGGCACAAAGATTGATAACATTAATATTTTAGAAACCGCCCCTAGTGTTAATATTTATGATATTATAGATATCATCGGTGAAAATCCCCTCTGTCGTCCTATGGGTGACGATATATATGATTGGGAAAATAAACACAATATACATATTTGGATGCTAAATTGTAAACTAGAGTGTGATGGATATCCACTAATTAAAATAAACGATGCTAGTGTGCCCATTTGTCATGTCCCTTCTGAAATGCCACACGAACAAATTGAGTCGTTCATATCTCAGTGTACCAAAGAAATTAAGACATTAAATAAATACTACAACAAATCAAATGTAATATATAGGTGGGGCATCATCAATCAGATATGCTAAAATATGAAAATAATTGAACAAATTGGCAGTATTTTTGACTGTGAAGAGAACATATTGGTCAATCCAGTAAACTGTGTTGGTGTTTGGGGCGCCGGACTAGCTAGACAGTTTGCAGACAAATTTCCAAAAACTTATAAGCAATACCTTGTGGAGTATAGGGCTGGATTCTTAAGACCGGGATATTGTGTTGTACATGATGAAAATGATAAGGCGGTTGTTTGTTTACCGACCAAAGATCACTGGAGAGACCCCTCTAAACTGGAATATATCAGATGGGGGATGCACTTTCTGTTATCAAATGCGTTCGGCGAAGAAGTCAACAAAGATACTATGCAGATTGCTATGCCAAAGCTTGGGTGTGGACTTGGTGGGCTAAATTGGAAAGATGTAAGTGGTGTTTTGAAAGAGTTTGATCAGACATATCCAGATGTACATTTGTTTGTTTATGATACCAAATAAAAAGACCGCAATCAACGAAGATTTCATAATTAGGCTAATATTGTGCTTGTGCCTTTTAGCTGGAACACTTACATATGCCATATATAAATTGGTTGAATTGGACCATAAAAATGAGATGGAAAGACTGGGGCTCAGAGAAAGGATAAGTAATCACGGGCAAAGATGATATTGGGGCTTTTTGCATAATTTGTTTGTGGATTTGGGTAGTTTAATATGATATACTTACCAAGTTCTAAAGAATTTAAGGATATTAGAAAGTGCTTACCAAGAAAAATAGGGCTCAAGTTTTCCAAACATGCCCTGATAAGAGCCAAAGAACTTTCTATACTTTGCTTGCCACCCTGTGTTGATCTTAAGAGACACCTTAAGTGCATATCAATTACAGACAATAAATTAGATTATATTCTTGTAGATCCACATCGAGTGAAATATGTGATAGGGTCTATCACAAAAGAAAGCGGAATAGTCTTAACGATCTCAAAGAAAAAACATTTCATATTTAACTCTAAAACATATGATACCACTGCATTTCTACAAGAGCAAGCATAAGGAAATAGCTAAGCTTTGTCGAAAAAAGAAATATAAGGCTTTGAGTAAAGTACATACGAAGATTCAAAACAAACGACCCGATACTTCTCCTGGGTCTTGTGATTTTAAAACAATATCATATAAGGGATCTGATCTAAAAGAATGTATTGAATCTTTATTAGACAGAGCCGATGAAAAAATAAATAACGAATCACATCAAAAATACAATCCAAAAACATTAGAGTGTAGTGGTGAATAGCAATCAGATTAACAGGCTTCAAGAGATCATAGATAATATAGATAATACAAGATGGCTTTCAGAAAAGAACATAGATGTATCCCAAAAAGCCCAATACTATATTATTAATTATGGTATTGGTGAAACCAACGAATACAATCAATTAGTTAGGGGGATGGTAGTTGATAGCAATAAAAATATAATTGGGCTCCCTTTCACCAGATTCTTCAACTATGGTGAAAGGCATGGGGCGGAAGTAAGCTTTGTCAACTGTGATGCTATTGAGAAGCTGGATGGGTGTTTTGTTAGTTTATTTTATGACAAAAATATAAATGAGTGGATATTTGCTACCAGAAGAATGATATCTAAGTGTGTTTTGGACCAAGAATCTTTTTCTGCTGGTTGGCATGGTCAATCTTATTCGCTTATAAAAGAAATTCAAACACACATTGACGACTTATTACTAAGAAGTCATGCGGCACTAAATTGTAATGATAATATTACATTTAGCTTTGAGTTCATTCATCCATCTACTGAGGTTCTAACCAAGTATGAGCCCGCAGACTATGGATTATATTTGATTGGGGCTCGTTCACTGACTGACTACACCGAGTTTAGTGAGAGTGCCCTTGATTGGATCGCTAAAACAATTGTAATTCGTAGACCATTAACATTTTCAGCCACCAATCTTGAAGATGTTCATGCTATCATTGATGCTCAGAACAAACATACCAAAAATTTTGAGGGATTGGTGATTAGAGATAGGATAACTGGTGATAGACTAAAGATAAAGAGCCCAGAGTATGTTAGGCTCCATAAATTTATTGGCAAAACTAATACTAGAGCTATTGTTGATGCGATTGTTAATGGAGATGATGATGAAATAGTCGCTTATTTTCCATATATTAAAGAAGAAAGAGACACACTGCTAGCAAAAATCAATACATATATATCTCAGCTGACACATGCAGCAGAACTGTACTTAATAAGAGCCCAAAAACACAACTGGTCAAGAAAAGACTTGTGGTTAAATATGGAGGACGCAAGAGAGACCGATAGATATATGATGGGCTTTATTATGGGGTGCTTCTCTAAACAGCAGCAAAACCCCGAATATGTTGAAAAATTTCTTGGTGGGGATGTCCATACAAAATTTATTGGGGCTGGAACTAATAGAATACTGGAGTGTATATGCCAGGACCAGTAAGTGATAGTTACGATCCAGAGTTTGGAACTGGATATAATGCTGCATTAGTTGCTCAAGCCCTTCTTGATATGTACAAAAAGATTAGCCATGTGCTTAAAAATAAGCCACCTATATGTGTTTTGGATTTGGTTGAGGATTGGGCTAATAATGACGATGAGTCTATAAGAATTAAACACACTTTTACAGAAAAGGAGTGGAGGCTGATTAGATTTGCCATTGAGCGAGCCATTGATTCTATTTAATAATTCAAAAAATATGTCATCAATAACCCAAAAACTTAATGATAGTGGTTTGATCAATCCACCATCTTTTCTAGCATCTAATCTGCATTATGAGGTGATGATGGGGAGTGTAGCCTATGGGGTATCTTCTGATGTTTCAGATCTAGATGCATATGGATTCTGCATACCAAGTAAAGAGATATTATTTCCACATCTAGCCGGATATATTGAGGGATTCGGAAAAAACAAGAGGGTGTTTGAGAATTATGTGCAACACGGTATCATTAGGGAAGACAAGCAGCAAACCGTAGACCTGTGCATATACAATATCACCAAATATTTTCAATTATGTATGGAAAATAACCCAAATATGATTGATTCATTATTTGTACCACAGAATTGCATCTTGCACATTACAAGTGTTGGAAATCTTGTCAGAGAAAACCGCAAGAAATTCTTACACAAAGGGTGCTGGCACAAATTTAAAGGATATGCATACTCACAGCTACACAAAATGAGCAGCAAAAACCCAATAGGTAAAAGGAAAGAAATTGTAGAGAAATATGGATTTGATGTCAAATTTGCTTATCATGTTATTCGCCTTTTATCTCAGGTAGAACAAATACTAGAACACGGAGATCTAGATCTACAAGAGAAGGGTCGAAGAGAGCACATGAAGGCTATTCGGAATGGTGAAGTTTCCGAAAAAGACATAAGGGATTGGGCTTCTGACAAAGAAAAGTATCTTGAAAATTTATACAGTAATAGCAAACTGCCCTATGGACCCAATGAAGATGATATTAGGGGCATACTTTTGAATTGCCTAGAATCCCACTATGGATCCTTATCTAACTGTTTGGTCCAACAAGACAAATATTCTAGAGTCTTTTATAAAATCAAAGGATTGATTGATAGTGTGTCAAATGATTAATGAACACGCATTATTATTAGCTATTTTCATATTACTTTGTGCTTTAGTAAAGCAAGGTGCTGATAATAGCAATAAAAAGAATTAAAATGAAAACAAATACAAGCGATAACACAGATGAGATTTATTAAGTTATGAAAGGCACCAAAGACAACATATTCCTTTGTGATCCCATTCCCAAAGAACTGCTTGGTAAGCTCAAAATAGAAGAAATGTTTCCTCTTAGAACGCCAGAGATAACCGCCTACTGTAGGGTATTATACTACCAAGAGGGTGAAAAGTTGTTTTTGTGTGATTTTTACGACCATCCATACTACACAGATGAATTTTTAAAAGATCTGGTTAAGTGTAGATTTTTACTTAATGATGAAGATTTTATTTCTGAATTTTGGGATAGAATAGAATTGAGCAAGTACCCAGAATCAGAAAAGACATCAATATATTGTGGGGCTATTGAAGTCGCTAGAGCAAAAAAGCTGGCTTTATCTATTGGAGATAAGTAAATGCTAAGTATTGATTTTTGGAGATGGTTTGGATATAAAAAATCAAAACAAGTATATCTTGGCACAGTATCTGGCGGCAGACTAATAGTGATGGATTTTATTCGATGGGGTATGCAGAATGCACAGCCAAGATTTCGTAGCAGTTCTTGTATAATGCAGCCATCAGAAAAATTGTTACTAGATGACAATGATGTAATTTGTGGCATAGATCATCCAGATGCTAGGTTGATTGAGATGGCGCCAATACTCTATGTCTTTGCCAAAATACAGTGTGATATGCCACTAGATAAAAAAGAATCACAAATTGTTGAAAAATACTACAATGATAATACCACCAACCTTAGAGTTGATAGAATAACCAAGATGGGCAAGGCTATTATCAATTATATTTTGGGCAAAAACCCTCAGCCATATTAACAATGATGATGAATCCATTACATATATTTGGTGATGTCTTTGGCAGCGGTGGTATTGTCTACAAATCACTAAGGACAATCTTTTTTCCTTTTCGCCATCTTGCCAAAGGCAAATACAGACCACATGACATGTATTATTGGTTGATATGTAGGCTATATTATCAATATAATGTTGTAAAGATAAGAAGGCTATCACCAACTTGGAATGACCCCACAGAATTATTGCCAGAAGCCATCTTCCAAATTTTTATTGACTTTATAGAGAAAGAAAGACCACTAGAAATCATAGATACACAATGGGCTGATCACAAAGACAAATGGGATAAGGTAAAGGAAATATATGCCTGGCTTAAAGATCTGCCCAATAAAGAAGCCGACATTGAACGACTGCAAGACGAATATTTTAAGACATACCCTTTGGCAATAGCCAATGTGTGGGATGGTGATATGCGCAATGAAGAAGAACACACTGTATTTAAAAAAGTGGTGGATATTGAAGACAATTTAGAAGAAGAAAAGACACAAAGGGCTATAGAAATTCTAAGTCTCAGAAATCTATTGTGGCTGTAACATGAATATAAGATGTGTTTCATCCCCGGACAGCAAACCCATGCTGTTTAATCCAAGAAAAAAATGGGTTTGGATTAGGGCTTTGGAATATGTGTTTGGCATTAGTGGTGTGTTTCGTACTAGTTTAGAAATTATATTTGGTGGATTTTGGGATATCCCATATGATTATCAACCATCTCAATTATATTATCGGCTGATCTGTAGATTGTTCTATAAGTTTAATGTTGTAAAAATCCAAAGGATGCCATCGTCCTATATGGACAAAGATGACACTGTAGTAGAGGCTGTATTTCAGATATTGGTAGATTTTTTTGAAAAAGAACAGCCCTATGAATATTCTAGCCCAGATGATCAAGAAGATCCGGTATCACATCATAGACTGATATATCTCTATCATTGGGTTAAGAAATTAGAGCAAAAAGAAAAAGAAGTAAACAAAATATTATCTAACCTATCTAAGAAAAGAGACCACAAAGAATACCGACGAGTTAAAGAGGAATTCGGGCAGGAAATGTCAGATAGGGCTTGTGAAATCATTCAGCTAAGGAAAATAATGTGGACATAACACACCGAAATCACATCTATTGCAATACATATGATATAGGACAGGTCGCATTTGACCCACAAAAAGCAAATGAATTTCAGATATGGAAATCTCCAACATATCGGGACAATAGAGGATCGGTAGCTTCTATCTATCGTCATAGTAGCTTTCCACACCAAGCCAATTTTGTCGAGTCTAGACTATCTATATCATTGCCCGGAGTATTTAGGGGGATGCATACCGATTTTATTACCAACAAGCTCATTACATTTATTCGTGGGACATTTTGGTTTTATGTCATCAATCTGGACCCATCTGCTAAAGACTTTGGAACATTACAGCAATATAGACCAATATATGATGACAATATCCAATTAACACAAGCGTGGGTTCCTGCATCATATGCAAATGGTCATTATTGCCACTATGGATTTCCATGTATTATAGAATATAAATGGGACCAATATTGGTCAGAAAACCAGTATACAATATCATATAAAGACCCACATATTGATATCCTTAGATATCATACATCTCCGATACTTTCAGACCGAGATGAAAACGGCAGTTCTTTTTTGGAAGTGGCGGAAAAATTTACTAAAAAACAATGGGAAACAAAGGAATAATATGCCCAAGTCACTGGTTCATGCACAAGATAGTGTCCGAAGATATGGGGGTTCTGTTGAAGATTATTTGCCAATCCACGAACTGATGGATTCGTCTAAAGTGGCTTTGCCAGACAATAGGCACAGGACCCTTACACATAATCACTGGTTTATATGCAATGTTGTCGAAAGAATATTCGGTAACTATCGTACTAATAGTGACAACGAGCGGTATAGTGTTAGACAAATCGCCGAAGATCACTGTATGATGGATTATGGTGGATTTATCCCAACAGCCCAAGACTTTTTAGAAAGAATTGAATTCGCTGACTGGATGAATAATGGTCGTGGTGAACCACCACGCTCTGCACAAAAGGCTATGAGGTTTCAGGTTGATAAACGGAAAGTGGTTCTTGATACAATACCAAACAATAAAACCGAGGTATTTCTTGATGGTAATAGACAAGATCCGATGCCAGACACCAGAGAAGAGTGATTAAGCCCCTTATGATTACAATACTTGTTGGCGCTCCACGTTCAGGCAAAACAACCTTGGTGAATGCTCAATTTCTCAGCAAACCCAATACAGCCGTTGTTTGTGGTGATGATATCCGAAAAGCCCTCACAAACAGTAGGTATAATGATTATGCTGAACAATTCATTTCAGCTATAAAACACACTATGCTTAGAGCTCTTCATGCTCGTGGCGTGGATATTGTAGTAGATGGTACGCACAGCAACGTGTCTAGCATAGAAAGAATACTGGCGATTGACCCAGAAGCCCAACTGCTCTTTGTACCCAACCAAGATTTCTATCTTGATAACCGAAATGTAAAACACTTGATACACACGGCTATTGATACTAATCAAGCAGATTTGATTCCTGTTATAAACAGGATATTTGGGCAGATTCAAAGTCTAATACTTTGTATACAGGATGGGACATGGAATATGGATGTTGCCAGGGCTGCTGCTAAAGAAAAGATAATGAGGGTTGTATAGTGGCAGTAGAAAGTGCGAGATTGATTTGTGTGATAACTGTCTACTACTAAAGTTCGTTTAAAACTTGGGCTCGGCACTTCTATCAGGATCTAACACATAATAGGAATACAATGTCAAAATATGATGACGGACTAGCTTTTCCAAGAGAAGCGATGATTCATACCAACCCGGTAAATGGTGAAAAATTCATTCATCCAGGCAGTCCTGGTATGAGTCTGTTGGATTACTATGTCGGTCAACTATTACCAACCGTTTGGAATTGTGTATCACAGTCTGGATGTGAATTAGAATCTGTCACACAGACAGTTGCCGAAGCTTGTTATCAAATAGCTAGTGCTGCAATAGAAGTCGGAAAATTGTACAAGGCAGAAAAATGTTAAAAATAATTTCTGGTGGTCAAACAGGGGCAGATCGCGCCGGGCTTGACGCCGCAAAAAAATTTGGTTATAATACTGGGGGCTGGATGCCCAAAGGTTGGACCGCACAAGACGGATCACATCCAGAATTCGCTCAGTTATATAATATGCAAGAACACGAAGAGTATAATTATAATGCCAGAACCGAAGCCAATGTAAGAGATAGTGATGCTACTATTAGGTGTTTTTTCAAAGAGCACAGTGCTGGGGAGAAATGTACTCTTAAATACATTAAAAAACACAATAAACCCTATTTTGATGTAAACTTCGGTTTGCCTAAAAATTGGCGTGAATATAGGGTCGGCTCAGATCAAGTAAATTATGTAAAGGCACATGACCAAGATATAGATGAAGAAATAGACAAAAATTTTGGCAAGATTATTCCAGCATATTATTGTTGTAGTTGGATAACAGTCAATAATTATAAAATCATAAATATAGCCGGCAACTCTCACCGGACAGACCCCAGAACATATATGTTTACATTTAATTTTCTGTCCAGTGTCTTTAATATGTATTCAAACCCACCCATATTATCGTAGGCAAAATAAAATGAAAATTAGGAAATTGACTAAAAAAGAAAAAGACATGATCTTTAACTGTAATAAGATCAAAAAAGATGATTATGGATATTCACAAATAAATGAATTTGTTACTAAATATTATCCACCAAATGTAGCTGACAAGATAATGTTTTGTATGCATTCAGAATATAATGATAACAACTATGATACAAATATGGTGTATATAGCTGTTTATGACAAAAATAATAAAGAAGTGCTGCCATTAGAAGAATATCAAATCGAAGCTAGGGTTGCAGCTAGAGAGATTGAAAACTTTTTGCCAATATCATTTATTAGTAGTAGCAATTGCAGCTCATATAGAGGAGAAACCGATAGAAAGTGCCCAAGTTTTATTATGTATCTGAATGAAGATCCAGAACTTTTTATGGTGGAAGATGAATAAGACTGTACAAAAAATGTGGACCAGAGCTCTTAGAAGCAAAAAATATAAGCAGGGCACATATAGCTTGTGTGCATTTGATCGGGCTACAAAACAACGATTATATTGTCCACTGGGTGTTTTATGCCATCTAGCATCATTGCGTGGCGTATGTAAAGAAGAACCCTATATCTTTATGGGTACACTTAAATACTTTTTATATGATCAGACTTCAACACTCTTGCCAACAAGTGTCTTAAAATGGGCTGGTCTTAATAATGAAGATGAATACGTGCAAATTAAATTTAAAAATGGCAACATAACAGATATTGCGACACTAAATGACAATCGTAACCTAAAGCTTGCTACAATAGCCAATGTAATCGAGAGATATTTATGAAAAGAGACTATTATCTGGATGGCTATAATGCCGGAAAAACTAATAGCCATCCACACCCACCTGATAAATTTAATCTTCCACAGTATTTTGCAGACTATTATAGGGGTTTTTTTGATGGAAAGTCAGCCCGTGATATACAAAAAGAACAAGAGTCTAAAACAATCTTATCAGATCTGCACGGGTAATTAAGTGCCCTATATAAAACAAGATCTTAGAGACGGTCTGGATAAAAGTATAAAAAAACTGTCTGAGGATATAGCGAACATATCAAACTCGGATAATATAGAGGGCATATTTAATTACATAATATCCTCTCTCCTGGCTGACAAAGGTGTGTGGTCGGTCCAGAAATTTAGATATCAACACTATAATGCTATGCTGGGTGTTTTAGAATGTGTAAAGCAAGAAATATATCGAAGGCTTGTGTCCGGCTATGAAGACGATTGTAAAATGAACAATGGGGACTTGTCGATTTTTTACCAAGACACAAAGCAAGATATACCCTAAACACTATGAACCCGCTCTTAAGTAAATCGGCATATTTAGCCGGCGCCATAGATTCTTGTACCGAAGATGGTGCTACACTATGGAGAAGGGCTGTATCACAAATATTGTGGGCTGTTGGGGCTAAATCCCTAGACCCCACAACTGACTCTTTCAAAGAATACATAGAGAGCCATGAAGATGTACAAAATAGACATGGCTTATTGAAAGATGGCGAATTTGATCGTGTATCCTATATCATGTCTCATATTAGGAAAATGGACATAGATGCTGTTTTAAAATCAGATTTCTTAATAGCCCGACTTACCGAAGAGTATAGGGCTTGCGGAACATATGATGAGATTTTTACAGCGGCTCGCAACAAAATTCCAGTTGTTATTTGGTATGAAAAAGAAAAGTACAATCTGCCCCACTGGCTTTTTGGTTGTCTAAATCATCAATATTTCTTTTCTAGTATACAAGAGGTAGAACAATTCTTATTTAATTCCGAAAGAGCCCATAGATTTTTTGAGTATTATTTTGATGTCCCGCACCTTAGTGGCATACAGAACACATGAGAAAAATAATTATTACAGGTGGTTGTGGTTATCTTGGTTCAAAACTTATTGAGATATTGGGGTTTGGTGATTCAGATGATATAGTAGTGTTTGATTCATTCACTTATGATCAATACCATGTGCCACTTGGCTTTGGAGACAATGTTAGGGTCAAAAGGCTAGATATTTTTTCTCCTGAGTCGTGTCAAGAAATAATCAATGAAGCCAAACAAACCAATGGGTATCCATGTACGGTCTGTTTATTACATGCTCTTGTTGGTATGCCCGTCTGTAATGTCTATGATAGTATTTATGGCACGGAATTTGTCAATAGAGTTAATTTTGAAACCATAGATTGGTTGGTAAAGGGTCTATCAGATTTACCAAATCCACCACTAATAGTATATCCTAATACGAACAGTGGATATGGTAATACAGATGGGGTGTGTACGGAAGAAACCCCACTCAAACCCCTATCTTCATATGGTGAAACAAAATTAAAAGCCGAAGAAACAATTATTAAAAATGCCAAAAACTGGGTGATATTTAGATTGGCAACATTATTTGGGATCGCCCCAAGAATGAGGTTCGATCTTTTAGTCAATGACCTAGTGTACAGGGGTTACTTTAATAATGAAATCAACATATTTGAGCCAGATGCCAAGAGAAATTTTATCCATGTTCAAGATGTAGCCGTGGTCTTTGCATCATTGCTCACTAGAGACGAAAGGAATAGCTTTGCACATTTATATACAATGTCGCCCATACCAACTAATGAAGTCTATAATTTGGGTAATGATTCAATCAATTGTTCTAAGCTTGAACTAGTAACTAAAATTTCTATGTACCTAGGTGGCATACCAGTAAACATATCAAATGACAAGGACCCAGACCAAAGAAATTATGTTGTGTCTTCACAAAAGATATCACCCTACCTTTTTCCACAACACTCACTTGAATATGGAATGGAGGAAATCACCAAATACCTAAAGATACTGCCAAAAGACCCAGATCTTAGGGCTGATATAGCACAAGCTCTGGGATTTAGAAATGTTCTGGTTGATCCTGGGTTTACCGGTACCGTAATATAAAGACAAACCCCCTCAGTTTTTTCTTCACACTCTGGCACTACACACTAATTATGATGACTGCAATCTTCCACAAACAGAAAATTTTCAAACACTACACACTAGTTATGATGAGCGCAATCACCAACAAAATTTTCAAACACTACAAGCTTTTGGTTGTGCTACCTATACTGGTGTGCATATATACACTATACCAAAATCATTTGTTGGATCAGGCAAATGCCAGACTAGAGTTCTCTATTACATTATTTGAATCCGAAACACGTATACTAGAGCAGGAAATAAGAGAAAAAGACAATTGCCCAAGCTATGATGATGGATATAGGGACGCTATTATTCGTAGCTGTGGCGATTGGGGCGGAGACTATCAGGCAGGATGGCGAGATGCCTGTAAAACACTGGACTGGAAGAATTATAGTGATGGATATCACATGGCAATTGCGCAGTTCGGATATCAGTCTACTAATAAAGAGATAGTGCCCAAAAACAAACATACCAATGATGTATATGATATTGCGCCTAACAAAAATGAGCCATTAGTTAGTAAGAAAGAGTAATAACATGACCAGATTTAATCTAGGCGATATTGTTGTAACCAAGAAGTTAGGTCCACCACAGACGGGTAGAGTTGTGGGCATACATGATGGACTAACAGTTTTTATTACAAATGGCAATAATAAGGCGCCTTGGTTTAGAGAGTATCCTGACTGGATTGATCATCCAGTATATGATATTAGACTCAACTCACCATCCAGGAACACTTCTTTTGAGGAGTTTGTGGCTGGATTTAACATTGGCATGGTAGAAGGAATACTAAATGGTGATCAAATAAGAGATTTTCTGTCAACACAGTATGTTTTACAGTGTCACTTGTATTATTATGTAAGCAATCCAGAAGAAGATTTAGAAATATTATGAACCCAAAAGACACACCGCCCACAGATATACTAGATACTAAAAAAAAATCGAGTGGTCTGAAGAGCACATTGCAGCCCTAAGACACTATCGGTCATCTGGCATATTTCATCCATATACCTGTGGTAACGCATCTTGTAGAGAAGTATTAACTCCTACAAAAAGTGGTTGGGTGTGCGACAGATGTGGATATGCACAGTCTTGGTGTCACGGTGGTTCTGTTGATGTTGCATATACGCCACACCCTTTAGAAAAGCCCTAGCACATGGCTCATATATCTTTTGTAAACTATCGAAAAAACCGTGAAAAATTATCGGTAGTTATTCATGGGGGCAAAACATACAATATATATCCAAGTAGCCTAGCTATAGTCACAACTCGTTTTGGTAGTCTGGAATATAGATTCACGGTTAATCATAAGTCTAAACTACCACTGGAAAAATTATCAGAGGCAGAATCTCTTAAAACCAAGATTGAAAATGTTATTATTGCTTATAAAGATGGTGATATAGACGGTCCGATTCAACCAACTAAAAAACACATCAGACACTGGTTAAGGACCGGTGGAAAGCAGTATGTTGATTATGATAAAATACAGGGCTAAGATACTACCACCAAAATCCAAAAGAATGTCTGGCAAGGTGGTCATAGAAGTCAGTGATGGATGGGGTCTTACAAGCCGAGATTGTTACCCAATTTCAGACAATTTTTCTAAAGATTATATTGAGTTTGACCTAGACGACGATGTAGAATATATACACACTGCCGCGTGGATGGATGGTAGAACATATAACGCATACATACAATATGAAAATTCAAGTGGTAGCAGAAAAGAGGTTGTATATCTGAAACCAGAAAGACTGTAGTGTTTTTTTTTATTTCAGCTTCAATCCCTGTCCACTCAAAAACTGCCCCAATCTATTTTGTACAGTAACGCCCGACGTACTGCTTTCTATATATCCACTAGCAAATGTAATCAGGAATGGTCTGAGTGTACCGCCCCACTGTATATCATTCATAGATATGTCAGCCACATAATAAGTAGCAGGATTAGAATTGGGCTGTCCTGTCGGCAGAACCCCAATAGTAAAATTATTGGGTCCAAATCCCATAATTTCTAGTTTATTATTTACATTTGCTTGGGATCCCGATGGAACCAATATAAATTTTCTGTATTGATAATTGGACCCATCATTCCATCCCGACATAGCATATCCAAGATGTGATACATGATGTTGTATATCTTGTAGATCTATTCTACTATCTCTTAGTCCATCACTACCATCGCCCCTTCCTATTGGCTGTGTATAATATTGGAACATGCCCCAATGATTATCTGGTTCAGTAGCCAGTGAATGACCTATATTATAATGACAAAATAGATCATAGCCATTTTCAGCTAAGTGCTTAAGCATATAAAAATAGCTATCAGCCAGCCTAGGGTGTCTGCCAGCTTTAATAGATACAACATCTGTTAGGGTAAAAATCCCACTAACTATAGTTGAGCTACCAACAGCTAATCCAGCAGTACCACCCTCATAGCAGATATTACGAGCCCCAAAAGTCCTAGCCAGATTTCTATAATTCACTATCTGTTGATGCCTATTACCCGCAAATTTAAGGGCTGCATATAGGGTATCTTGGACCTGTTCTGAGTCCAGCCCTATGAAGTTGTTTGCATATAAATCGTCGGTTCTATTGTCATAATATGGGGCTGTTGCGATAGCATCTATCTGATATCCTCTAGCCCTCGCCCACTCTAGGACCCTTTCTCCGTCCTCAATGATATTGTTTCTGCCGCCAAACACTCTTACTAGATTATGTGCCAAACCATATTGTGCCATAACACCACTGGCTATTGTATGCAGTCTTCCAGCTTTTTCGGCATATGCTAGATTAACTCTGGTTTGACCTGTCGCTGTTACACCGCTTGTTAATGGTATATATGTAGTATTTACTGTCACGCCATAAGCAGATGGAGTAACAAACATTGGATTTAAATGACCCTCATTATAGAAATATCCATATTGTTGGAAAGCGTCACCAGGATTCCATGTCTCATTACTGAGCTCAAGATATATCTTTTTATCAGTATTAATATTTTGGCAAAGTTCATGCATTGTCAGAGACATGCCACTTTCATCCATTGCGTGTGGCATACAGTACATTAAATCACAGCCAGGAACTTCATTAACCAATTTGGCAAATAACGATGGTCTATATATATTTTCTCTTTGACAATATACTGTATTATTGAAAAATTGTACCCCAGACACATGACCGCCATCTGACTTAAATCTTTGAATTAATAAACTACTGGGGCTTGTCACCATAACCACCGGTGTCAGAGTGGTCGGAAATGTTGTGGTTGTGGTAGCCGATCCTGTTATAGCTATAGTCAGAGCCCCTGTCATTGATATTACTTGACCATTAACTAGACCATGATCACCTGAAGTGAATATGTGCATGAAAATTCTATTGGCTTGCAATAGGCTGCTAACATTAACAAAGGAAGTAATGTTTAGTAATGGTACCTGTGTTCTAAAACCAAACCCCAGTGTCTGGTCTGCTGAGTCTCCCCACTCAGAAAAACTAGCAATTCTACTAGAATTAATCTGGTTGGCATTCATAGTACGATATACGGCGCACTTGGTGTCTCTTAATATTTGTATCAGTCTTGGATTAAATATTTGACCATAGTGCCCACTTGGATATATCTCAACACCACTAATAGGAAGTGACACTGTATTAAAGAATATATTGGTTGAGCCTGTCGGATTTATATTTCTAACAGCAAAATTGGGGCTTCCGGTAGAGGTAATTGTTGCAGTATCAAATGTTCCACTGCCATAATATGTAATTGTGGCATTGCCACTAGGCATATGGGGTCTTCTGCCCCAATAGTCATTATCCATTGTATGAAATACAAGAGCGTCGTCGCTTGTTGATGATATATTTCTAGGTCTTGATGTTTTTGTTAATGCACTAAATCCACCCCTGCTAATATCAGCTAGGAATAGGGGCTCTTCGTAATATAGAGAAAAATTAGAATTGAGACCAATCTTTAATCCTGTGGGACTAAATCCAGCATAATTATACAATTCCATTCCAACATAATTATTTACAGAGCCCGAAACAACAATGTCTGTACCACCAAGACCATCAATGCGTGACCAATATCCTTCGTCTGCTGTACTCAATTTGACTACATCACTAGATTGTATTACTACGCCCGTGACAGGATATACAATATAATAGCCATCTCCACCTACAAGGTCTACGGTTCCTCCACCGCCCGGCAATATTCCACTATGTAACGTAATATTACCACCGCCATTGATTGATATTGTGGGTCTTTGGGTTGGATCTGCATTATTAATGTCTTGGGTATTTCCATTCATATCCTGAAATGTCATTATAATAGTTTTGCCGCTTTTCCCTGTTTCAATACTTCTTGGCTGAAGATTGAACACAAACACACCGGTCTCTTGTACCCATTCTGGTTGACCACTCACGGCAGTAAGATCTGCATTAGATCCCAAGAACCCACCATTGGTTAATCCGGGGGCTCCGGCAACTATAACGCCACCGGTTGGATTATCAAATGTGTAGTAATACATTAAATTGCCAGACAAAGACACGTCTGTTGGCAAAATTGTTCTGTTTCTTAATGATTTAACCTGTGATTGCGACAACACTATACCCGAAAATATAGAGAAATCATCAAATATCATATGACCACTACTAGCGCTCTGTCTATTAAATCCAATAGCGGTACTAGCAGAAACAAACGCCATTTTATTGGGATTGCTTCCTGAATTTAATAACTGCCCATTTACATAAAAGTATTGGGCTCCTGGTGTTTGGGTTGCAGCAAAATGGGTCCAAACCCCAGTGCTAACATAAAAACTACTACTATTTGTATTACTACCGGATGTAACAACAGTAAACCTTACATTTGGTGAGGTTGTTACTGGTCGATTCATAAAGAAAAATCGAGAGAATTGACCACCAAGAAAATTACTAGTAGACCCGCTCACGTCTTGTAGTGATTTTAAGAAAAAAGACCAGCTTAGGGTAGATTTATCGGAAAATGATGTGGTAATTACAGCATTAGCCGCAGTATCCAAGGTTTGGTCTGATTTGAAAAATTTTACTGCCATTTTTAATAAACCAATATATAATTAACTAAGAAGTAGTTACATATAATAAAATACACCCCCGGTGTAGACATCAAAAATGCCGAATAAACAGCAAATTTTCGATAAGCCCAAGAACATCAAGGTTTTATGTAATCTATATTTCCTTGGCACATGGTATGGGTATGTCAAAGAAATGACAGAAAAACACTATTTAGTAGATTTCACACCTTATTATAAGGACCCACCCTTTAATATGGATGTTTGGATATCTAAAAACGATATTATATCCGAAAATCTTTTGTCTAATTAAAAAATCCAGAAATTTGGGGGTTGACATTAATGGTCCTAGGAAATAGAATATAATATGACCGCAGAGATCATAAAATGTTAAATCATATCTTCCCAAAAATTCTTTTTCGTAAAAATAAATGGAATGAGGAAGAATTTAACATTGCCAGCAAATATTTTGATTGTATAACCTCTCGCTGCCAGCTAGATTTTCCTAAGTTAAATATTGCGATCACTACCACCAGATATCAAGGTGTTTTAGGCAGATATTCTGTGCTTCCATATTACCAGGAAGTGAATTATGATCTGGGGTTTTTCAGACACGAGTTAATAAACAGCCCAAAACAACACAAATATATAGCAGACTTTTTATGGTACAATGATGTTATAGAGCACACACCACAAACTTGGTTCCATGACCTGAGCCAATGTGACCACGATGGTCCATTTGTTGTTAAAGGCAAGACAAACTCCAAAAAGAACCAATGGGCTACAAAGATGTTTGCCCGTGATAGAAAAGAAGCCCTTTTAATTGCCTCGGAGTTAATGTCTGATGACAATATAGCCCAACAGGGTGTCATATTTAGAGAGTTTGTACCACTGAAAACACTAGAAGTTGGTGTGGGTGGCATGAGATTTTCTAATGAATGGCGATTTTTCTTTTATAAAAATAAAATTATAGACTATGGATACTATTGGGAAATCGCCGAAGAGGATACAATAAATAGGGCTCAGATGACCGCAGCGGGTCTTGATTTTGTCAATAAAATAGCGAATATAATTAGTGAGCATGTGCCATTTTTTGTTTTGGATATAGCCCAAAAAGAAGATTCAGATGATTGGATTCTAGTAGAAGTTAATGATGGTCAAATGTCAGGTCTACAGTGTATAGACCCAGAGCAATTTTATTGTAATTTGGTTAATGTATTTCTCTAAGAAAGGATTTAAAATGAAAAGTATTGTAAGCATCATGTTTTCACTTATGCTATTCGTATCAACAGCAATAGCCCAAGACACTGTAATTAGTGGTCTACAGAATGTTAGTGTGACGGTGGTAACTAGTGCTGGTTCTGGCTCCGGGGTTGTTGTAACCCGTAATGTAGATGGGACTAATCGACAATTTATTCTAACCGCAGGACATGTTGTCAGAAGCCTTAGATATACCAATAAGGGTGTAGATTCGACCACCGGCATTGTTGTTGATCGTGTAGAGTTTAATGATGCAAAAATAGTCAAGGAAATACAAGAAGATGGACGTAGGGTTGGTCAGATGTTCTTTGATGCCAAGATCATTAAATTTAGTGATCATTTAACTGGCGATGATATTGCCATACTAGAGGTATATAAGAGCAATTTAATACAAGGAACAGTAGAGTTTAATCTATCAGATTCGGACCCGGTTATTGGTACGGACCTATACCACGTAGGGTCTTTCTTGGGGCTCGATGGTCACAATTCATTGACCAAGGGTATTGTTAGCCAAAATGGTAGACTCATTGATAATAAGCCATATTGTCAGGTGGCTGTTGGGGCTTTCCCAGGATCGTCGGGTGGTGGTGTTTTTACCACAGACGGCAAATATACTGGTATGTTGGTTCGTGGTGCTGGTGAAATGTTTAATTTAACCGTACCGATGACCAGGATTAAGAAGTGGTGTAAGAAACATGATGTGGAATGGCTCATAGACCCATCTGTTGGTGTTCCAGACAAAAACAAGCGTGCTAAAATGGTCGTAGATGATACTGGGGCTAATTATCTACCAGATGAGAGTGCAACCAAGGAATTTCCTTTTCTGTTCAATTATAATAAGAAAAAGCTTGCAGAAATACTGAATGTCAGAACCTAGTAAAAGACAAGCCAGGTTTGCTAGTATTAGAGAAGTAGCCCAAATACAGTGGGATGTTGACAACCAAAGACAGTTTGTTGGTGATATTACAGTAAAATATCAGCCAATTATTACAACTGATGAACTAAAGCCCTGTACGATTAAATTTCCCAACCAGTTTGTCCACCAACTTAGGGGAGTCCCCAAGCAAATAAATGGGGTGCCAATAGAGGTTTTGATTAGAATAGCCCACTTTGTTATTGAACAGAATGTTCAAGAAACATTCCACAATGAGATAGTAACACTTTAGTGCCAGAATGAGTAGTGAAAAATATTTAGATAAGTTGAGGGCTGGTGGAGACATTATATTGCAGCTTAGGGCTCATGCAAAAGAATATGATGGTCCTTGTGGTCAGTCTTCAACAGTTATCACAGCCAATATGATAAAAAAGCAAGCCTTGTTAGAGGCGGCAAAAACAATACTCGATCTACAAGACCAGATCGGTATACTAGAATCACAAGTCAATCTATTCAGAATACGTTTGGAAAATAAATAAGATTGCTTCAACAATGAACCTGAATCTAAATTTAATGGCTCCAATAAACCCATTGTCCTATGGGCTTGTCGGATGGAATATTCTTAGGGCATTAGTAGATAATGGTGTTAATGTGTCACTATTTCCAATAGATATACCAAACATCAACGATAAACAAAGGACAATAGAATGGCATATGTCACATATATCCAAAGATCCCAACTATATAAATCAATTGGTTGAACAATATCTAGTACCAACCATACAGAACAAATGTAACTATGATCGTAGGGCTCCAACACTAAGAATATTTCATCAGCACTTACTACATGAATCTGTAGGGTATGGTAGGAGAGTGGGGTTTCCTATATTTGAACTAGATAAGTTTGCACCACATGAAATTAACAGTTTAAATGGGCTCCACCAAATATTTGTTTGTAGTCGGTGGGCTGCCGATGTATTGAACAACTGTAAAGAAATTGATGTAAATAACTATCACATAATACCACTTGGTGTTGATCGTGATATCTTCAATGAAAATATTCGACCAGAGCCTAGCACAAATTTTAGAGACCCAAATGTAAAAACAGTATTTTATTTGCCGGGCAAGCTCGAAATTCGCAAGTCTCACGATATAATACATGAGATATTCGCAGATGCGTTTAACGAGAATGATTCCGTTGAACTCTGGCTTACACCACACTCTTTTTTCGTAACACAAGAAGAAATGCAAGAGTGGTTATCACTTTACAAAAATTCTGAACTGGGCTCAAAAATCAAAATATTACCTAGATTCCAAACCCAAGTAGAAATAGCCCAGGTAATGTCACAGGTAGATTGTGTATTATCTATTAGTAAGGCTGAGGGATGGGATTTACCATGTTTGGAAGCTATGGCTATGGGCAAATTAGTAATAGCTACTAATTATAGTGGTCACACAGAATTTTGTACAGAAGAAAACTGCTATCTTATTGATATAGATGAGGTTGAACCAGCCTATGATGGAAAGTTTTTCTTTAATCAGGGCAATTGGGCTCATATCGGTCCAAAACAAAAAAATGATATTATCACCTGTATGAAACACATTCATTCAGACATCAGCAAGTCAGTCAATCAAACAATCTCTCAAAGAGCCCTTGAAACATCTAAAAGGTTTTCTTGGGAAAACACAGCCGACCAACTTATTTCTTCACTCTTTTAAAAAGGATCATTTATGAAACCAGGAATTAGAACTACCGAATTTTGGACCGTTTTACTTACACAGCTAATTGGTTTTTTAGTATTGCTTGGCATAATCACAGCACAGGACCAGGGGGTGGTCGTAGACAGTGTGACAAAGATAGTTACCGGACTTGGTACCGCTATTGCTAATGCTTTAGTGGTCATCAAGTATATACAATCTAGAACAGAACTAAAAATTCCTTGGGTAGAAATAGATGAGAAAGACGACTAAGAATAATTTTTTTTGTATCAAAGATATCAAAAGAAACAAGATTATAAATAATAATAATGTTAATCTGCAATCATTGCCTGAATATTTAACACAAGCCAAAAAATTTATATCTTATTTTTCTAAGGTTGATAAGATTAAAAGGAGAACGGCGTGCATAAATATGCTGTATAACGAAGATGCTATATCTCATGTTGCACACTATATTATGTTGGCTGATATGTCTTGGGATCCAAGCAAGGAAAATTCTCTATCAACCCAACGATCCTTGTATGCATACTATGCAATCTTAGATATGTACCGAATTGCTAAACGTAAGCAAAATTGCCCAAAGTTACAAGTGTCAGAAGATAATAGTTGGGTTGATGATGAGCGGAAAAATATTAATGATGCAGAGCACATTAAACACCTGATGGATAACTCTGGGCTGACCGAAAATGAAAGGTCATTCATTGAGCTCTTCTATTTAATGGGCAAGAATAGACTAGAAATATCCAGGTCCCATACTAAAATGTCTAGGGAGGGTGTTCGTATTACAATCAATAGGGCTCTTAAGAAAATGCAAAAATATGATAAAAAAAACAAATAGGAAGAGGGCGATCACTAGAGCCCCCAAAAAATTTGTTCCAAAAAATATATCAATTCAATATGGGTTCGATGAAGAGGAAGGACTAGAAGTATACATAAATATACCGGCTATCAAAAATGATGCTGATTTTATAAAGTATTCTAACCAGTTGGGGTCTCTTTTGTCTGGTATACATTCGGGCGATCTGACACAAGTTACCAAAGAAATAATACAACAAACCACAAAAGAAAAACCAGAACTATCAGAGTTTTTAGAACATGCTATGACTATATGGCAGTCTTTAGATGAACCAGAAGACGAAAGCCCTGTAATTACACCACTATCTTTTGATTTTGAAAATCATTAATAAGGATTCGCTTCGTGTTAGATAAATATTTTCCTGTCCTAGATTATGGATTTGTAGCCCTAAAAGAAATTATGGGCGATGATAGTACCATAGAAGAATCAGCCAGAGTAAGCTATGGTAAAGGCACAAGGAAGGTGTCCGATACTAGAAATTTACTTAGATATTTGATGAGACACAAACATACCACTCCATATGAGATGGTTACTCTAAGATTTCATATGTCTATGCCGATACATTGTCATAGACAACACATCAGGCACAGAATGTCGTCAACAAACGAGTTCAGTTCACGTTATAGTGAAGTACCAGAGTTAATGTACGAAGATTACAAACTAAATCTTCAGTCAACAAATAATAAACAGGGTAGATCTAATGACGAATTAGACATTGTACAAAGTGGCTGGATTAAATCACAAATAGAAGGTAATAGTGAATTTGCTTTTAATCTGTATAATCAATGTATCAAGGGTGGTGTTGCTCGTGAAATAGCCAGAATGCACTTGCCTCTTAATACATATACATACTTCTATTGGAAGATAGATTTGCATAATCTATTCCATTATTTAAAGCTCAGATGTGATAGCCATGCTCAGTATGAGATACGTCAATATGCCAATACTATGGCTGGCATAGTCAAAGCGGTTTGCCCGCTGGCTTTTGAGGCTTGGTATGATTACAGTTTTCAGGCTGTTAATTTTACTAGACTAGACAGGGTGTTACAGCAAAGAATATCAGTATATAAAGAAGATGAACAATATGCAACCATAAACAAAAATAATGAATCTCTAGTTAAGATTAGTCAAGAAATTGGAATGTCCAGTCGGGAATTTGACGAGTTTTGGCATAAGCTTTCTGTACCAGATCCCCAATCATTTGATTTAGATATGTCTACAGCTAAAGAGCCATCATTTTTTGAGTCTCAGAAAGGCGAATAAATGTCAGAAAAACGCAGAATTATTTGGGAAAAGTGGGAAAACCCATCAGTATTTCCCATTAAAGATTTTAAGGCTATGATGTCATTTTTATCTGAGGGCGATACTTTCAGAGATAATCAGGGTAACTTACAATTAATTAATCAATCATACGACATAGAAGACCCAGATGTAGAGCCCAAGATGATGGTTGCACATGGCTCGCCTATTCCATTTAATCCCAAAACAGACATAGGCAAGTCATTTCAAATTTGGATAGGTCACACTAATTTTAATCTCAATGCCGATATCACAAATGCCCTAAATAGATTTACTGGTGTAGAAATCCTAAGAATATTAACTAGATATAGATTTCTGATTGGTTTTGGCAAAGCATTTCTGTCATCACCAGACCATGACGAAGATAGCAAAAATCCCGATTCTACATTTGACCCAACCAGAAAGATACGAGAAGATATTAATAAATTTTTTGAGAGCACAAAGATCGAAGAAGAGATTTATGCTTCGAGTATTGTATCAGAAAACCAACCAATAACCATAAAATCTAAGTATTGGGCTGAATACATATTGCCCAATGGTAAAAAAAAGGTGGTTGTATCAGAAGAAGACACACCAGAATTTCAGCATTATATGGAAGTATTAAAAGAATCACAACAAAATGTAGGGGGATCTCTTACCAGCTACCTAGACTAGTTCTGTTTTTGAAGGTCCTATGGATCCACGCATATATCTATTTCATAATATAAGTGTCAGATTGTCTTTAAAGGTAATCAGGAAGATTCGTAGGCTTATTGACATTGGCGTCGAGGACATATATATTTACATATGTTCAGATGGTGGTAGCTTTGATGCCGCTTGTGCTATTATAGATGAAATGCTAGGGCTACAATCCATAGGTATAACCGTTCATACCATTTGTTATTCTTTGGCTTGTTCTGGGGCTGCTGATATATTAGTGTTGGGCAGTCATGGTCATAGATATTGTACTAGAAACTCAACTATTATGGTACATCCGATGTCTTATGCCACTAATGAAGATCGTGCTGGCAATGTAAAAATAATGAGCGAGCACCTAGAAAAAAGATCTGATGAAATTAATTCTCTAGTTTGCAAAGCCTGTGGATGTCATACAACCAAGAAAAAACAAGACTTTTTGGGCAGAATTAATAAGGGCTGGTGGTTGACTAGCAAAGAGGCTATAAAATATGGTGTTGTAGATGGTTACTGGGACTATAGACTAGAAAAAGATATCAAGCATATTGACACAACACAAGACACCAACTAGGGGTGTATTTCTTTTAGAGGTACACTATGATTTTAGAAATTTGCTGTGTTTCACACCACATTAACTACAAAGAGATTGTTGAGGCTGCACACTTAGCCACATCGCATTCTTTTGATTCTTTTTGTGTACCAGTTGGATATGCCTTTAAAGCCCGACCATATTTAAAAGAAGTTGAAACTCTTACTAAATTTGGTAGTCTAATTAACTATCCATATGGAAATGATAGCATTCCTTTAAAATTACATGCTATTTTAGAGTCTACTAAACAAAACTGTGATATTGTTGATGTTGTGATAAACCACACTTATCTAACAAATAATGATAAGAAAAATTTTTTTAATGATCTAAATACCTGTAGCACACTAGCCCATACAAACAAAATAGAGATCAGATTCATTGTAGACTATAAACTATTCAGCATTCAAGACTTTGTTGCCATCTGCTCATTAATTAGGCAAAAGACCGGTATAACAACCATCATTAGTTCTTCGGGTGTGTTTGCAGATGACCCAAATGAGAATATAATAGCATGTGAGGCTGTTCAAAAAATAGGCATTAACACAATTTGTTATAGCCAACTTTTAAATAAGAGACACCTTCCATTGCTACGTAGCGCCGGTATTTATGGAGCTAGATTCAACTACTCTAAACAAGCAGAAAATATCTTGTAAAAGCCCCGGTGGTGTATTTATTGAATAGAGTAATCACGCAAAAGTATGTAAAGAGGTATACAATATGGCTATTGTTTCAAACAGCAGAACTGGTATTAGTAAAGTAATCTCAGCAAATGCATTTCGTAATAATGGTGGGGCTATGGCTTTTGCTGGCAATATCGCCTCAAACAGCCCAATTACAAAACATGTTAGTTATACCAATCTTGCTGTTCATGGATTTTATGGTAGTAAAGTTACCAATCCGATGACTGCGGATCAAATTGCAGATCTACTTTCTGGCGATGGGGCTACCGTAACCACAACTCGTTCTTCAACATTTAAGGTGCTTAATAGCGGCGTTTTTGCCTCTATGACCAAGGGCAAATATGTTATTATACGACAGTCCGACACCCTAGCGGGATTGCCCAATACACTTATGAACAGTGGTGCTGCTGATTTTGGCAATCGTCGTAGAGTTAATAAGGTGGTTGTGATCCGAACAAGCCATCTTTATACATTCTCATTACAAAATAGTGCCGGTAGACACAGTTCAAGACTTGTTTTGACATATAGTAACAAGAACTATTTTACTGCCAATGCCATAGGTATTGGGAATGGTGTGGGTCCTGATGATGCTGCTTCACCGACCATTGGGGTCCCTGGCGAATTTGTAATCAAAGAACCGGCATTGATACCAACACTTAAGGATTATCCGGCTCGTACTTTGGCTTAGTCACTAATTTGGGGGCTAAATAATGCCAAATATTGAAAACGGCGATTGGGTTGAGAACAAAAAGTTCGTCCTGAATGCACTTGAAGATCTGGCGGAAAGATTCTCGAATCTAGACGTGAAGCTAGACACTAGATTCAGAGACCTAGAAGCAAAATTACAACCGATAGCCTTAGATATAAACGGCTTGAAGGTTAAGGCTGGTGTTGTGGGATTTTTAGCTGGTCTAATAGCCCCATTTATAACACTGATGTTTATGTTTTTTAAGCAGCTGTTTTCTAATCCGTAGGCGGTAATTGTGGGACTAGAACACTTTTTAGAGGCTGATCTAACCAAAGCCAAAGACAATCTATTATATGTTCTATCATATCTGAAACACTACTATAGATTACCAGATGATGCCACGGATGACGAAGTGTCTTTGGCTATTAAAGAATTTCAATATAATGCCAATATAGTTGAAAATGGTGTCGGTCTCAAGACATTTAGGGCTATGAACTATCCTAGATGCGCCCACCCAGATGTTCCTGAGTTTTTCTGGCGCAGAGGTCCTAATACACCTGCTACATCTGTTAATAAATGGGCTCTTAAAGAACTGAGCTATTATATTGCTGAATGGGTTGATGGATTAACAAAACAAGAACAGAGGGACATATATAGACGGTCTTATGACTCTATATCTGCTGTTTGTGGCATTAAATTTAGAGAGGTTTTTTCTGATAATGCAAATCTTGTGATCTTAACTAGTAGGGCTGCTAGTGAAGAGCTTGGTACTCCTGGGAACGTATTAGCTTATGCATATTTGCCCAATTCACCTAGCTTTACTGGCAAACTAACGCTAACATTAGATTTGGCTGAGACATGGATTGATAACAAGAACAAGAGGGGCATATTGCTCAGGAACGTTCATTGCCATGAGGTTGGTCATAATCTTGGATTAAACCATTCCAAAATACAATCGGCACTTCTAGCACCATACTATAATCCCAATGTAGATAAGCCACAGGAAAATGATGATATACCAAGGCTCCAGAGATTATATGGTCAACCACAAAATGTGCCACCGATCAATCCGCCACCAACCCCAACCCCAACTCCAACCCCACCAACCCCAAACCCCACACCAAATCCATCCCATGAGACTATAATAAAGATAGTCGGTTCAGTGGAATCTATTACAATCCCTGGATATAGGGTAGTGAAAATCTAGAAAAAGGCTCAATGTGTTTAGGCTCATCTTTAGTTTGGCAATTGTTTTTTGCCTCACTGGAATTTCTATTGGGCAAGAAGCCAAAATAAACAGCCCACAATCAGAAGTTGAGGCTGCAAGTGAATTTCTAGTTACTATATCGACAGATTTGCGACCTTACATCAGATTTTTTTCTGTGTACAATATTCCAGTAGAAGATACTATTGTTATCACTAATGAAAATATTAATAGACAAGAAAATATAAAAGTTAAAGATGGTATAATTAAAACTCTTAACTTTTGGATGCATAGTTTAAGCTATGAGAATATTGTACAAAAGGCTAGAAAAGTAGAGGGCGACAATGATCTCTGGTGGATTGATATACGAGATTACGGCTGGACCCCAGAAGCCTGGGAAAAAGTCAGTATACATGAGCCATATTTTAGAGAGCCTTGGATAAAATATCAAAATTATGAATTACTAAGGGCTCTGGCTGGAAATGCAATAGTAAGAGCCGATTGGTTTATCATTCATACTAGTGATGTAACAAAACAAGTTGATAGGGAATTGCCACCACTATACTATGAATTACTATATGCTAAAACCGGTGTGCCAAAAACACTAGAAGAGTTTAGGGCTGCCTGGGGTGTAGATGTTAAGAAAATAGAGGGACTGGCTATAGAAAAAGGGATATTAGTAGACAAAGGGTCGTCTGGGGTGTCTAGGAATAATAGACAAATATCAAGAACAAGAACAGAGCTCGGTTATTATTACGAAACTTCAGATGTTAAAACATCGGAAGGAGCCCAAGACTATATCGAAAATCTAGACCCAACCGGCTTATCTCGTAATGACAGAGATGCAGGTGAGACGTTTACTACCAACAAACTAGGTCTCCAGGTGTATTTTCTATATGATGGTAAGAATAAACGTGTCGAATTTGGTGATCCAACGGTGGTTTGGGATAGAACGGACACTAAAGATATACGGGTTAGAACCGCTAGATCTTGTGTTATATGCCATGCAGACGCTATCAATATTCCCATCAATGCTCTAAGCGAACATTTAAAATCTGGTGTAGAGTTGTTAACATATAACAAAGAATATCAAATTGCTGTAGAAAGGTTCTATCTGAGCCCTATGGGCAAGTTGTTTGCGGCTGATAAAGAGATATTTAATGGGGCTGTACAGTCTATTAATGGGCTAAGTGGTTTAGAGAATGCCAAACTATACCAAGAGATCCTTAAGTGGTATGAAAGATCTCTATCTATCTCTCATGCCGCATATGAATGTGGGCTGTCTGTTGATGATTTTAAGACCAAATGTACACCAACTATTAGTGGTAGACTTGGGGCTCTAGTAAAAACAGAAAAATCAATAAATAGAGATGTGTGGGAAGATCTAGATAGTGGCATATTTGCTCAAGCTATGTTGCTAATACATAGAATAGAAAGGGCTCCACCAACATCCAAGACAGAAACACAAGATGTCAATCCACTATCAGTTAGGATTAAAAAACATCTTAAGATTACAAAACAAGAAAGTGTAATTGCAGAACTACAAATCGGTGATATAATTACCTTAGAGAGCCCAAATAAGAATTCTGAGGGTCTCTATGTTTTTGTAGCCAATGGTCTCAAGATTACAATTAAAGAACAAGACTTTGATTGGATAAACAAGTAGCAGGGGGCATTCAATGTTTAAAAAAATATTCTTAGCCACAATCTTATCGTTCGCTTGTAACTTTGCTAATGCTGGTGACAATCAGTGTGACATTGGGCTCAACATAGCTCGGAGCAATGTTAGGTTCATTAGTAGGAATTTTGATAGACGATTTGTATCACACAATGATTTTATATTTGAGGTACCAGTAACAGACCTTGGGCTCGAATATTATTATAGGGTTAAAGATTCAGCAGAACTATCTATTGATGACGATGATTTAGAAAAATTATCAGAGAAAATAGTCGCCAAACTGATTTCTAAACTATCCTTGCCAACAAAACCAGATGCTCCACCACCAGTAGATAATCCATCACCAGATGATACTGAACCAGTAGAGCCAGCCAGCCCAGAAACACCAACAGATAAATTAAAATTAAAATCCCTTGAAATATTAAAAAAGAACTGTGCAAAATGCCATTCGGGGGATACAATAAATGGTGGACTTGAGATCATTAAAGATAACAAGCTGTCTCAACTGAATCGAGAACAAAAGTTTGATATTTTTATTCAGGCTTTTGAACAAAAAATGCCAAAGGGTGGGGATCCTTTGTCAGATGAAGATGTAATTATATTGAAAGATTGGGCTAAGCTAAAGTAAGCATACAAAGTAACTATAAGAGAAAAGGGGAATGCTATGATTAGACGTTTTTTGATTGGTGCCTTGGTCGCCTCATTTTTATCCTTTGGGTCTGTGGTAAAATCTTGCGATAATCTACGCATTGAACGCGTAAGAAACCTATGTGTATCACATGACAATTTTGTTGTGCAGAGAGTGGTATTATCACCACATTTCAACACTGTGCGATTTAATGTTGTGCGTAAGCTAGCTTTGGCTCCACAGTTTGTAGTTCAAGAAGTTCGACATGTTCAAAGACAAGTAGTCCAAAAGGTTGTAGTACGAGAACCATTGCTACAAAATCTACGAAATTCTGTACAGAATCTCTTCCAAAGTGTTCGGGTACGAAATGTACAAAGAGTGGTGGTAAAACAACGCAATATTCGTACCCTAAGAGTTTCACACCACTAATATACAAAGAAAGTCAATACACAATGAACCAAGTACAAGCATTTGCTGAAAAAGTTGTTGCTAAACTACAAAGCAACCATCCAAGCGATAAAGAATTCGCATTTGATCCCTCAATTATTATCTTAATTGCAGAGGCTCTAGTTCCTTTGATCCAAGCCCTACAAAAGTGCAAGGCTGACTCGGCTACTGTTGCAGCCGATGCTGCTAATCCAACACTAATCCAAAGAATAGGTGTGAGGCTTAATCTACGCAGAAGTCTTGTAGATAATGGCGATATGTCCCCAAGGGCTTTTGCTAAAAATGCAAGTGGGCTTGTGAATGCTGTATTGAGTGTTGCAGCTAATAGCACACCAGAGGAAATCCAATCACTATTGGATGATGCTGGCTAATGCAAGTGGAAAATAGTCAAATTAATGATATGCTAGGCAAAGCCAATGCATATGCCAAAGCTACATGTAGAAAATGTCATGGGCGGGGCTATAGAATGATTCAACCAGCCCCTATTGATTATTCTAAATATGGTGAACCACAAACACAATTAGACTATTGTGATTGTGTTATAAGAAACTACAAGAAGATGTTCACTAATATCATGGAAAAGTCAGCATAGATGGGTAGGACTTTCCGTGGGGTTAATCGTAATAAAAAGAAGATATTTGCTAGTCGTCAGAACAGGAAGATGAGACAGCAAAAACGTTCTAATATCATCGAAACCGAAACTAAAAATGCAACAACCATCCCAATCAATCGAGAGTATTCATCGTAATATTGATATACCATCTTGGGATGAGTATTTTCTGTCATTTGCAATTCTAGCAAGTGTACGTTCTCCAGATGCACGAACTAAATGTGGGTGTGTTTTCGTTCGAGATCATAAAATAATATCTGTGGGATACAACGGATTTCCTGCTGGTGTCGATGATAGTAATCTACCAAACTATGGACCAGAAAAATACCCATATATGGTCCATGCCGAAGCCAATGCAATATATAATACTACTGCCCCATTAAAGGACGCCATAGCATATGTTAGTGGATATTCATGTAGTGAATGTATAAAGGCAATGTGGCAATGTGGTATTAAGAACATTCATTATTGTGAATGGTCAAAGCCAAAAGTAGAATATGATAAGGAAAATAGAGAGAAGATTGCGGAATTATTTATGTCAACAAACATATATGAACAATCATTCGCTATACAGAAACATGATATTCCTGGTATAACTATACGGCTATGAAAATATCATCGAATGATACCCTTGTATATGGCTTTGCCTCTCTTCTTGAAGCGATTTGTCAAAAAAAGTTTGCGATTAGTATGCCTACAAAAATAAGGAGATCTAAAGTGAGTGCTCTACAACACAAAGTCGATAAACTACTTAAAGACTCTGAATACCAGGATGTAATCCGCAGTATATTGCATAATATCAGTGATAAATTAGTGTCTTATAATGACACCCATCTTGTGGACTTATATGAGGATTTAGAAATGGCTGTCGATAAATATGAGAGCAGCGAATGGAATGGTATCATAGCTGGCAACGGATTTGAAGAGGAGTAAAATGCCAATAGAACAATATAATAATGAATGTTGGTTAGAGATTGTCTTAAATCAAACCACCAAAGATGGTAGCATTAGAAGAATAGAAAAGTCCTTCAAAAATGCATTTGAAGGATGGTCATGGTATCAGAGAATGAGACCGTCTTTTGCTAAGAAAAAGCAGCCATCACAAGGCAAAGACAAGAAGAAGAAGGGGATCAAGGATGACAATTTGGTACAAACCGATGGTTTTGCATCATATGGTGAGCCGGAACCACAAACAGATGACACAAATGTACCCGCTGCCACAGAAAAAATATAGTATTATTTACGCCGATCCACCTTGGGCATATAAAGATAAGCGTAATAAGCACAAAAGAATATGTGGTGGGGCTCTGTCTCATTACAATACAATGTCTATAGATGACATTAAATCACTGCCAGTCAACAGTATTGCCGACACAAACTGTATGTTATTTCTATGGGGTACTTTTCCAAACCTTCCACTGGCTTTTGAAACGATCAAAGCGTGGGGATTTACGTATAAAACACTAGGATTTAGTTGGATTAAGACCAATAAAAATAATGGTGGTCCCTTTTTTGGTATTGGCTCATATACTAAAAGCAACTGTGAAGTGTGTTTAATTGGTGTCAAAGGGCGGTTGATTAAAGTTAGCAACAAAGTATCTAGTGTTGTTATATCTCCAAAAGAAAGACATTCTAAAAAACCCGATATAGTTAAAGAAAAAATAGTTGAGTTATGTGGTGATATCCCACGTATAGAATTATTTGCTCGACAAATAACGGCTGGATGGGATGTGTGGGGCAATGAAATTAATTATCAAAAATAATCATTAATAAAAAAACAGATGTCACAAAAGCAAGAAGCAAAGCCAATATCAGTCAAAAAACGCAGTGGTAAACTGGAAAAATTGAATGTAGACAAAATCAATGCGGTTGTGTCAAGGGCTTGTGTCGGTATTGCAGATGTGTCGGCTTCTGAAATAGTCTTAGATGCCCACCTAAATCTTTTTGATAAAATATCCACAAAGGATATACACAGGGAGTTGGTGCTAACGGCTCGCTCTAAGATAGAGAAAGACCCAAATTATAGCTATGTAGCCGCCAAACTGCTTCTAAATTCTCTGTATAAAGAGGTTTTTGATGAGGGAGCAGACTCTGATGTTTTTAGATTACAATATCACAAGTCATTTATTTCTAATTTAAAGCTTTTAATAAAAAATAACATACTTGACTCTAGACTCCTAGACTTCAATCTGAAGGTCATAAATCGAGTCCTAGAGCCTTCTAGGGACAATCTACTGAAGTACCACGGCGCCCAAATACTGTATGATAGGTATTTAATACAATATAATGGGGCTCGAATGGAAACCCCTCAAGCTTTCTTTATGAGAGTGGCTATGGGGTTGTGTTATAATGAAAAAGAAAAAGAAAAAGTCGCTATTGAGATATACCATGCCATAAGTCAGCTATATTTCATGCCAGCAACACCTACATTATTCAATTCTGGCACAAGGCACTCACAATTAAGTTCATGTGATCTAGTAACGGTGGGCGACTCCATAGACTCTATATTTGAAACCCTGCACCAGGAAGCTCGTAAAAGCAAGTATTCTTATGGGCTTGGTGTTGATTTTTCTAGTGTTAGGGCTACTGGATCTCATATTAAGGGCACTAATGGTAGTAGCTCTGGTATAGTTCCTTGGTTAAAAATATACAATGATACTATGGTTGCGGTAGATCAGGCTGGCAAAAGACCCGGAGCTATGTGCATTTATCTGTCGCCCTGGCACTTAGATTTTGAAGAGTTTTGTGATTTAAGAAAGACAACTGGAGAAGAGAGACGAAGAACACACGATCTTAATCTAGCTGCTTGGTGCCCAGATATCTTTTTTGAAAAGATAAAAAAAGACGAAGACTGGTATATGTTTTGCCCAAGTGAAACTGGGTCTTTAAATGAAACATATGGTGAAAAGTTTAATGAAGAATATAACAAATACATATTACTAGCCAATAAAAATGAGATAAGACACAGGATTATTAAGGCAAAAGATCTGTGGAAAAAGATACTCAAAAACCTCTTTGAAAATGGATATCCTTGGATTACTTTTAAAGACCCATCTAATGCTAGATATATGAATAAGCACTGTGGCATTGTTCGATCTAGTAATTTATGTACCGAAATTTTGGGACATACACATGTGTCACAGTATAATCCAGAGGGCGCAAAGATTGGGTATGGTGAAAGCTTTAATTGTAATTTGTTGGCTATAAACTTAACACAGTTTGTAAACAGGGGGGACGCCGCTAATCCAATTAGGTGGGGAATCTTAGATCACTCTATACAACTAGCCATAAGAGCCCTGGATAATGCTATAGACATCAATTATTACCCAACACAAGAGGGTAAAAAATCTAATCTTGCTAATCGTCCAATAGGGCTTGGCGTTATGGGGTTCCATGATGTCTGCCATATGTTAGATATAGTCTATGACTCGGATGATGGAATCAGATTGGCTAGTGAGATAGCCGAAAATATAGCCTTTTCTTCTATTTGTGCTTCTGGGGCTCTGGCAAAAGAACGTGGGTGTTATGAAAACTATCCCAATAGCGAATGGAGCAATGGCAAACTTCCATTTGAGGTTGGTATTAAAGATGAAATTCATCATTTTTCCTTTGGCAAGCATAGATGGGAAACCGCTAGGCAAATAATAGCTACCAATGGTATTAGAAATTGTCAGGTTAATTGTATTCAGCCCACAGCAACCATAAGCTATATTTGTGGGGTCGAACAATCAATAGAGCCCAATTATAGTGTTTTGTTTGTATATGAAAATAAGTCTGGTAATTTTTATATTATTAATGAGCATTTTGTTAATGATATGAAAAAGGAGGGGCTTTGGTCGCCCGCTTTGTCAGAAGCTATTAAGGCTGTAGATGGTGATATTAATAGATTAGAAAACATACCACAAAAATATAAAGATAAATACAAGACAGCCTTTGATAGGAATATGTTTAAGTTAATAGATGCCACCAAGGCTAGACAACAATGGATTGACACTGGCATCAGTATGAACTTATATAATAAGGGCAGTTCTTTGAAAGAACTGTCTGATATGTATATGTATTGTTATGACAGTGGACTTAAAACCACATATTATCTTAGAAATACTGTGGCATCCAGAGTAGAAAAATCAACAGTTAATATTCCGGTTTCCCAAGAGCTCAATAAGTTGCCAGCATTTTGTAGCATCAATGACCCTGGGTGTGAATCATGTCAGTAAAAAAAATAAAAAACTTCATCAATAAGCATGATGACATATCGTGTGTGATTTTTAGTATAGTGGTTGCTCTTATCACCTTTATTATTATTACTCTTGTGATTGTGTTGTGCGAACTTACAATAATACATAATTTGAGCCCAACAGATAAATATTAAACATGTCAAAGAAAATATTAGACACCAAGGGATTTGGGGCTTTGCAATTGACTGAAATGCGAAGCAGGTTTTCATATGATTTATGGAAAAAAGCCATCCAGAATAATTGGGTCGCCTCTGAAGTATCTATGTCAGAGGACATCAAACAGTGGAATAGTAGTGCTCTTACCGACGATGAAAAACTGTTAATTAAGAGGGTTTTGGGCTTTTTTAGTAATAGTGAGGGACTGGTTGGTCAAAATCTGCTCTTAAACATATTCAAGTATGTTGCTGAGCCCTCTTGTAGATTGTACATTCTCAGACAGGCTTTTGAAGAAAGCCTACATTCTGAGACCGTTTTGGTATGTACCGAAGCCCTGTCTTTACCATTAGAAGAAGTGAGCAAAGCATATAAAAACATAAAATCTATAAAAAGAAAGAATAATTTTTTAGAAGCAGCCATATCAGCTATAGACAGAGACTTTGATATACAAGATCCATCACATCGACAAGACTTCTTACGAAATGTCATAACATACTATATTATATGTGAGGGCATTTTCTTCTTTTCTTCCTTTGCTATGGTATTGGCTCTTGGGCGCCAGAATAAAATGCAGGGGTGTTCTGACCAAATCAGGTTTATACTTAGGGATGAAACACTACATATACAATTTGGTGTTTATCTTATTGATGCAATAAAAAATGATTATCCTGGAATATGGACCAAAGACTTTAAAGATGCTATTACACAACACATTAAAGATGCTGTTGAGCTAGAAATAGAGTACGCCCAAGAAACACTTCCGATTGGAGTTCTGGGACTAACCAGCGAAATGTTCTTAGAATATGTACAATATATTGGAAATAGAAGACTAGAATCTATTGGTCTTGAATATAGATTTCCTAATAATAAAAATCCATTTCCCTGGCTATCTGAGGTGGTAGATGGATTAAGCATGGGGGCATTTTTTGAGAGAAAAGAAAGATCTTATAGAAGTGCGTCGGCTTTAGTGGACGATTTATAATTTTAATACAGAACCATCATCAAAGATATATGACTAGAAAAAGGCAAACCAAAGCACAAAAAGAAGAGACTAGTAAGCCCGAACGAAATAGGCTTGTTCCCAAGAACCCAGCCCAAAAGTCTCTTATAGATACTATCATTAAAAATCAGATAACACTGATCAATGGTCCTAGTGGGGTTGGTAAAACATCAATTAGCGCTTGGTTGGCTGTACATTATCTTGTTGCCAAGATAGTTGATAATATAATTATTATGAGACCAGTGGTAGAGTCTGGTGAAAGCCTGGGTTTCCTCCCAGGTAGTTATGAAGAGAAGCTATCGCCTTATATGGCTCCTGTGCTAGCAGAAGTTAAGAAGTTCGCCTCATATACCGAAATAGTACAGTGGACCAATGAAAAATCCCTAGAGACACTTCCGTTCGCCTATGCTCGTGGAAGAAATTTTCATAATTCTTTCGTTATTGTTGATGAAGCACAGAATTGTACTTTTGGACAATTAAAAATGGTCCTGACGAGAATTGGCAAAGACTCTAAAATGATAATTAATGGGGATATAAATCAAAGCGATTTATCTAAATATGAATCCGGGGCTTTTCAAGAAATTTTGGCAAAACTAAAAAATGTTGATGATATTGGAATTTTTGAATTCGATTATAAGGATATAATAAGGAATAGTCTTATATCCACCATTTTAGAAAGGTTAGAAAAATAATATGCCACATGATATGAACGGTTGTAATCTGGTAATTGGTGATGTGGTGACATTACAGGCTAGGGTATTGGGGTTATATAATAGTGAAAATGATGAGTGTAATATCAACCTACAAATATTGGGCAATTCATCATACAAGCCACTGCTGACTTGTAATTCTAAACTGGTAACATATTTTGTGGGTGACAGAGTTGAATTAGATGCCAACGTACCAGTATAAGTGTGATTTCTGTTCTTTTGAATTTGAAATAAAACAAGGGTATCACGACAAGCCCAAGAAAAAGTGCCCACAATGCAAAGCCCACAAACTGTATAGAGTATATAGTGTTTATGCTGCTATTATTGGTGAGCCCAAAACGCTAGGACATCAAGCAGATAGAAACACACAAAAGATGGGCAAATATGAGCTGGAAAATGCCAGAAGTACATTGCCGCCCATAGAAGACCCAAAAAGAAAAGCCAAAAGACAAAAGCTTAATAAGCTGGGCAAACTAAACACAGAACAAAAAGAAAAGTACATTGAAACTGGTAAAATGCCCTAAATAAGTGAACAATCATCGACACGATGTAAAACAAAGGGGTGTAATAATGAAAAAAATCTTGTTTGATGTAGACAGTGTAATAGCCAGCCCAACTAGGGGTAACTATAAAGAAGCTATTGCCTATGAATATGCCAAAAAACATATTAATAAGGCTTATGATGATGGATATTACATCATTCTACACACAGCAAGATATGGTGATAGAGAAAAGGGCAATATACACAAGATGTATAATAGGGGATTCGATGAACTCAAAGACTGGTTATATAAAAATGGCATAAAATATCACGAAATATGTATGGGCAAAATCGTAGCTGACATTTATGTAGATGATAGGGCTGTTAAAGTAGATTCTACTGAGGGCGAACAAGACTGGGTTAATAACTTTGTACCAGCCCTACAGAAGATTAATACAAGAGATAAGTATAATATGCCAATTACCGAAATTGATGAACTAGAAGTTAAGGTAGCCAATATATGATACAGGGCATACATAATCAGTCTGCACCAGACATAGAAAAAAAGGTATTAGAAAATAAAATAACCCTGAAATGTTCTAAGTGTGGAACAGACTTAGTAGATGTTATTCAGACCGGTGAAGATATCATAGACGAGCCCATAACATTACAGGGCAGATGTGGCTTGTGTGGGGACCACAGTTTTGAAATTAAAATTGATGGTCTATTCAAATATAGCGAATGTGATCCACCAAAAGTACGATTGGTAGACATAGACATGGTACACAACAACAAGTTTATATTTTTAACTGGGTCAATATCTTAACAAGAGAAATTTATGCCAACCAGAAGAGATTTTACAAAATACATATTCACAGTGCCGCTTTGGGGTATATCTCGTAATTCAGAGAAAAGGCGACATGAGCGTGGTATCTTTTACATGATATATAATACACATTTAGCACAATCACCAATTTTAGAAGAATACCCTAAACCAGATGTTAATGATAAGATTTGTGAAATATTTCATAAGAACAGGGTTTCTGAAACCAATTTTTATCATGGTAGATACCTGACAACAAATGAACTTAATACATTAGACTTTCATGTGGCTAGAAATAAGAGGGGCATCTATGTTAGGATACACTATTTTGATAAATATCTTAAGACATATCCTAATTCTTCTCCAGTCAAGCCCCCCGAAATTCACGATGATGTCATCAAACTATACCACGATGTGAGAAAACATGTGAAAAATGTTGGTATTTGTGTCTGGTCACTAGAACACATAGATGAAATATTAAAGAGCTGAGGGGGTATTTAATTCAATGATTGATAAAGAAATAGAAGCCGTAGCATCTAAGTTTGATCAAAAACAAGACATAACCATATTACGATATACATATGGTCAGCCCGAAACACCACTAATAATAGTCAAAGATGACAAACAGACACACTTCGCCAAAACCATAATCAACCATCATAACAATAGTGTATATTTTTATGTTAAGCTAAATGCAAACCATAGATTGTATGATCCATTTGATGCAGTGTTCCACAGACACAATCACCAAGACAGAGGTAGCAATGAATTTGTAAAGGTTTCAGAACAGTGTTTTGAAACATATTTAAACTATTTGTCAACAAGAAACAATAGATTTTTATCAAGTGCAGAAAGGCTTTCATTAGATGGCTAAGCTCAATAAATTTGTTATGGAATACATCCTTAATAACTATCGACACAAAACACCAGCAAAAATATACCAAGAACTGAATAAGTATACCAAGTATAGTGTTACATTAAAAGATGTGATAAAAGTTATACTAGCCAATGGTGGTGATGGCGATGTGCAAGTCGCCGCCCCTACACCACCCACTCCAAGACCACCACTGTTAGCCAAAACCACAGTAACACACCAGATAGATCCTAATAATCCTTCAAAGGGCGTTGTGAGCATGATGACAGAGACAGGCTCTCAACATAATGACGAACACAAAAAGAGGCGTCCTAAAAGCAGCTTTAATCCAGACTTTATTATGAATAAGAACAAGAAGTAATTAATGTTTACTAGGGTTTTTGAAGAACTCACCTGGGTATCTCAGCTATCTAATAATCAATGTGCTTTCCAAACCAATGATACTAAATCTTGGTTAAATCTAAAAGAATACTGTGATGCAAACGATCTTACTATTAGTTGGATTGAATTACAGTTTCGATCTCATATAGAACGAATTCAACAAGCAGAAGCCTATTATATAGCCCAAACTATGTCTGGGGTTTTGTTTACTGATAATATCTTCGGTGGATTTAATGTTGGTAGGCTAATTAATGGATCTTTGTATATAGATACGTGGCGAGTTCCTGAGTTGATTGTTGTAGACAGTAATGTTAAAGACCCATCACAGTATCAGCATCTACTAATTAGGGCTACAAAAAATGAGCAAATATAAAGTACCATTTCCCTGGTATGGTGGTAAGTGTTCAAGGCTCAAGTGGCTATTGCCAATTATTAACAACATTGAGCACATAGCATATGTAGAGCCATTTGGAGGTTCTGGGGCTGTTTTATTTAATAAGCCCATTAGCCAAGTTGAAGTCTATAATGATGTCTATGGTGATGTTGTTAATTTTTTTAGGGTTTTGAGAAATAATACGGAAGAGATTATTAAACTATTATCATTAACACCATATAGTAGAGAAGAATTTGGAGATTCTACAGAAGATACCAGTAAATTAAGTGATATAGAGATGGCTAGACTGTTTTTTGTGAGGGCTCGACAAGTTAGATCTAGCTCTGCAACCAACTGTAATATCAGCAATTGGTCATATGTCACATCAAATACCAGGAGGGGTATATCACAAAACACATCGAGATGGCTAAGTGGAATAGAGGGGCTGCCAGAATTTGCTGAAAGACTATTGCTAGTACAAATAGAGAATAAAAAAGCCCTAGATGTTATTTCTAGATATGATACCGAAACAACACTGTTTTATTTAGATCCACCATATACATTAGACACAAGATCGCAAAAGGCATATAGTGATGAGATGTCAACCAAAGACCATATAGAACTATTAGACCTTATTGTCAATATAAAAGGCAAGGTTATTATATCTGGATATCCAAATAACTTGTATGAAACCCACCTGTCTGGTTGGTATACCAAAGAATTTGAAGAAAATCTTGGTGGATATGAGAAAAGTGATAAATCAAAAAGAATAGAAAAAATTTGGTCTAATGTTCTTTTAAATAACAACTGAAACTAAAAATTATAAGCTAATATTTATGAACAACCCAATATTTAAGCTACAAATACCAATCGGACAAGAATTTTATTATAAGTGTTATGGTAATATAAATGTGGTGTTGTTTGAGCCACTGCCATTCTCAAAAGAACATATGTGTATATATTATTATATAACTATGGACACGCACAAGCAATATGTACACACCTTTTTTATTACCGATCAGACGAAGTATATATGTAATCACATGAAACATATATCAACTATTAGACACAAACACCAAATATTATCTTTGTATATGAGTTCGGAAGAGATCGTCCAACAAAGACAAGGAGAATGATAGTGCCAAAGCTTCCAACGAACAACAGCAAATTTCCTAGTAGATATTCGCCCAATGTTTTTGTTACAGCAGCCCAATACATATGTGAATTTGTCTGTGAAAACGCCGCCCGTAAGCAAAAAAAGGATTTGCCAATAAAATTTTGGGAGATACCCTACTGGGGTAAATATTTTAGGGCTGAAATAAAAACCATCAATGACCTATTGACAACCTATCCCGAATACCTTATAATAAGGGTTTTAAGGGAAAATCCCAAAATTATTTCTTTGAGACCCCCTTGGGTTAAAGATATCATTGAACAAGAAAGCCTAATAGTCAAAAAACAAAAATTAGAAACGGAAATAAAAGAAATCAACAAAAAGTTGACAATAGAGAGCCCCAGAAAAACATTCACCAAGGGCAAAAGCCCGAGATCACTGTTATCATAAAATGAGCAAGAAAACAACGACGACCGAAGACGAAGTAGATACAACCCACTCTAAACTAATTAAAGATATAGAAGAACAGTATGGTAATATCTGTAAAGATGGCACGACTCTATTAAATACTAAGTCTACATTATTTAAGATATCACCATCTATTGACCTTGGATTAAATGGTGGAATCCTGAGTGGAACATGGAGCTTAATTTCTGGGCTACCCAAGACGGGAAAGACCACACTAGCCCTATCCATAATTGCAGCATCACAAAAGAACGAATATAATAAAGACACCAAAAGACACTCTTATTATATTGATGTTGAGGGCAGGCTCAAGTCTATCAATCTATCTGGTATAGTGGGCATTGATACCAATAGAATGACGGTAATCAAGTCAGAAAAGGGCAATATACTGTCTGCTGAAAAATTTCTGTCTATTGCCGAAAAGATATGTCACACATGCCCAGGGTCCATATTAATTATTGATAGTCTTTCAGCATTGTGTGCAGAAAAAGAGCTCATAGGCGATATGGATAGCCAAACCAGGGCTTCTGGTCCTAAGTTGATCGCTCAATTTTGTCGCAAATTAGCCAATGTAGTGCCTATCAATGATATTACTGTAATAGCCATACAGCACCTAATGGCTAATACATCTGGTTATGGTCAGCCACTACTTGAAGATGGTGGCAATAAAATACAGTATCAGTCTGACCTCAAAATGAGGGTTAAGAGCATAGAGCCCTATAAAGTTGGTAGTGGTCAAAACGAAACTAGAATAGGTCAGATAATCAATTGGACGGTGTTATTCTCACCACTTGGATGTGTTCCTGGGACCACTATATCTAGCTATCTAAGGTATGGTATGGGGTTCGATAACATCAGAGAATATATAGCTCAAGCCATAGGCTTTGGTATTATAGATAAAAAGGGGGCTTGGTATTATTTTGGTGAAGAAAAATTTCAGGGCACAGATAATCTGTGGACATCTATGAATGAGGACCCAAAGCTACTTGCCAGAATCAAAGAACAAATCCACAAGATAACGGGAACATAATGAGGGTCGTAGATCTTAATGGAAATATTCATAAGTGGAATCTTACTCGTCACACAACAGATGGATTAGAAACTAGACCCAGAAGTGAATTACATCTTAGTATTAGAGATTTTTTAAAAGAGCGATTTCCAACACTTCAAATACTAGAAGAAGTTCCATTGCCAGGAACAAGACTGACGGTTGATTTCTTTATTCCTTTCCAAAAACTAGCCGTAGAAGCACATGGAATACAACATTATGAATATGTGCCATTCTTTCATATAAACAGGGTTGGGTTTGCAGAATCCCAAAAAAGAGACAAAGATAAAGCGGAGTGGTTTCTGAACAATAATATCAGGCTAATCATCTTTTCATACAAAGAAGGAAAGAATGAATGGGCTATCAAGATTTAATTTTCTCAAATAGTGGTGTTCAATGTCCGAACAAATGTCGGCGGAAGAGCTATCTGACAAACTCGATAGTATTTTGTTAGAATATTGTAATACCAAGGGTATATTACAGATATCAAAGAACAATGAAGCTGATGGATACATAAGTATGACAGCCTCTCAAATTAAGGCTCTTACTCCTAATGAATGTGGAGAAGCAGCATATTTGATTGAACAAAGAGCATATTTTGTGCAATTGGCATATAATAAGGAAAACACAAGGGCTAAATGGGCTAAGTCTTTAATATCTCAAACCCTAGCCGATAAAATCCAAAATTACAAGGGATATAGCTATGAAGAAAGAAGCCAGCAGGCTATAAAAGATAATGTTTTTACACAAAAACTAGAGAAAATAAGGATTATGGCTCAAAACAGAGCAGACATATTATACTCTATGTCACAAAGGCTATCATCATTAGCAAAAACCATCACTGGTTTACAATATCTGAAAGGAAACAAAGGTGCCGACTAAAAAAGAATTAGAACTAGCTATTGGTATATTGCAAGCAGCCCTTAAAGAGCAAGAGCCAGCGACCGTACCAAAGAAAAGGGGTAGAAAGCCCAGGGTTGAACAACCATTGGTTATAGCAACACCAGAACAAACAGAGGTGGTAGCAAAGACGGCGGCACACAGAGATGATCCATCAACATATTTGATGCCTATCAAAAAGAATGGCAACACATCCAACAAAAGAACCACGGTTGGCGCCGACCCAAATAACCAATCAAAGCCATGCAAGCTTGTACCATTTGAAGTTAAACCTAGGAACAATACATTTGTTGATGATGGTATCGAGTACAAAGAGGACACCATTAAAACACAGCTAGCTATTTCAAAAGGTGAAGGCGGAAAAGGGTCTAGAAACATTAGTGTTAGAGACAAGCAAGAAAAACAAATGATCAAGGTGCAGTGTCCATCTTGTGACAGCATCAGAGAGGTTGATAGTAGAACCATTAGGACTTTTGGCAATACTATACCACTTATTAGATGTGACAAGTGTATAATGCAAAGATGATATTAACACAGAGGTTACTGTGGAATTAGTAGACATTGCATCCGAGAGATCGGTAATAGCTGGAATTTTACAAAATAATAGCGATATTTATTATGATATATTAGACTTAATAACTAATGAGACATTTACAACAAAATCTAATAGGGTTTTGTGGGAAATTATTCAATATATCTATGCCAATGATCCTAATGCCAAAATAGATTATTCTTTAATAGAGTCTGCTGGTAAAAGCCTAAAACTCGACAACATACTGGATGATATAGAAGAGCAAAAATACATCAGGAGCTTATATAATCGCCCAATTGCTAGAGAAAACATAAGAAAAATAGCTATCAAGATCAGGAAATTAGAAATAGCAAGGGGATATAGGGACAAATTACAGCTATCTATTGCCGAACTTTGTCAGATAACTGGTGATGAGCCTCTGACTAGTATTATCAACATAGCAGAAAAGCCCATATTTGAGTTTTCAGATAATCTAAGCTCTACTGACACATCAGACCCAGTAATGATGGGCAATAATATTGGAGAGTATATTGACCACCTAAAAGATAACCCAAAAGAAAACATAGGTGTTTCAACTGGCTATCCACTATACGACTCCATGATAGGTGGTGGCATTAGAAGGGGTACAGTGGGTTTGATTGGGGCTCGTACAAAAGCTGGCAAAAGCACACTAGCAAATAATGTAGCCCTATATGTTAGTGAAAAACTTAATATTCCCGTGCTTTTTCTTGATACTGAAATGGTTGTATCAGACCAAAGACATAGGGCTCTAGCTAACCTGTCTAATGTAGATATATATACTATTGAGACCGGTAAGTTTGGTAAAGATGAAAACAAACTTAAATCAGTAAAGGGTGCCGCAAAAAAACTTTCTAAAATACCCTATTATCATGTCTCCGCTGTTGGCAAGCCCATAGAAGAAATCTTAGCCATTGCTAGGCGATGGCTACTGAAAATCGTAGGCAAGGATGAAAATGGTATTACCAAAGATTGTTTAATATTATATGATTATCTTAAATTGGCTAATACGGACGACATGACCCGAACCCTACAAGAATATCAGCTTTTGGGGTTTCAAATAGGATCGCTTCATAATTTTTGTGTTACACATTCGGTGCCATGTTTATCCTTTATACAACTGAATAGAGATGGGATCAATAAAGAGAGCTCTGATGTTGTTTCGGGCAGTGACAGGCAAGCCTGGATATGCTCACACTTCTGTATATTCAAACATAAGAGCGATGAAGAAATAGCCCAAGACGGTATAACAAAGGGTAATAGAAAAATGGTATTCGTATTAGGTAGACATGGTGGTGGATTAGATCAAAACGAATATGTCTGTATGCAAATGGACGGACAATACAATAGAATTACAGAGGTGTGCTTAAATACAGACAATACGGATAATAGTGGTTTCCAAGAGAGTGTTGAAAATTTGATCGGGGAAACCTTTTAATGCCAAATGCACAATCTATATTCAAATCAGCCGGTTTTAGAAAGAATAGCAGCAATTATATCTCCACAGATAGAATTGTTGGTAGATCAACTGGGTATCAATTACAGGAACAGTGATAGATATTTAATCGGAAAATGTCCAGCCCACAATGGCAGCAATCCTACATCGTGGAGGATGTATTTAGGCAATGATGAATATGACTATTGTAAGTGGGTCTGCTTCTCTAATAGATGTCACAAAACTCATGGTGCTAGTCCATTTGGTCTAGTCAAAGGGGTAAGGGATTGTGGCTGGCGGCAGGCTATTGATTATATTATTGATCTCTATAATATAGATACCAAAAATATTAAAGTAGATAAAGAAAAAATAGAACAGCACAAAGCTAATAAAAGATTGGCTGTATTCAACAAGAGGAATGTTCAGGGCAAAGGATATATTACTAGACAGCAGGTACGAGACAAGCTAGTAATCCCAGCCCAATTTTATTTAAATAAGGGATATAGCAAAGAAATTTTAGATCAGTATGATATTGGTGTTTGTACTAATAAACAAAAGCTGATGAGGTATAGAGCGGTAGTGCCCATCTATGATAATCAACACCAGTATTTATTGGGCTGTACTGGAAGAACAGTCTTAGACGATTTTCACACAAAGGGAGTATCGAAGTGGCTGCATAGCCCAAGTTTCAATCCTAAAAATTGCCTGTTTAATTGGTGGCAATGTCAAGAAGCCCAGAATATAATAATAGTGGAATCTGTTGGAAATGCCCTTAAGCTGATTCAGGAAGGTCAAAAAAATGTTATAGCTATTTTTGGAACAGCACTCACAGATGCACAGCAAATACTCTTAGAGTGCTCACAGGTCAACAATGTATATTTGGCTATGGACCCTGGTGAGGCTGGTGAAAGAGCATCTAATTTTATCAAAAAACAGTTGGGAAAATTGTTTAATGTGCATGTTCTTGACGTACATTATAATAATTTTGAAGATATAGGGGATATGGATAGTTTAACAATACAAGATAACATTAAAAGATGGAAAATCTGATTAATCAAATATTTTGTGATGACTGCTTTAACATTTTTCCAAAAATTGAAGATAGGAGTGTTGATTTCATTCTATGCGATTTGCCCTATGGAATAACTAATAACAAGTGGGACACTCCATTAAATTTAAATAAGCTGTGGTCTGAATATTTTAGAATCATCAAAGACAATGGCTGTATCGCCCTTAATGCCACTGGTGGTTTTGCCGCCCGCTTAATAATGTCAAATATTGATGGGTATAAATATGAATGGGTGTGGAAAAAATCACAGGGGACTGGTCATCTGAATGCGAAAAAACAGCCATTACGGAATCATGAACAAGTCCTGATATTCTACCGAGATCAACCCACATATAATCCACAAAAGACAATAGGAAAACCATACAAATGTAAGAGTGGTAGAGGTAGCAATAATTATAATAAACAAGAGTCTGTGATTACAGAAAACAATGGTGAAAGATATCCGCTATCAATCATAGACATTGATTATGATAAACAAAAATTACATCCAACACAAAAACCTGTTGCTTTGTGTGAATATCTAATTAGAACATATACAAATGAAAACGATGTGGTATTAGATAATTGCATGGGCGTTGGTTCTACGATAATTGCAGCCAAAAATACTAATCGCAGATATATAGGGGTTGAGAATAACAGAGAATATTATGATATTGCCACCACAAGACTTAGTTGATAAAATACATTTTGATTGTTGCTACGATCTAATTAAAAAAATACCAGATAATTCAGTATCATTAGTTATTACTGATCCACCCTATGGTATCAAATACCAAAACCTATATACCCATCAAAAATTTGATATAATAGATGGTGATGAAAAACCTTTTTCATATTTACAGATAGCTAGAGAATTTTATAGAGTCCTTAAAGATAATTCATGCATATTTATTTATACTGGCTGGAGTACATATCCGCAACATTTTCAAGAGATTCGGGCTGCTGGTTTTAAAATGAGAGAACCACTTATTGTACAAAAAAGAGCATCTGGAACACATGATCTATATGGTTCTTTTCAAAGTAATGCCGACTGGTTGTTGTTTGCACACAAAGGACGGTTTCATTTTCAGAACACAGAGTTAATGAGAAATAAAAGGGCTGGTACAGTGCCAAATAAGGGAAGAAAGCCAACGGCAGAATTCAAAACAAGATTTCCTGCATGTTGGTTTGGTGATAGTTACCCTTACTCAACTGAGAACCCAGCAAAAAAAATACAACATCCAACACCCAAATCATCAGAATTTATATCATGGCTAATAAAACTTTGTAGTGAAGAAAATGATATTGTCTTAGATCCATTTGCCGGTTCTGGATCGACCGGCATTGCTTGTAAAGAAACAAGCCGAAGATTTATTTTGTCAGAAAATAACCGAGAATATTATGAGACAGCAAATGCTAGACTTCAATCGGCACAACAATATACCACCTCCTGATGCCGAAGCTTTTAATACACTAGATGAGTGCATCCAAGCCTGTGACAACTGGAATAGCCCCATACACAGCATAAGACACATTTACAAATACCAAGACAAATATTATTTTTTTGGACATATAAATTGTGAGTCATGCGAACACTGTGATGATATACATGCTAAGGGAACAAGGCACGCAATTACCATCCCAACCAAATTTGTTGATTCTAAATACGTAGACTAGTTTTAATTATAATAACAAAGGAACAATATGCTTACAAAAATTTTAGGAATATCGGGAAAAAAACAAGCTGGGAAAACATCTGCTAGTAATTTTCTTTGTGGTTCTGAAATGTTGCACATTGGTATAATTAGATATTTCCACATAAGCAATGATGGAAGATTGATTGTAAATACCGATAAAAAAGAAGAGAATGGTGAAACCACAAACATGTTTCTGGAATTCCAGTCTAATGATATAGGGCTCAATGACTGGTTAGAAACCAATGTGTTCCAGCATATTAAGCCCTATTCGTTCGCTGATTCATTAAAAAAGGATTTGTGTATGGGGGTTTTGGGGCTAGAATGGAAACAGGTATATGGCGACAATGATGATAAGAATTCTATAACTAAGTATAAATATCCACCAGGTCATATTCGTGAAGGCGAATATATGACTGCCCGTCAGGTTATGCAGTTTGTTGGCACTGATGTTATGAGGGCTTTTCATAATGATATATGGATAGAAAATACATTAACAAAAATTGAGAAAGAAGAATCAAGATTGGCTGTAATTGCCGATGTTAGATTTCCCAATGAAGTAAAGGCTATTCAGACCGCTGGTGGCAAAGTTATTAGGCTTACCAGAAAAGTAGAAGAAGACACAGATGCATCCGAAGTGGCATTAGATGCCGATAAATATGATTGGGCTAATTTTGATTTCATTTTAGAAAACCAAGATATATCACTAGAAGGCTGCCATGCTGTGCTACATAAGAAACTAATAGACTGGGGATACATCAACTATAATTTTATTGAAAACTAATATTGGGCGTCCACTCCTCAAATCCCAGGAACACCACCATTGCTCATTACATACCTAAGATCTTCTTCATATAATGACTTTTCATTTTGTCAACACAGGTATTTCCTTACTTATGTTCTGGGGTTTAAGTCTTTGGCTGGGGTGGCAGCAGCAAAAGGAAATGTGGTACATAAATTTTATGAAATATTAGCCAGATATAAAAAAGCTACACAAGACAAAGCCAAAACATTTGTTGATGATTCCCTGGGATCTTTTGTAACCCAAGATTTTGATCCCAGTAATATAGAGGCTATAAATGAACTGGCATTTAATTTCTATAAAGAAAACACCCCACATATTACATTAACAGAAAAAGACAAAAAGCAGTGTTGTACATGGGCATATAAGTTATTAGAATATAAAAGTGGAATGTTCAATCCATTATTAAGGAATATACTAGAGCCCGAATTCAAGTTTGATATAGAGATAAAGGAAAAGTGGGCTGAGTATCAACAGGGATCTCCAAATGGAGTGATTAAGGGCAATTTTGCTGTCAAGGGAACCCTAGATCACATATCCATTCTTAACAAAGACACAATAGAATTAGTAGATCTAAAAACCGGCAAGCCCCAAGACTTTTCGCCAATAATACCAAAAGTTAAGGGATTTAATGAATTGTGTTCAGATCCACAACTAATGATGTATTATTGGGCTGCATGTAAAGTGTTTCCACAATATAAACATATAATTGTGAGCATATTTTTTTCTAATCATGGTGGTGTTTATACTCTGCCATTTACTAAAAGAGATATACCAAGATGTGAAGAGCTGATTAAGAATAGAATATTGGCTATAAGGAATGTAGAAAAGCCCCATGTTAATTTGACATGGAAATGTAAAAACTTCTGTCAATATTCCAAGCCATATACAAAAGACAAGTCTTATTGTGATTTCTTCAAAGATGAAATACAATTATATGGCATTGATACCGTGATGAAAAATCACACACAGGCTGGATTTAAAATTGCCGAATATTCTGATGGTGGCGGTAGGGTTAGTCAATGAGCACTTATTTTAGTCTTCATACCCACAGCCACGCATCTGTACTAGATGGTGTTAGCAAGCCTAAGGACATCCTAAATAGGATAACTGAAATTGGTTTGCCGGGATGTGCCATTACAGATCATGGTACTGTATCAGAGGCATTTGCTTTTAATAAACTGTTCTTAGAAGCCAATAAAAAACCCATATTAGGGTGTGAATTTTATCTGTCTAATGATCACCCATCTATTAAGACCCAAAAAAATAGACAGCTAGCACACTTGGTCGTTCTTGCTAAGAATAAGATGGGCTGGCAAAGTCTTATTAAGGCTGTTTCATTTTCTAATCTAAAGGAAAACTTTTACTATAAGCCCAGATTACAGCTAGAACAATTTAGTGGATTTATGGGCAATCTATTGTGTTTCAGTGGTCATCCTGGGTCACAAATGGCTAATATATTATTTGCAGATCCAAAACTGTCTTATAGGGCTAATACCACCAAAGAAGCCGAACAATTACTTGTCCCCGATTGGTATGACAAAGCCCTGGAACTAGCCCAAAAACACATAGAAATATTTGGTAAAGAAAATTTTTACTTAGAAATACAGTTAATAGACAGGGAAAATCTTCCTGTTCAAAATGTAATAGCCGACTGTCTCAGAAAAATTGGCAAAAAAAACAATATACCTTGTGTATCTACAGCAGATGCCCACTATTGTAGACAAGAAGATGCTCAAGATCAAAGGGTTTTGTTATGTACGATGTTAAAGACCAATTTTAAGAAGATACAGAGGGCTCTGGATAATGATGAAGAATTTGGACTTAGTGGGTTTTTTAAATCTAACAATTATCATATCCCATCACCACAAGAGATGTTAGCCAATAATACTCTTGAAGAGATATCTCATACATTAGAAATAGCAGAAAAGTGTGAGACATACTCATTAAGTAATACTCCTTTCTTACCAAAATTTGGCATACCAAAAGAACACAAGGATTCCAATGAATATTTAACACACTTATGCAGAGATGGATGGAGAAAAAAAATCATTGGATGCATTGCTCAAGAAGAACAGCAAAAGTATGTAGACAGAATTAAATACGAAATTGGGGTAATATCTCCTTATGGTTTGTCTGATTACTTTTTGATTGTTCAAGATTATATCAACTGGGCTAAAAATCATGGCATACTTGTGGGACCTTCTCGTGGTAGCTGTGCTGGCTCTTTGATGTGCTACTTAATGAACATTACTGAGATAGACCCAATAAAATATGGCTTAATCTTTGAAAGATTCATTAATCCTGCAAGACTTGACAAGAAGAAAATAGACCTGCCAGACATTGATTCAGACTTCCCAATAGATGATCGTCACAAAGTAATAGAGTACATAGAACATAAATATGGAATAGAACAAGTAGCACAAATATGTACGTTTTCAAAGTTCAAAGGCAGAGGGGCTCTTAAAGATGTATTAAGAGCCCACGACATTTGTGGCTTTGAAGAAATGAATAAAATTACCGAACACATTCCCGATGAAGCAGCCATTGCCGACGAACTACAGGAGATGAAAGAAGATGGTGAAGATCCCAGTATAATTCTATGGTCATTGCAAAATAACCAAAAGGAGCTATCAGAGTGGTGCTCTATAGATGAGGGTGGTGCTATAGTTGGTAAATATGCTAGATATTTCAAACAGGCAATAAGACTTGAGGGGACAATTAAGGCTATGTCTAAACATGCATCAGCCCTATTTGTTTCTCCGGTCCCATTAGTAGATATAGTTCCGATGGGGCATGATAAGAGCAGTGATAGACAAATAATATACATAGACATGAGAGATGCAGAAAGTCTTGGAATTCTTAAATTAGATTGCCTTGGGCTTTCGGCATTATCTAAGTTAGCTGAAATACAAAGAAATGTATCGCCATGAATGTTCTATCTTTATTTGATGGTATTAGTTGTGGTCAACTTGCATTGCACAGAGCTAATATAAGATATGATAATTATTATGCATCAGAAATTAATAAACATGCTATAAAAGTAACCCAATATCATTTCCCACACACGATACAGCTTGGTGATATATCGGCTATTTCTGCTGTTAATTTGCCCAAGACAGACCTATTAATTGGTGGAAGCCCCTGTGTATCATTCAGTAGTAGTGGTAAAAAACAGGGTATGGATGGTACTAGCGGTAAATTATTTTTTGAATATATTCGTCTTCTACAAGAGATATCGCCAAGATATTTTCTGTTAGAAAATGTTGTTATGAAAAAAGAGTGGTCTGATATAATATCGGACTACATGGGTGTACAGCCAATAGAAATAAACTCTGCTTTAGTATCGGCACAACACAGAAGAAGATTATATTGGACCAATGTTTCTGGGATTGAACAACCAAAAGACAAAAATATAGTGGTCAGAGATATAATAACCGACGACAGAAGTGATAAAAGAAAATGGCTAGACACGGATGTTATAGCATCAACAAAAAAAAAGCCGCTATATTATGAATATACAAAAAAGGATGGTTGTGGGAATAACTATTGGGAAGACCAAAGATATTGTCTTTTAGATGGTAAGTTTCGCACAATACTATCTAATTGCAGTGGGAAAATCAAGCTATTATTTGATAATGGCAAGATAGGCAATTTGAACTGTATAGAACTAGAAAGGTTACAACAACTACCAGATAACTATACGTCCATTATCTCGGATGCTCAACGAAGGATAGCGATTGGCAATGGCTGGAGTGTTGATGTAATAGCACACATATTCAGTTATATTAAAATGAATGGGGCAAAATGAACAATCAAGAATATATAAAATTAGCTACAAGAACCGAATCAACATTAAATCCCGACAGGATATTACATGCTGCTCTTGGTTTAGCAACAGAGGCTGGTGAACTATTAGATGCTAAAAAGAGGGAAATGTTTTATAACAAACCTCTTGATTGGCACAATCTGATCGAAGAAGCCGGTGATATATTCTGGTATTTAGCCATTTTGTGCGATGCCATGAATGTTTCGTTTGAAGAAGTGCAACGAAGGAATATTGACAAACTAAGGGCTAGATACCCAGAAAAATTCGATACCAGTCTAGCTATTAACAGAAATTTGGAAAAAGAAAGGTTGGCATTAGAAAATGAATCCACAAGTTAAATCATGGTGGTTGGAAGATCTTAGAAGTGGCAAGTATCAACAGTGTGAAGGCGCTCTGACCAAGAACAACAGATATTGCTGCTTAGGTGTACTGGCTGATAGGGCTGCTAAAGAAGGTGTCTGTGAAAAATTTGTAGAAGAATCGCACATATCACTTTACACAGACCAATTAGCTGACACAGTGTGTTATTTTGATGGCAAAGATGAGTTTTTGCCAGAATCTGTGGTTCAGTGGGCTGGTATATCTAAGGACACACTATTTAAACAATCAGGTGTGTCTGGAACTAAAGTATTTGGTGGACTTGATATCATCATAGGTGGTGGTGCAGATGGACATATAACACTATCAATGTTAAATGACGAAGGCAAATCGTTCCAGGAAATAGCCGATATTATAGAGGAAAAATTGTAATGATTAATTTTAACAAAATATTAGTGGCTGATTTTGAAACATCATCAGCAAACCCCTACACATGTCAGCCAGTAGAGCTTGCCGCCATAGTATTAGACAGCAGAACTCTACAAGAAGAAAAAGAATCTAGATTCTATTCTCTTATCAGACCAACCGACTTTGCCACAGTAGAGCAGCAAGCCCTAGATGTTAATAAAAAGACCATAGAACAGCTAGAAAAAGCCCCGTCTATATCCGAAGTGTGGTCTGATTTTGTAAAATTTGTAGATAAATTCTCTAAAGGCAAATCTACTTGGGACCGTCCCATACTATGTGGTCATAATATCATAGGGTTTGACAAGATCATTTTTGATAGACTTTGCTTAGAGTTTGGTCCGGTAGATAAAACTAATAGACCAACACTATTCAGCCCATATCACATAGATACAATGCAAATGATGTGGTTTTCATTTGAGAGCCTCAAAGAACCCTACAGATACAACCTAGATTATCTAAGAAAGTTTTTTGGTATAGATGCGGGCGGCAAAGCACACGAAGCGCTACAAGATGTGCTAGATACCAAAGCCATTGCTGTTAGATTTTTAGAGTGGCAAAGAAAAAAATCCAAGGCTGCTAAATTTGCGGGGGCTTTTGGTAATGACGAAGAAACCCCAGACACACTTGTATCATAATAATACAATGAATAGTACCGAAAAACTAATGTCGGTCCCACTAGATGACACAAAAACATGGGATATGATATGTGAGGGACATACCAAAGGTGTTTTTCAGCTAGAAAATTGGTTGGGATCTAGGTATTGTAAAAAAGCCAAACCAAGATCTATCGAAGAACTGTCTGATATTATATCTATTATAAGACCCGGCTGCTTAGAGTCTAAGTTAGATAATAAGTCTCTTACAGATGTGTATTGTATGAGAAAAAATGGAGAAAAACCGGTAGAATATGTGCACCCCGCACTAGAGCCCATCTTGAAAAAGACACAGGGCATTTTGGTTTTTCAGGAACAGGCTATTCAAATATCCAGGGATATAGCCGGGTTCACTCTTGCTGAATCAGAGACTCTTAGAAAATGCGTTACTGACGACACTATGTTTTTGTCTAAGACTAGGGGGTGGATCACAATAAAAGAGATCTTAGAAGCTGAATATAAGAATGATTCGTTTCTATCAATACACCCTAATATGAAAGAGTTCGTCTGGGTACAAATATATGATATATGGCTAAGTGATAAAAAAGAAGTACACGAGATAGTATTAAATAATGGAATGTCAATCGCCTGTACACATAATCATAAAATTTACTCAATAACAAAGGGTGGATTCATAAAGTCTAAAGACTCTTTGTATAATTCAATATTAAACATACAGAATATTATTGAGGGTGGTGATCAAACCCATATATATAATACAGCATTGACCGATACAGAAAAGACCCAAGATCTATACACATTAGTGGGGGCGATAGTATATTCTGGTTATTATTTTGGTAAAGGGGCGAAAGACAAGAGCTTTTTTTCACACTGTAGTGAACACATACTAAGTGAATACTCAGACTTGTATCTGAGGGTCTTTGGGAAAAAGCCCACATTCTATAACAAAAATCAGCTAAGGATAGGATATGCAGAAAGACAAAGGCTAGCACCACTCTTGCAAGACTGTGCAAAGTCGGCTACGAAAAAATATCTACCCAGATTTATTCTTGGGGCTGATATCGCCACCATTAATAGGGCTCTGGGGTTTATATTATCTTGTGGTTTACAAAGACATGCAATAAAAAATAGTGTATATATTATCTTTAAGTCCAAAAAATTAGCAAAACAAATGCAGCTCCTTTTGAGCATACAGAATATATACACAAAAATTGTGTGTAAAAAAGCCAAAGAAAGCCAGCAATATAGGATGATATTCGATGATGTGGCATCTATATACAAGATAAGCAAGGATCCTATTTTATCTCAATATATGTCAGAGGAAATGATATCTAATATAGGCGATCTATTATCAAATACCAAAAAACAAAGAGATATCGACCACGGCGCTGTCAAAGAAATCAGACCAAAGTTTGGTAAACAAAATGTCTATGATTTTACAGTAGACAATTTAGATAGAAGCAGACCAAGAGAACAAATACACTGGATTATCGCCAATGGGATGGTCATACACAACAGTATTGGCAAGAAGCTCCCAAAACTTATGGCGGAAATCGAGACAACTTTTATAGATAAGTGCAAGAGTCATGGCGTTGTTGATGATGATAGTGCCAGGGCAATATGGGATAATATAAAGAGAAGCCAAAGATACTCGTTTAACCTGTCGCACAGTGTGGCGTACGCCCATATAGGATACTACACAGCATATTATAAAGCTAACTATCCACTGGAATTCTTTAAAACTTATCTAAAATATGCCAAAGAAAGACTCGATCCCAAAAAAGAGAAAAAAGAGCTCATAGACGACTGTAAAAGATTTAGTATAAAGGTATTACCACCATCTATCATAACTATGGAATCTGACTTCCATATACATAATGGGTGTATAAGGTTTGGGCTTAGAGATATTAGGGGTGTCGGTGATTCTGTTATATCAAAATTACGAGAAGCCATATCAAATACTGGCAAAAACATAACACAACTGTCTTGGTTGGAGTTCCTGTGCTTAGTAGCGACAAATGTTAATAAGACTGGCATAGAGAATATGATTAAGTGTGGATCTCTTCCATTTAATATGACCAGGACCCTAATGTGTTATGAATATTCAAAATGGCAAGAACTAAGTAATGGCGAACAGACCAGTATTATTACTAATTGTGATAAGTACCAGGGGCTCTTGGATGCATTGCATAATACTAAATCCAAAAATAAAAATAGACAAGTTATTGTCAATGATATAATAAAGTCCCTAGAGAGCCCACCCTATTCTATGGAAGACACAATTGTTTCTATGGCAAACGATGAAGAAAAACTTTTGGGAATAGCGGTTTCGGTGTCGGAACTAAACTCAAAAGATATTTCTATTGCCAATTCAACCTGTGCAGACTATAATAATGGCATAGGAACACAACAAATTGCTATAGCCTGTCAGATATCCAGGGTGTCAGAATATGAAATAAGGGCTGGCAAAAATACCGGACAAAAAATGTTGTTTATTAATTTTTTTGATGAGACTGGTATGGTTGATGGGGCTACAATGTTTGGGGATAAAATAGCCCAATATGGTGATCTACTAGTAGAAAACAATTCGGTAATTGTGGTTGGAAATAGAACTAATTTTAATAATAAACTCACCATAATGGAAGTTATACAGATATAATGAAATTTAAATCTGAGATTATTAAGATATTAGAAGACAATGACTACACATGTAGTATCATTAAGCTGTATAGTCTAAACGAAGAAACAAATACCAGAACTAAAAAGAGCAAATATGAACACATAACACTATTTGTACCACATCTAACCAACAAGATATGTGTGGTAAACACACTATTATTCCAAGACAACATGTGTTCGATAGTACAAGAGACCACTTATAATAATGATATATCTAGAAAATCTCACCATGATATTCCAATATATGCATGTGGATACTTCTTATATATCAACATGGCATCCTTAATACTACTGGTAAAATACAGTTTTCACTTAGTTAAACTTATATCGACACGCGGTGATTTACTAACAATATCTAGTGGAGCCCAATCTATACTAGATTTTTGTCAGCTTGAATTAGACAAATCGAACAACACCAAACAAGCGTCACTTCAAAATGTATTACTGGAGGTATCTAAAAATGGTCTAAATGAGAGCACAGATAAATTAGCCCAAAAGTTAAATGTCGTAGAGGGATATGATAGGATAAAACAAGTTCTATCAGATCCAAAGCGTTTTATTGAAATAATGAAGTAACTAACCACAAAAAAGAGTAATTAACATGAACAATTGTGTTTTCGTAGGTAATTTAACAAGAGACCCAGAACTTAAATATGTTGGTGAACTAAAGACGCCAGTTTGTAGCTTCGGGTTGGCTATTCATAGTGGGTTTAAAAACAAGAGTGGTGAAAAAGAGACCATCTTCCTTGATATGGATGCTTGGGGACCACGAGCAGAATTAATCGCCAAGTATTGTGTCAAGGGCAGGCAACTATCTGTTATGGCTGCCGTGGTTCAGGACAACTGGGTTGCAAAGGATGGCAGCAAAAGAAGCAAGCTTAAATTTAAGGTCAACGACTTTACCTTTATCAATGATGGAAAAGGTGGTGTTCCCAAGCCTGATAGTGAAGACACGGTGGGTAGTGATAATAGCAGTGCCGAAGAAGACTCACCATTTTAAGCGAACGGGGTTGCTGCATGAACAAAAAAGAAGACCAGATCCTAGTTGAAAATCTAGGTCTGGTCTTTAAGCATGTAAAAAAGTTCACTGCTAAGCATAATAGTCTAAGCGATGTAGATGACTACTTCCAGGCTGGTTGTATTGGGCTCCTAAAGGCAATTAGGAGACATGATCCAACTAGGGGTGAGTTGTCTACTATCGCTTGGATTTGCATTCTTCAAGAAATCATAAAAGAGCAAAAAAAGAACAAGCATTATAGGATGGGGTTTGTTAATATAGCTGATATTAATATTTTTTTTGATAAAAAGACAGAAAATTTATCAGAATATTTGCCAAAACTATCCCCAGAAGAATATAATATATTGTTATACAGGATGATGAATATGTCCTTCAGGGACATAGCCGAATGCACAAATAAATCTATAAATACTGTAAAGTCTGTATATAATAAAGCCAAAAAGTATATCATCAAAAGGAACAGGGTGGCTGGTGACTAGAAAATTAAGGCTGTTGGCTAGAAGCGAAGCTACTTTTTTGTCTAGTGGTTATGCTGTGTATTACAAAAATCTATTGGATAGGCTCTATGCTACCAATAAATTTTGTATTGCGGAACACGCCTCATACTGTACACTGGCAGACCAAAGAACTTATTCTATACCTTGGCGAGTCTATCCTAATGCACCTGAACCCAATGACCAAGCCGGTATAGCACAACACAATGCAGATGGATTTGCACAATTTGGTGGATGGAGATATGAAGATGTTGTACTTGACTTTAAACCAGATATAGTATTTGATATCAGCGATTCTTGGTATTGCACCCATCTGTTTTCTTCTCCATTTAGACCACTCTATAAAATAGCCTATATGCCAACCGTCGATGGTGAGCCACAAGCCACCGACTGGATAGGTCAAATGATGGAGGCGGACTGTCTCTTTACATATACTGAATGGGCTAAGTGTCTACTAGAAAACCAAACCGGCGGGTCTCTCAAAATATTATCAGCCAATCCTCCAGGTGGTGATTTTAAGACCTTTAATCCAATACTTGATAAACAGGGTCTCAAAGCAAAATTTGGGTTTGGTAAAAATATCAATATTGTTGGAACTGTGATGCGAAACCAGGCTCGCAAACTGTTTCCCGACCTATTTCAGGCTTTTAGAAAATTCCTTGATTATTGTGAAAAAAGCAATAAAGATTTGGGGCAAAGAACCTATCTATATTGTCATACTTCTTATCCAGATCTTGGGTGGAACCTACCACTAATTCTACAAGAAGAAAATATAATGCACAAGGTATTATTTACCTATTTGTGCAGAAATTGCCACAATATATTTGTGGAATTATGGGCTGATAGTAGGGTGTTCTGTCCTCACTGTGGTCAGCCAGGAGCCACGTTGCCTAATACACAACATGGCATTAGTCCTGAACAGCTAGGCGTTATATATAATTTGATGGACTTATATGTTCAGCCAGTTTCTTCAGAGGGGTTTGGCATCCCTTGTGTAGAAGCGGCTTCGTGTGGCATACCACTGGCTGTTACTAACTATTCTGGTACTATTGACTTTATAAATAAATGCAAGGCATATCCAATAGAGCTTTTGTCTAAATCAAGAGATGTAACAACACATACACATAGGGCTAAGCCAGACCCAGATTCAATAGTAGATATACTCATCAAATTTTTCTCATTGCCGGAGTCATTAAGAAAAAAGCGTGGATTTGATACCAGAAAGTGTGTTGAGAAACATTTTAATTGGGAAGAGACAACGAAAAAATGGATGGCATATTTTGATAGTGTGGAGCCCATTGATTGGAGATTAACCTGGAAATCACCACCAAAATTACACAATCCTGTCACAACATATCCATCTAATATATCCATGTCTCAGATGGTTGATTGGGCTATTGTGAATGTCCTGGGAATGCCAGAAAAGCTCAATACATATTTTGCGCTTAATCTTGTTAAGAGCCTTACATATGGTGGCAAAATAGTTAATGGCGGCAATATGTATATTAATGATTTTTCGATGGTGGGAATTCGTCCAACACCAGAGCCTTTCCAGCTTAATAATATGTTGCAACAGTTATTTGATATGAGAAATAATATCAATAATTGGGAAAAGGTAAGATGTGGTATAGAGAATAGAGAAAAGCCCTATTATATTACTCATGCTAAACCAGATAGTAATATTGAAAATCATAAGGAGTTTTTGTGTGGAACATAAGCAACGAACACCAATAATGAACGGGGTGAACTGTGGGATGTTTAAAGTCCAAGTGATTGTTATTTCTTTGTGTTTTATACTACAGACATGTTTAATTACTTTTTTGTCCAAACAGATTTTTGATCTGAAAGCAAAGAATGACATAATTAGACTACAGCTTGAAAACGAAAGAAATAATAGGGTAATCAGAGAGATAGATCCAAGGGCGGTTAATTTTGAGTAATATGAAAGTCCTCTTTATATCTAATTACAGAGATGGAACCGGCTATTCATCAGCAGCCTTATCCTACATAGAGGCTATGGATTCTGTTGGTATTGATTTGGTAATTAGACCTGTTAGGTTTAATGATGCTTCATCAAAATTACCGGAAAGGATCCTTGAACTAGAACAGAGGAATAGTAGTGATTGTGATGTAGTAATCCAATATACTTTGCCCCATTTTATGCAATATCATGGTGGCTTTAAGAAAAATATAGCAATGTTCGAGTCTGAGACAGACAGTGTTCATGGACCGAATTGGCATACCCATCTTAATCTAATGGATGAGATTTGGGCTACTAACAGTTTTCAATACCAGATTCTAACAGAAAAACACCATCACAATCAACAAATACATAAACCAGTGTATTATGTTGGTCATGCCATAGATACCGAAAAGTTTCAAAGATCATATAATAAACTACCAATTGGGGCAGATGGTATGTTTATGTTTTATTTTGTGGGCGAATTTAACAGAAGGAAGAACCTAGGGGCTATTGTTAAGGCTTTTCATTCTGAGTTTCATCCACAAGAAAGGGTGGGGCTCTTATTTAAGGTGAATATTCCTGGCGTCTCTGTGCAAGAAACTGCAAAAAGATGTGCGGATTATTGTAATCAAGTTAAAGATGGTTTAAAACTATATCAATCAGCAGGTGGATATCATAGAGAATACATCGTTACCGATAAATTAGATGATGAAACCCTGTATTCTTTGTATAATGCCTGTGATTGCTTTGTTAATGCTTCTAGAGGAGAGGGGTGGTGCATACCATGTGCTGAATCAGCAGCAATGGGCAAGGCAATTATCGCTAGTAAATGTGGTGGTATGATGGATTATTTAAATGACGATACAGCTTGGCTTGTTGCTGGTAGTTCAGAACCATGCTTTGGGGCTATAAATGTAGAACTTCCTGATATGTATAGGGCTGATGAAAATTGGTATGAGGTTAGTGTTGGTGCCTTGCGTAGAGCCATGAGAGAGGCTTTTGAGAACAAAAAGCTAAGAGAACAAAAGACAGAAAGATGTGTCAAGAATATATTTGAGAAGTTTAATAAGAAGGTTGTTGGTGAACGCATTAAGAATCTCTTATTAGAGGATGCTACCAATGCAAATTAATGGCATGAGATCGGTATTACGGCAGGCTACTAGAAAACCTAAGGATAAATTAAATGTGCTCTGTAGTCCGGTCCATGAAAGGGTTCAGAGTCAATATGCTAAGACTGGTCACAATTTCTATTTGGTACAAACAGAAAATTTCAAGGGATGGAATTCTGAGTATGCCCCACTACCAGCCAACTTTGTACTTCTAGACAGAAATCTTGGTAACGACCAAATACCCAAAGATGTAGGCTTTGACCTTATATTGTCAGAAAATAGATTTGGTCAATATCAGTTTTTTAAGCAGCTACAAAAAATATATCATTTAAACATTATACAAGCTGAACACACAGCCCCATACGATACTTGGTCTCCAATAATGAGGCAACAACTAAGATCATTTAGTGGTGATATAAATGTTTTTATCACAGACTGGAGTAGAAAACAATGGGGGTGGGACGAATCAAATTCTATAGTTATACCACATACTGTAGACACAGAACTATTTTGCCCAGACGAAAACATCCCAAAAATCAAGACCATTGGGGCTGTTGTTAATGATTGGATAAATAGGGATCAGCCTTGCGGATTCAATCTTTGGAAGAGAATAACCCAAGGTCTTCCAGTTAAACCAATGGGGGCTACTCCCGGTCTTTCTGAGGCGGCAAAATCATTAGATGAACTTGTTAATCACTATAGAGCCTGCCAAGTATTTGTTAATACATCGTTAATTTCACCAATCCCTTGTGCATTGTTAGAAGCGGCAGCTTGTGGGGCTGGTATAGTAACCACAGCAACTTGTGCTATTCCAGAATTTTTTACAGACGAATATGATGCATTTGTAACCAATGATGAAAGTACAATGCGAAGAAGGCTCAAGCAATTGCTAGACAGCCCGAAGCTGTGTGATGAAATGGGCAAAAGGGCTAGAGAAACAGTTATAAGTAAATGTGGTCTAGAACAATATCTAGAAACTTGGAACAAATTATTCTATCAAGCAGCGAACACGGTATATACAGGCTAATTAATATGAAAATCAACCTTATTCGTAACGAAGCAAATTTCTCTTCAGACTACCACAACCTATCTATGTTTCCAGTGGTAGTTGGTGGGGTCAAGACTACATTTTCGGATTTTATTAACCTTGACACTATTTGTGAAGACGCCGAAGCTACAGAGATAAGAGCCCTAGATATAATAGACTATATGTCACAGCCACAGATAGAAAAAGCCCTCAACAATTGGATTAAAAAGTTGCGTCATGGTGGCATACTAAAAGTTGGTGGGGTTGACCTATATAATATTTGTAGGAAAATATATCAACACAAAATCACCGTGCAACAAGGAAATGTATTGCTTCGTGGAGACCAAACAAATCCCATCAACTTCCGCAAGAACAGCTCTTGTATCACTGACATTTGTGGTTTTTTACAATCTAAGGGGCTCAAAATCATAGAACCCATTATGCTCGATGACACTTATATCGTAGTTTCACAGAGACACTAAAAAGACCATAATCATGCCCGAAGAAATTATTGTACACAAACACCCAGAAGATATATATAAGCAAGATGCCCACAAATTAATATTAGATTCGGCTGAAGAGTGGAAAAGTAATTGGCACATACAAGCTTTTTGTGAAGATTGTATATTCAAACAAATAGACATTGACCCAAAACTACAAACCGGCTGTTATTTGGGCAAGCTAGATGATTTCATTAGAGCAGGAGCCACAGTAGACTTTGTTCAAGAAACCTTAAGTTTCAAAATAAACAGGCATTGCAAATGGTTTAGGGATAAAGACTGGGCTCTAGCTAATCAGGACAAAGACAAATATGAGCTAGTAAGGGATGCTACAAATATAAGGTGGTCTGCTATCCTAGAACTATCTGACCCATCTAAAATAGAGAGGGCTCTTGATAATATTATCTATCAAGGACGAACAACACCTTATATTAAACCACAATCCATTGTCATAATTACTAAGTGTGATGTGTCATCAATATTGATGAAACTAAAGGGCATGAATCTTGAAAATATACCCTGGATATTAGAGTCTCTTGTTGAAGATGAGACCACCGATCGAAGTATACAAAGGATGGTTAAGCACAAATCCCTAAAATCTAGCCAATATTATGTGTGGTTTGTTGATGATAATCTAGTACACCAAGATTTCATTGAACACATAAACGATATAGTAAACAAAGAGATGGTGCAGTTATTGGCTATATTTCCTAAAGATGGAAATCATGGTTTGGTTGTCAATAAAAGCCTGCATAGTTGGTTTTATATGCAGTCTAAAGAAGACACAATAGTTTCTCACCTTAAAAAGATATTAGATAATGATATAGGAACAGGATACACAAGAACATGGGCGCAGATACTACAAAAAACATAAACTTGCCAGCAGTTGGAATAATAGTACCCAACTATAATATGGCGGACAGTGTTCTGAATGCCATAGACAGTGCCGTGTCTCAGGACTATCCCAACAAATATATCATGGTAGTTGATGACTGCTCCGAGGATAGTAGTTGGGATAATATAAAGGGCTATGTTAAAGACTATGAATCACATATGGACGATAGCCAAAACGAAGTGTTCGCTGGCATTAAGAACAATGTACACGTCAACGGAGTTCGACTGCACAAGCATAGTAGCCAATGCTATGCAAAAAACATAGGCATACAATCATTGAGCTCAATAGCCAACATTTTTGGCTTTTTGGATGCCGATGATATCTATCTAGATGGCAAAGTCAGCAAGAGTGTTATAGAATTTATAGACAATCCAAGTGTGATTGGGGCTGTATATTCAGATCATATCATAAATATTGGTGGGGTTGAATTTGAACAATATCTAAGGTCCTTTAATATACACAACATATATAATACATATTATGGGCATGTGTCGTTTTTTATTAGTTCTATGATATTAAATAAGATAGGGATCTTCGATACTGGTCTCCCAATGTTTGAAAACTATGATCTGTTATTGAGAGCTGCCGAACAATCTATCTTGATACACATTCCAGAGACGCTATGTAAGATTTCCATAAAAAATACTGGTATTTTGCAAAAGCCACAACACAACCCAAATGCTGTGTTGCAGCACATTATCAACAAAGCAAACGCGAGGCAGGGTGGCAAAACTCAATAGGTTTACCTCTGTAATAAAAAGAAAGTGGTCGGTCAATCCAAACAATAACCTTGACATTATTGTATTGGCTGCTGGTGCTGGCAAAATGACCAATTGTGGTCCTAGGTCTTTATTAGATATTAAAAATGAAAAGCTAGGTCAAAGGCAAGTCAGAATCATCAGAGAATGCTATCCAAATGCCAATATCATATATGGGCTGGGATTTCAGGCTGATAAAGTAATTGACTCTCTACCACAGAACATAATGTTTGTCGAAAATATGGAATATGAGAGTACCAGTCAAGTCAGAACGCTGGCTATGTGTTTGAGGGTATCTCTAAACCCATGTGTTATTCTAATCATGGGCGATCTGTTATTCAATAATGAATATATCTCTGATCTGTATGCCCAAACATCTAATATAATCTATGACACGGATCATTTTAGACCACAAGAAATAGGGCTTAATTCATATGATGACAACCTAGCCACTTTGTTCGCATATAATCTTGTCAAAAAATGGGGACAGGTTGGGTTTTTCACGGGCGCAGAGCTTTATAATCTGAGAAAGTATGTATATAATAAAGAAAATAGAACGTCCTGTATGTTTGAGGCTCTCAACTATATTATTGATAATGGTGGAAAGCTTATAACAAAAAAAAATAATCATGGGTTTGTACTAGAAATAGATGGTATTAAAGACTTAGAAAAAATATGAAGATACTAATGACATTTAGGGGCGGAATTCCAGGGCACAGATCTGGATGGTATAAAGCCCTATTATATTTTGGTCATAATGTTGTGTTTTGGTCAGAAGAACAAAAACCGGCATTTGACATGTTTGATGAATTTAAACCAGACATATTGATTGTCGATCCAGATCATCTAACAAAGGCGGTATTTAAGTGTTTGCTTAATAGCCCACATATAATAATCGTAACCGAGCCCGGATTATATATAGATGATAATATAACAGATCTAAGAATAAAACCAGAACACACATACTTATTGGCTACCGATAATCAGAAAAAAAATCTGAATAGATGTAAGGATGAACTTAAAAATCCACTGTTCTTAGTATCTAAAAATATGGGAACAGACATAATCGGCACACACTCTGGGTGGAATACAAAGGGGTTCGTAGTATTGAGTTGTCCACTAGCCTTTGACTCCTTAACATATACTAAAGCCACTTTCAATAAAAACTATGAGTGTGACATATCTTATGTAGGTGGATATCATCCCAACAAAATGGTTAAGTTGAATAAGATATTCGAGATATTTAAAGAGTATCATAAAAACTATAATATAAAGATATTTGGTGATAAAGAATGGTCTTTGCCATGTTATTGTGGATATATTAATGATAATAATTTGTTAGACCTTTTTGTATCATCTAAAGTTAATCTGAATATATTGCACCCATATGCAGAATACGATTTTGAAATTAATGAGAGAATATTCAAAATACTTGGGGCTGGCAGGGTTCCAGTAACCGAAGTCAATAGTGCTATTTATGATTTATTTGAAAGTGAACTTTTAATCGGATATGACGCCCTAGTTTCCGATATAGATATGCCTTTGGATGAAAAAATCAGCCATTCTTCTGATTTAATTCTCAAAGAACAGGTTCATAAAGACTTTATAGAAAAACACTCTTATATTACCAGGATGAAAGATCTATTATGTCAGATAGACAAGTAGATGTACTTTTCATAAACCCTGGGGCGGCTAATGTAATTTACCAGGGGCTTAGTGATAAATTTACAGCAACTGAACCTCCAACCTGGGCTCTATTATTAGCTTCTGCATGTAAAAGGATGGGCTTCGGCTGTAATATTTTGGATGCCGATGCCGAACAGCTAGATGATGAAGCAGCCCTAAAAAGAATAGAAGATGTCAATCCCAGACTTGTTTGTTTTGTCGTATATGGACAGAACCCAAATTCTGGTACAACATCAATGGTTGGGGCTACTAGACTAGCCGAATTTGTAAGACTAAATAGCCCAAACTACCCAATTTGTTTTATTGGTAGTCACGCCAGTGCATTGCCAAATGAAGTTCTTGGTCTCAAATATGTAGATTTTGTATGTATTAATGAGGGTGTTAGGGCTCTGTGTTGTCTGTTGTCTACTGATTTCAAGACAGATTTACATAGAATACCAGGTCTTGGATATAAAGAATATACAAATACATATAAGGGCAATGAATGTCTTAGGTGGTCTCACCACCACATGAACAATGGCACAGGATCAATAATACCATCTGATAAATTAGATGAAGAGATCCCAGATTATGCATGGGACTTGCTGCCATATAAAAACAAGCCACTAGATATGTATAGGGCTCATATCTGGCATGGCGACTATGATTTCAATAAAACCACACCATTCGCTTCCATATATACTACACTGGGATGTAATTTTAAGTGCTCTTTTTGTATAATTAATCTAATCAATAGAACCGATTCTAGTGATGGCATACATTCCGCAAATAGTAATCTAATGCGATATTGGAGTCCAGATCATGTAATCAAACAAATAGACAGATTATATGGGATGGGTGTCAGGACCCTTAGAATAGCAGATGAACTATTTTTCTTTAATAAATATCACTTTGAACCCATACTGAACAAAATAATAGAAAGAGGATATGGTGGTGACTTAAATATTTGGGTTTATAGTAGATGCGATACAATTAGAGAAAAATATCTAGATATGTTCAAAAAAGCCGGTATTCATTGGCTTGCCCTGGGTATTGAGGCTGGTAATCAAGCGATAAGACAGGAAGTATCTAAGGGCTCTTTTAAAGATGTGAATATTAGAGATGTAGTGCAAAAGATTAAGGGGCATGACCTAAATGTTATTGGAAATTATATATATGGGCTCCCCGGTGATACCAAGGAGACAATGCAACAAACCTTAGATTTAGCCATAGAGCTCAACACCGAATCATACAATGCGTATGCTGCTCAGGCTTTGCCAGGAAGCCCCCTGTATTATGAGGCTATACAAAAAAAATATAAGTTGCCACAAAACTATGCTGGATGGTCATTTTTGTCTTATGATACACTGCCATTACCAACAGATACACTAACAGCAGAAGAAATATTAAGGTTTCGAGATGATGCATGGCAAATCTATTTTAATGGACCGGAATATTTATCTTTGGTAGAGAAGAAATTTGGTATAGTAGCTGTAAATAACATAAAAGATATGTCTAAGATTAAACTTAAAAGAAAGATATTGGGAGATTAGGATGAAAGCCTTAATAACAGGAATTACTGGATCGGGGGCTTCTTATTTAGCCGAATATCTACTGTCACACACCAATGTAGAGGTACATGGTGTGAGTCGTTGGCATAGTACAGCAACGGCACACAATTTAAGAGAGATTAAAGACGATGTGGTATTACATGAGTGCGATCTTAATGATCTAAGCGCTACATATCACACAATAAAAGATGTAAAACCAGACTATGTTTTTCATCTCGCAGCTCATGCGAATGTTAAGGTATGTTTTTCTAATCCTATAGCCGTATTGCAAAATAACACAAATAATACAATCAACCTATTTGAAGCAATTAGGATGGTTGGTATAGATCCAATAATACAGAACTGTATGACCTCAGAGGTATACAGGGCTGCTTCCAAAGATGAGTGCCCAATATCAGAGACCCATCCGGTAGAGCCCCAGAACATATATGCTGTATCTAAACTAACACAAGAAAAAATCGGCTTAGCTTATTTTCACTCTTATGGTTTCAAAGTTATAACAACAAGGATGTTTAGCTATATAAACCCCCGTAGAAAAGACATATTCGCTACCGCTTTTGCTAAGCAAATTATAGATATTGAGCGGAGCAATGCAAGGGTTTTGAAGCATGGCAATCTTAAGCCTGTAAGAACACTGATAGATGTTCGTGATGCGATGTCCTCTTACTGGGTGGCATCACAAAAATGTCATGTTGGTCAGATATATAATATAGGTGGGGATAATACTATATCTATTGGTGAATTTCTAGAGCTACTAAAAACATATACTAAAGCCAATATTATTACCGAAGAAGATAAGTCACTATTACGACCAGTAGATATATCTTATCAGATACCCGATTGCACTAAATTTATTAACCAAACAGGATGGTATCCAAACTATACCTTAGATGAGTCAATTATGTTTCTTTTAGACCACTTGAGGCAAGAACAATAATGAGTATTTTCAAAAACACAAAATGCTTGGTTACTGGCTCTGCTGGTATGATCGGTTCTAACTTCGTGCAAAGACTTATTAAAGAAAATGCTAGAGTTTATGCAGTGTTTAATAATACCATACCCAAAGAATATGATGGGGATTTGAAGCCATATTCTTTAATGAGAGCAAATCTTGAAGTAAACTATGATGTAGATTACATCTGTAGAGGAATAGACTATGTATTCCATTGTGCTGGCAAGAGCTATGGTGCTGGAGCACAGGCTGAAAACATCCTTAATCTTGTTGGTCCAAATATCAAGATGAATTACAACCTCTTGGCTGCCGCCCATAAAGCACAAGTCAAAGCGTTTGTTTATCTATCTAGCACTACCGGATATCCGCCCTATGACCATCCGGTAAAAGAAGAAGAATTCCATTTTGAAGACCCGGCAGAAGTTTATTTCGGTGTGGGTCATATGAAAAGATATAGTGAAAAATTATGCGAACTCTTTGCCAAATATATTGACAACAATATAACATGTATTGTACCAAGACCTAGTAATATAGTGGGTCCGAGAGATTGTTTTGATCCATCCAAATCGCATATATTACCAGCATTAGTAAAAAAGGTAGTTGATGGTGATGATCCAATTGAGGTATGGGGAGACGGTAAAGACACTAGAGACTTTTTGCATGTAGACGATTTCATTGATGCAGTATTTCTTATGGTAGAAAAGATTCCATATTTTGAGCCCATAAATATTGCATATGGAAAGTCGTTTAGCGCCATCGATATTCTTGGTTATGCTTTACAACACGAGGGAGCAAAAATAGATGAAAATGGTTCGTTTATAACACCAAGGATGTCGCTTAATAAAAATAAACCATCAACACTAAAAAATAGATTTGTTGATAATACTCGTGCTAAAACACTATTGGGATGGGCGCCTAAGAGAAATATTGAAAAAATGGTTGCAGATGTAGTAGATTGGTATACAATACATGTTAAAGGAGGAAAGAATGGTTAGTTCTTTTGTTAATTTGGTCAAGTCGCTAAATATAGGTGGTATTAAGGTGGCTGAAATTGGTGTTAGAGAAGGATATTCAACCAGGGAATATATGCCACATGTGGTTGCTATGGGGGGGCATCTGTGGGCTGTTGACTGGTTTAAAAGCAATACATATCGTAATGGCGTCTATGATCCACCGGAATACGAATTCTATGAGCAAAAATTTTTACAAGAGTTTAAAGATTATGTAAAGGACTATCTTGAATACATGACTATCTTGGTGGGAAATAGTGTAGATCAAATAGTAAAAATACCTAATAGAAGTCTAGATATAGCATTTGTAGATGCTGATCATAATTATTTTCATGTTATGGGCGATATAGAAAGATGTTTAGAGAAAGTAAAGATTGGTGGAATATTGTGTGGGCACGACTGCGATCATCGTGGAGCATCAAACAAATATAGTGCAAAACAACTATACAGAGACAGAGAGATAAACCGTGGTCATGTTGGAGTTGAACAGGCGGTTTATGATTGGTTCGGTGATAACTACGAGTTGCTTCCAGATAGTATGTGGAAGGTTACAGTAACAGGCAACGAGAGGCTTTAAATGCATGTACTATTTATAATAGAAAAATACTATCACGGTCCAGCTTTTGGTTACACAAACAGTATCCATAATCTCATAGGCTCATACGAATGTACAAACTTCGGAACACACGAATGTGTTTTTATAGACCCCGAGAATTTGTGGACCAATGAAGCCATAGACAATGTATTATTGACATATGATTATGATTTGGCATTCATATCATCGTTTGATGGCAAAAACGCCAGTCTTGAAACAACAAAAAAGTTAAAAGGTAGCAGTAAAAAAATAGCGATGATTTGGCACGATTCTATAGATCTGCCCGTTGGATGTAATACTAGGTGTTTCGGTTATAGATGGTGGGAATATGCTCAGTATTGTACACAGATTTTGTTAGACTGGGGCAATGGAGAAGTATACCCTGGGGCTTATGGTATAATGGCTCCACAAGACGACAGATTGTATAACAAAAACACGAATACAGAAGAGTATGACCTTGGATTTCCTGGTAGAATTATTTCAATGCCAGATAGAGAGGATTTGTTTGGCAAAATTTCTAATAGGGGATATAAAATGTTGACAGGAGGTGGTCGTGGTCCCGGTCAGGGTAATTTGTCAAATGAGGACTATGCTAGTATACTTAAAAAATCAAAAATATGCTTGCATCTTTGCCATAGGAAACCCGGTGTTGGTCAGAGAAAAGGAAGAACATCTGAAATAGCCGCTTGTGGCAAATTTATGTTGGCTAATTTCACACAGGAATTTAGGGAAAAGAAATGGGATCTGTTACTAGAAAACCACGATTATATACACTTCGATATGGATAATATCTTAGAAAGAATAGATTATTGGCTTAGTCATGATATAGAAAGACAGCAAATAGCCAACAATATATATGAAACATATCAAAGGCTATACTCTCCAGTTATATTTTGGTCGAATGTACTATACTTGTGCGGCGTATGATACACACATTAATTATCATGGAAAAATATTGTGGTCAAAAGAAAAACGGCTATACGGTTAGTTTTGGTCCACTGGTTGGGTCTTATATTAGTTCCGGTATTGGAACATATGAATTGATTTTTATAGATCCTGAAGAAATATTTTCCAATGAGGCAATAGATGATATTTTGATAAACCAAGACTATAATTTAGCCGTAATATCTGAATCTGTTGGAAATCCAAACGCAAATTTACATACGATAAAAGGTCTTTATGGTAGCAGCAAAAAGATTGCTATGATATGGCATGATGCTGTCGATATACCACTAGGTTCTGATATAAAGTCTGAATATAGATGGTGGGAATATGCCGAATATTGTCCACAAATATTTTTTGATCATGGCGTTGGAGAAATTTATAGAAACGTATTTGCAATGATGGTTCCACAAGATGAAACCATTTTTAATACTACTAATACTAGTGATGAATATGACATAGGATTTCCTGGAAGCGCTATATCTACAGTAGAAAGACCAAAGATTATCAACACACTTATATCGCATGGATATAATTTGAAATACGGTGGTGGTCGTGGTGATCATCAAGGAAATCTATCTAATGAAGACTATGCAGATATACTCAAAAAATCTAAAATTTGTTTGCATATGTGTATGAGACATCCCGGTGTTTTTCAAAGAAAATGTAGAACATCTGAAATAGCTGCTTGTGGTAAATTTATGCTAGCCAATTGGGATGAAGATTTCAGAAATAAAGGGTGGTCAATGTTAGAAGAAAATAAAGAATATGTAGTATTCAATGAAGGCTCTTTGTTGTCTAAAATAGACTACTATCTTGATCATACTATAGAGAGAAAAGAAATATCGAGAAATTTATACAACAAATATTTAGAAAAATATAGCGCATACCATTTTTGGAGCAATGTGTGTAATATATGCGGTGTTAAATGAAGATTTTGTTTATAACAGAAAAACATTTTGTATTAGAAAAGTTTGGTCTAACCAATAGTATACACAATTTAGTTGGATCTTATGTTTGTACAAATATTGGAACATATGAACATTTATTTGTTAGTCCAGAAGATCTTGTAGACAGCAACGATGTTGATAAGGCATTGATAGAAAGAGACTATGATATTGCGTTTATTTCTTGTCCCGATGGAATAAACGCTACATTAGATACCGTTAAGAAATTAAGCAAAACCAACAAAAAGATTGTCACATGTTGGTGGGACTCTATAATGTATAATAAACAATCTAATGTTGCTCCGACATATAGATGGTGGGACTATGCACCATACTCACCTCAAATACTGTTTGACTGGGGACACGGAGAAGAATTGCCAAACGTATTTTGTCTAGAAGTTCCACAAGATACACGCATATATAATACAAATAATACATCAGAAAAGTTTGATGTTGTCTTTGCCGGGTGTCATGTTACTAGATTAGAAAGAAAACAATACATAGAATATCTACAAAACAACGGCATAAGTGTGTTTTTTGGCGGCGGTCGTGGTCCGGGAAATCACGACAATTTATCTATAGACGAGTATGTTTCGTTAATAAAAAACTGTAAAATATGTTTAAATCTATCTGTTGGTCATGGGCAAAAACAAAGAAAGGGCAGAGCATTTGAAATTACCGCGTGTGGTAAGTTTATGTTATCAGACTACCCTGAAACTTTTTATAGCAAAAACACAAATAATCCACCATTTTTTATAGATGGATTGGATTTTGTTAGCTTTTCCGGCGCTGAAATACTAGATAAGTGTTGCTACTATCTAGCTAATCATGAAGAGAGACAGCAAATAGCAGATAGCGGATATAATAAATATATTGATAATTATTCCCCTGAACATTTTTGGAAAAAGGTGTTAACAATATGCAACTTGATTTGAGTTTAATGAAAAAGACAATAGAGGACAACCTTAATCACTGGCATAAATCGAATTTAACCATTTTTGATTTAGATCCATTAGTGGCAGATGAATATGTCGTGCTTGGTGTTATAAATGCCTACAATCATTATGAGATGTGGCATCTTCTTGAAAATTATACGTATAATGTTGGCAAAGCTAACAATATGTCTAGAAACGACACAATCAACAAAATGAATAATATCTTTGTTAAATACCAAAAACCAAATTTTGATTATATAAACACCGAAGGAATAGGAAATATAATCGATAAAGCTAACATATGCTATATTAAATATCTACATACGATAGATCATGTGCCTGAAAAAACAGATCTGATAAAACAAGAATACGATTTTCTATGGAACAATATACAAGATTTATTTCGAGACATGCTGGCTGGCGTTCGAGGATTTAAAACTTTTGATATATTTAAAATCAATTATACATACGAAGATGTAGCTCAAAAATAATGCACAATATCTACCTTTATAACAACCTGCATTATGGTGATATAATAACCAACCGGGCTCTTATTAAAGAGTTATTAAAATACCCACAACTAAATATAGCCGTTGGATGTTATGCTAATCATTACTATTTATATGAGGATTTGTTTGTTCAGCACATAGTATCACAAGAAGACGAGAATTTTCCACTATCCATTGATTTAGTTCGGTTGTGTCCGAATGGATATATGCCAATTAATACACATTGTGGTACATATAGAGACTTAGATATTAAATATCAACACAATTGGATTAATATAGTCGAAACATTTAACAGACAATCTAAAATATATAATCTTGGTATAGAGTTGTATCACAAAGAAGTACCAATGATAGATTTTAATGTTTTGTGCGATATTAAAATTATCGGAAGGGGCATATATATAGAAAATGGTGTTCAGCGCAGTCATCCAACATCTTTTGAGTTTGATATAGAAAATTTGTGTAATATATTTCCAGAATTTAATTTTTACTGTACATCGAAAGCGCCATCAAAAAATAATGTGATAGATTGTTCGGATAAAAACCTAATAGAACTATCGCATATTAGCAATCAATGTGAGTCTATTCTTGGCAAAGGAAGCGGTCCTATGTTGTGTACATATACAGAGGACAATAGATTTAAACCTAGAGCGGTCTGTGGATATGATACACAAGCCATGCGAAGGTTTTGGGAATATAGGGGCAATCCCATCAAATATCTATATGCGGAGGATGAGGTTGTAGAATTTTTGATCGAAGTTAGAAATAATAAGCCCAGAACATTAGGACCAGAATGAAAGTGTCTTTTATATTAGCCACAAACAAAGCCTTTGTTGGTGGAGCACAAACAACCATTCAGTCTATATATAATGCTGATTCGTTGAATATAGACTATGAAATAGTATTATTATCTAAAGAAAGTGTTGATCAACCAAAAGTTGTGTGGATTAATGATGATAAACAACTAGGATCTGTTAGATCATACAATTATCTTTTTACACAAACAAATAGTGATTATATTGTTTTGTCTACTGATGATAAGCAATTCGACCCAAATATATTTAGTGTATTCTATGATTTAGAAAATAACTATCAGAACCATAAATTCAAGATCATTTCACTGCCGATACACAATGGATATGGATACACAAATCCGTGTTACTTGGACGACGACTGTAATCTTAGCGGGAAAAATCTAGTACCACATTGCATAATGCCAAGGTTTCCAATTTTTCATTCTAGTACGATAGAAAATGAGTTGTGTGGATGTCTTTTTAATCCAGAGTATAGACATCATTATGCAGACAGTTGGCTAGGATATTGGATGTGGGCTCATAATCAATTTCCACTAGAATACGATAGGGCTTGTTTGTATCCATTTGGAAATAGTTCTACTAGAAACGACACAGATATAGACAGTGCCAGAAATGTTTTTCTATCTATGATTAAAGAGCACGAAAAGGGTGATAGAAAAACATATGTCTAAAACAAGAATCACAATAGTCCAAATCAATAGTAGTTTTTCTGGCTGTCACTATTTACCATATTCTGCCGGATTACTGGAAGCATATGCTCGTACCTACTGTAAGAATATAGATGGCTATGAATTTTTGCTTCCAATATATAAGCGCGAGCCAGTACAAAAAATAGTAGAAAAAATTCAAGACGCTGATATAGTAGCATTTTCAGCCTATGTGTGGAACATAAGACTGTCGCTTGCAGTAGCCAAAGCAATTAAAGAGATTAATCCAAATGTATTTATCATATTTGGTGGTCCACAAGTTCCAGATAAATCTGAGGAATTTCTAAGGGCTAATCCATTTATTGATATGGTTGTAAATGGTGAGGGCGAAAGAGTATTTACACATATACTAGAAAATTTTAAAGACAAGACATTTGAAGATCTAAAATCAATAAGCTACATCAATAAGGATGGTGGGTTTGTTGGCAAGCCCAAAATAGATAGAATAAAATCATTAGATGAGATACCCTCACCATATACGACCGGGATCTTTAATGATCTTATGTGGGCTAATCCCAATGAACAGTGGTTGGTCATGTGGGAGACCGACCGAGGATGCCCTTTCTCATGTTGTTTCTCATCTAGTAATTATATCGCTTTATCCGATAGAATAGTTAAGTTTGATGAAGAGATATATGAGACACAACATATCGAATGTAATGATCCAACACACAGACATACAAAGTGTATTAGTGATAATAGAATGGTCTACCAGGGCAAAAGAGAATGCTTGAGAATAGAGCTTAGGAATGGTTCTTTTATAGAAGTAACCCCAGAGCATAATGTCAAGTTATTCGACAGAAAAACCGGAGAATTAATTGATGCAAAAGCCGAAGACCTTGGTGTGGGCGATTATCTCCCAATCCAAGTTGGTCAAAATAATGTAATAGAATATCAGACAATACCAAAATTAAAAATAGATTATGCAAAAGGCATTGGTAGAAGAGATCCAAAAAGGATAAGGCTACCAGAATATTTAGATGAAGATTTGGCTTGGTTTTTGGGATATATTATTGGTGATGGCTGTCTATCAGCAGGAAAGCCAGACAAAGATGGCAGCCCATGTATTAGACCATCACTTCATATGGCTATTACTGATAAATATGAAGAAAAACTACATTGTCTAATTGATAAACTATTTGGGCTCAAACTCAAAGTACACAAAGCCAACAACACAACAAAAATGAAACATGGGTGGGTCGATTCTAGGTTGTTGGTTAGATTTCTAAATGAATCCATCGGGATGGGAATCAAAAAGGATAAATTGAAAGTTCCCAGACTAATTTTTAGATCACCAAAAAGTGTCTGTGAGGCATTTCTGAATGGGTTGTGGGCTGCCGATGGACATGTTCCAGATAGTGGCGCTAGATTTTTATCTACAGTCTCACATATACTAGCAATGGAAGTGTGTTGTGTATTACAATGGGTTGGATATATATCGAGGATATATCGTGCGCAACAATGCACAGATGCCTATGGTAATAATGATATATATAATATTTATTGGTATGAGGCAGATCAAAAATGCAGATTTGTAAATGAAACTAACATAGAAAATATTTATAAGTGTGAGATAGTTGATATAATAAAGACCGATGCCAAAGACATATATGATATCGGAAATCCACCAACATTCATGGTTGCTAGTGGGGGAGTTTTAATTAAACAAAGTTTCTGTGACTGGGGCTCTGCAATAGCCTCTAAAGTATCACAGTTTGATATGGACAGATTATATAAAGAAGTGGACTGGATGTCTGAGTACAAGATAGAATTTATATTTTGTTGTGATGCAAATTTTGGGATGCTCAAGAGAGCAATAGATATAGCTCAATATGTTGGTACTAATAAGGAAAAATATGGATATCCAAAAGCTTTGTCTGTGCAAAATGCCAAAAATGCTACAGACAGAGTATTTCAAGTACAAAAGATACTTGGGGATTACGGTCTGAACAAGGGTGTGACTTTATCAATCCAGTCTTTAAACAAAGACACGCTTGACTCTATTAAAAGAGGAAATATATCATCAGAATCTTATGCTAGTCTACAAAAAAGATTTGCACAAGAAAAGATACCAACATATACTGACTTAATATTAGGTATGCCATGTGAAACTTATGATAGCATGAAATGTAATATAGCCAAACTGGTAGAAGATGGTCAACACAACCGAATACAATTTAATAACTTATCTATTTTACCGAATGCAGGGATGGGGACCAAAGACTATCAAAAAAAATATGGAATGATAATCATTGATAGCATTGCTATTTCTATGCACAATTCACTAGAACCATCTGAAGATGGTGTAGACGAATGGCAAGAATTGGTTGTGGGAACCGATTCATGTCCAAAGGAGGATTGGATCAAAACAAGGGCTTTTTGCTGGATGGTCGCGTTTTTATACTTTGATAAGATATTACAAATACCAATAGCTACACTAAGAACAATAACAGACATACCATATAAAGATTGGTTTGATTTGTTCTTTGAATCTGATTTGTCTAAATATCCAGTATTGAATGGTATAAGAAAATTTTTCATAGATGGCGCGAAGAGCATACAAAATGGTGGTCCTGAATATTGTCCAGCACCAGAGTGGTTAAATATCTGGTATCCACATGATGAATTTATATTGATTAAAACCATCAAAGAAAATAACCTAGATGGCTTTTATCAGGACTGTGAGGACCTGATATTGAGCTATCTAAAATCCAAGGGCATATATAGTCTTGACAGGATAGTAATGGATGGTATAAAATTAAATAAATCTTTAATACAACTGCCAATAGTGAATGATATTTTATCCATAGATCTGTCGTATAATATTTATGAATACTATCAATCTATTTTAGTGCAGTCGCCCATAATTTTAGAAGAATCCCCAATTAGATATCATATTAATAGACAAAAAGATCATAGAAGCACATGGGAAGATTGGTATAAGTATACTATTTGGTATGGAAATAAAGCTGGTCACTATCTAAATAAGAATGTGATTTCTGAAAATATCAAACATCAGAATATAAGCAATTTACCAGTGTATGATATCAATGTTTTGGGTGGTCATCATTAGCCCCAATCATATGACAAAAGCAACAAAAAACAAAAGATTTCAAATATGATTGGGGACAAAATGCGAGACTTTATCACAGTACACAAAGATATTTATCCGAACGACCCAGTGTCAGTCGGTATATCTAGCATAGTGCATTTTAAAGACAATTACATACAGACTACAAATGGCGGAATACTTTGTAAAGAATTTTTTTCTGAAATTGTAACACTGATCCAGAAGGCACAAAACTATGTGGTTTAACTATGACAAAGGAATATCGGTTATTGGACAGGGATGTTGGGGAGTTGGTAATGACGTATATGGCGCCAGATCTCAGGAACAAGATAAAGAAATACTCAAATCGACAATGCCATATGGTGTGAATTTTTTTGACACATCTCCATTCTATGGTAATAGTGAAAAAATTGTGGGGGATTTTTTCAAAGAACGAAAGACACGATTCGCCAATTATATTGCTACAAAAATAGGCATGATAGGAGAAAACCAGTGGAGTTTTGACAAATCCTACATGATTAAAAGCATCAACCAAAGCATCGCCAACATTGGTAATATATATTTGCTACAAATACACAGTCCACCAATAGAGATGATCACCGAAGATGTTATAAAAATGATGCTGTCATTTGTGGACACTAAAACAACACAATATTGGGGCATATCATATAAATCACCCAATGATGCTGTTACAGATCTTAAACAAGCAAAATACAAAAAACTCAAGAAGCCCGATTTCATTCAAATTAACTATGGGCTCCTTGATCAAAGAGCCAAGACACTTGGTCTTTTAGACTATTGTTATGATGAAAAAATTAGTATTATAGCTAGAACGCCATTCTGTTTTGGGTATCTTTGTAATGATATTAAAGATGGTGAACTAGAGCAAACAGATCATAGATTGAAGTGTTCTGAGCAACAAAAATCCAAGTGGAAAAGTGGGTTTGAAATTTTCAAACAATTTAAGAGCCCCAATGAAACAATGGCTCAGTTTGCTCTAAGATTTTGCTGGTCAACACCAGGAATTGTCACTACAATACCTGGGGCTAACACTCCTGCCCAAGCCATTGAAAATGGAACACTAGCAAATAGGAAGTTTTTGACACATACCGAACTACAAAAACTTTATCAAACATATCTTAAATATGAAGGATAATATGTTTGGCATTATAAAACCACGAAACGATAGACTAAGACAAATTTTGTCACAGACCGAAGTTATTGATGATCTAGATTTACTTAAGTCATGTTCTATGTCTAAGGGATTAGAACTTTGGTATAGCTATAATGATATTTATTGGTCTGTCTTGACATATATAAAAAAGTCTATAGCTATCTATTACAAAGAAAACTATGAACATATAGTCACACAGTCCCTAGCGCAGTTATATACTAATGCGACGATTGGTGGACTGCCCAATCTAACACCCAATGGAATTCTTCTACCAAAACGAGAAACGATCAAGTATTATTATAAGATACACAATGCTGTCAGATTAGCCCTAAACAAACTGGGAATATCCAGCCACATTCAAAAAATACACTGTCCTATCACGGTAAGAATCTCTGGTGGGTTTTTGAGCAATAAGGATGAAAGACCTAGGGCTTCTAGCAAAATACACACAGATGTTTGGTCGGGCGAGCCCACCAACACTACTATGGTTTTTATTCCTATTGATGGTGATTTTAAAAGGGCTGGTATAGATTTTTATAAGACACCAGAGGATATTCTCCATTGGTTAAGACCACTAGATGATTATAATGAGGGCAAAGCCATCACCGATATTGCAGCCAAAAATAAGTATGATATTATCTTAGAAAAGAACAAGCTTTATTTGTCCGACCCTTTATTATTACATGCCACACACAAAGAATTGCCATCAGTAGGACCCTCCCCATTTAGGGTTTCTATAGACTTTCGTTTTATATCAGATATAAGATGTCCATATGATACCGATGATAATCCAAGAGAAAGAAGCTACATAGACTATGCCACTTGGTCAGATATTGGATATAAGTGGGACATGTATACTCCAGATAGCATATTTGATATAATAAATGGTGATACTGCCCCAATAAACGCTTATTCTGGATACTATGAACTGAAAGAACGGCATGAAGATTAAATATACAGCAAAACAGCTAGATGATTTTGAAGATGAAATTGCCGAGATTTATAAAACTGGCATTATTAGGGCTCCTGTACACTTGAGGAAGGGTGGTGGATATTCCACACAAATCATTGACAGATTCGCTCAAATAGACGAAGACGATTATGTTTTCTCTTATTGGGCATCACACGCCCATTGTTTATTGAAGGGTGTACCAATGGAAACCCTAAAACAAGAGATATTAGCTGGCAAAAGCATATCTCTGTGCTTTCCAAAATATAAGATATTTTGCTCTGGCATAGTTGGGTCTTTGGTCGGCGTGGCTGTGGGATGCGCCTATGCTATTAAAAAACAGGGTCTAAATCATATGGTCCACCACTTTGGTGGTGATATGTTATCTAGATGTGGTATATTTGCAGAGGCTACTAATTATGCTAATAATCATTTTTTGCCCATTAGATTTATAGTAGAAGACAATGGCATTAGTGTAATGACTAATACAAAAGAGGTTTGGAATGACCAGAAATACAGTGGATACGGCTGTCTACAAAATATAGAAAGGTTCATATACAAAAATGAATTTCCTCATAGTGGTATAACACAAAAGATAAGGTTCTAAAATGCTATTAACCTATTTTGATGAAATTACAAGGGCTATGACTTGGTTGGGACAAAAGCCCAATACTATGTTTGTTGGTCAGTCCATTGTAGACGGAGGAACTTTTATGAGTGGCACTGTTTCAAATGTTCCACTAGAAAAAAGAAAAGAGTTCCCTGTTTGTGAAAGCTTTCAAATGCAGTTCTCTCTTGGGCTGGCAATAGCTGGAATGTTTCCCATAACTATATTTCCACGAGAAAATTTTCTACTATTGGGTATAGCCGATCTGGTCAATATGATTGATAAGCTGCCAGCCATCTCTAATTATGAAGCCTTGCCCAAGATGATTATCAGGACAGCAGTAGGACCACAAAAAAAGAGTCATCCCGGTCATCAGCACATTGGCAATTTCCACAATCAAATCAAAGATATGCTAGATTGGATAGATGTTATTGAGGCTAATACTATCGAAGAAGTATATAATATATATAAGTATGCATATGAAAGACCAGATAACAGAGCCACCCTGGTTGCTGAAATTGGAGACATGTACTAAACGGGAAATATTATGAGCAAAGACAGCATTGATTCAAATAGACGAATTAAGTTTGGTGATGTAAAAATTGGTGCCACAGCCCGAAGGCATATTAATGAGTGTTTGGATAATAATTGGGTTACTATGGGACCCAAGGTGAAAGAATTTGAAAAAGAGTGGGCTAAGATTTCTGGAGCAAAATATTGTGCCGCTGTAAATTCCGGCACATCTGCGGTATTGGCAATGTGTGCTTCTTTATATGATTCTGGGGCTAATCCCGGAGATGAGATCATAGTTCCAGCCCTATCTTTCTGTGCATCTTGGAATGCAATTATAGCCGCTGGTTTTAAGCCAGTTCCAGTAGACATTGATATAGAATCCCTTAATATAGACACAGCCTTAGTTGAGAACAATATATCTTCTAAGACGCGAGCTATATTGGCTGTAGCTTTAATGGGCAAGCCATTCGATGCCCATATCCTTAGAGACATTGCAGACAATCATAATCTTAAGCTATTTGGTGATTGCTGTGAATCACACCTTTGTAGAGTAAATAATGTTCCACTAGAAGACATAGCAGATGCTTGTGCCTATAGCTTCTTCTCCGCCCATTGTGTTTTTGCGTGCGAGATGGGTGCGGTCTGTTCTAATAATGAAGATATAATAAACTTGGTGAAATCTATTAGAAGTCATGGCAGACCAGTTGATAGCCTATATTTTTCACACGAAAGGTTTGGTCTAAATCTAAAACCAACTGATATTCATGCCTCAATAGGTTTAGAGGGGATAGAAAATGCTAAGTATCATATGTGTAGACGTAGGACCACTTCATATAAAATTACTGAGTCTCTTAAAAAATACACAGACATAATACATATTGTAGAAGAAAGATCAAATGACATTAATTGCCCACATGCAGTGAGCATAACATTCAGAAAGTGTGGTGCTGCAAAAGAACGCATTGGAGATCTAAAAAAGACATTGAGTGCAGCTAATATAGAATGGAAAAGAAATTTTGGGGCTATTACTCAGCACGAAGCATTTAGGCACGTATTTAGTGCAAAAGCCATCAAAGATGTAGAGGGCGCTTTTCCCAATGCCGAATGGGTTGGTGATCACGGCATACATATCCCATGTCATGCTTATATGGACGATGATGATGTATACGCCATTTGTAGGGTGTTAGATCATTTTTTGGACAAATTATAATATGAATAACAAAATATCAATATTACTAGGAACTAGGCACAGACCCAGTAATATACATAGGTTTGTAGGATCGGTATATCAAACAGCAGAGATACCACAAAATATAGAAATCATCTTTTATATAGATAATGATGATGTAATATCACCAGAAACCATTGATGAAATATCTGTCTATTACCCTAATGTAATTGCAAATATTGGTCCTAAAGTATCATTAAACCAAATGTCTAATGAGTGCTATAAGATTGCCAAAGGCAAGATTGTTGGATACTTTGGTGATGATTTTATATTTAGAACACCTGGATGGGACACAAGGGTGCTAGGGGTTTTTGACAAAATAAAAGATAAGATAGGGCTTGTGTGGGGAAATGATGGTTATAACAAAGAAACTGCCACACACGGATTTCTACACGTTAATTGGATAGAAACCCTTGGGTATGTAACACCAAAACAATACGATGGTGATTATGGAGACCGTCATTTAACAGATGTGGCAGAAAAAATTGGTAGATCTATATATTTAGATGATGTCATATTTGAGCATATGCATTGGTCAGTTCAAGATAGTGATGGATATCCAAAGGCTGAAAATGATAAGACATATCAAGAAAAGAATATGAGGGGGTATGGGGGGGCTATTCCATGCAATATTCAATATACAAACGACGAAAATGAAAGAATAAAAGAGTCTCAAAAGTTATCCAAATTCATAGAATCGTATTCTCGTGTTGGTTAATATGAAATCTAAACAATTTCAAATAGTCCCTACAGACCTTGGTAAATGTACTAAAAATGTATATATTGTCAATGTTAATCCACAGCAATATGATATATGTAGTGTAGCATCTCAAAACATGTGGGCAAACAAAAAGAAGGGCAGGTATGGTAGTGGGCTCTTGAACACCAAAGAAGACCCGTATAAAACAGAAAGAACCGGCAGGTTGGGAGAAATGGCTTTTGGGATTTTGATTAATCAAAATATAGATGCTGAATATAAACACCTTGGTGACACACAGGATTTTACAATAAATAATAAAAAGTTCGATATTAAGACGGCAGCCAAAAAGCCCAAATACTTATGTGGGCTTATTAGGGCTCAAACAGAAAGTGGCAAATTCTTAGACCTAACCTCTGATACTTATGTTTTTGGTTATGTGATACTAGATGACATATTAAAAAAAGTAGCCCAAATTTCTTTGGTTGGATATATGAACAAGGGAGATATAATAAAACTAGAAATGAAACCGGCTAAAATGGGATTTCACAAAAATTATGAGATACCATACAAAGACACACAAGATATAGGAGATCTGATATAATCATCAGTCGCGCCCCAATGCGAGTATCATGGTTTGGGGGCGGAAGTGACATCAAGTTATTTTTAGATGAAGGCGAACGCAGCATAGTAGTTGGTTCGGCTATCAATAAATATGTCACCATAGCGATTAAAGAGCTAAATAATATCTTTGATTATAAGATTAGACTATCATATTCCATCATCGAATGTGTTAAGAATATAAATGAGTTGAAACACCAGACAATAAAACACGTCTTAAATAAGTATAATATAGATAAAAATCTAGATATACACATTATTACAGATTTGCCCAAAACCGGTGGTATAGGCTCATCATCATCATTTATTACTTGTTTGATTAAGTCACTTAATACACTGAATGGTATACACTGGGGGCGCAAAGAAATAGCCAAAGAAGCCATCAATATAGAAAGAAATGAAATGGGGCTCGATGGGGGGTACCAAGATCAAATATTCGCCTCATATGGTGGTGGTGTCTCCAAGATAGAATTTGTCAATGGTGATTTTTTTATTGAGCCAGTGGTGTGTGGGAGACCATTTATAGAACACCTACAAGAACATATAATACTTTTTCATACTGGTCAAGATAGATTAAGTGGCGAAGTAGCAAAATCATACACCAAAAAAAGCATAGACAGCCTAAGAAGTATCAGAGACATAGCTATAGAAAGCCTAGAATATTTTGCAAGCGAAAATATAAATCAAATTGGCAAGTTGCTCAATCTTTCTTGGCAAAGCAAGAGGGCTATTTCAGACAAAATATCAAATGATCGTGTAGACAGTATAATCAGCACCGGACTGTCTTCTGGGGCTATTGGAGCCAAAATCATGGGGGCTGGACAAGATGGATTTATACTATTTTTGTGCCCACCACATCGACAGGACCATCTGTGTGACAAATTATCGGGGCTCAAGTCAGTGAAATGTAAGTTTGACTACCAAGGGACTACTACAATATTTTCGGAGTAAAATGAAAAAGCTGGGCATTTGTGTAACAGATTTTGGGCACTCCCAATTATCTTATAGAATATTAAAAGAAGTTAATGGTTTAATGCTTAGTAGGTTTGACACACCTATATCTATTTTCTATGAAAATTTAGATCGTCCAATAGGAAAACTACTAACTGGCTATTTTAATATGAGCGAATCGTGGCTGTTTAATGGGGCTCTTGTTGCAACAAGCCACACTACAGCCAACAAGATGATGACCATTCTGGGTCCTAGACAAAAGATATATTATGTACAAGATCTAGACTTTCTTAATAATGTTGTGAACTCAGACATTTTTTATAATTTGTTTTGTAATTCTAATATGGAAATATTGTGTAGATCGCAAAATCATAAAAAGGTAATAGAAAATAATTTTAATGTCAAAGTAAAAGGTGTTGTAGAAAATTTTGATATCAAATCCTTATTAGAGTTTGTGAGAGGGCAAGATGAGTAAAGAACTAACCAAGGCATATCTGCAAAAAGAATATGCACAAAATAAAAGATCAACGTCTAGTATAGCTAAAGAAATGGGGCTTTTTCCAGAACAAATTAACAGAGCCCTAGAAAAGTTCGGTATACCAAAAAGAACTAGAGGCGAAGCTCTTGCTAATGCTTATGAGACCGGCTCAAAAGAACACCCCACCAAAGGAAAAGAGTCCTCTGAAAGCACAAAGCTGGCTATCAGCGAATCTAATTATAGGGTTTGGCACGAAAAGTCCGAAGAGCAAAAACAGGTGCATGTAGAAAAAGCCAAAAAAGTATGGAACAAAAGAACAAAAAAAGAAAAAGAAGATTTCATCAAGATGGGCATAGATGGCATTAGGAAAGCATCAAAGCTTGGATCTAAAATGGAGCACATGCTATTCCGACTATTAAAAAACGAGGGTCACAATGTGGTATTTCATTATAATAAAATTTTGGCTAATGAAAAACTGGAGATTGATATTTTCGTCCAAAACCTGGGTGTCGCTATTGAAGTGGATGGTCCGTCGCACTTTTATCCGGTTTGGGGCGAAGAAGCCCTAGCCAAAACACGAAAAGCCGATATTCAGAAAATGGGATTGCTTTTGGGCAAGGGACTGAGTATAATAAGATTGAGACACTTCGGTGATACAAAATCGAATAAATACTGTCGAGAGGTTTCTAAAATTCTTTTGGAGACCCTGGAAAAATTCAAGACAAAGCCCAAAGAGCCCACTTATCTTGAAATCACACCGACGCCATATTCAGGTCAGCACCCTGATATCAGTATATTAAACCCTTCTCCAATACGAGAACTTATAATAGAAAACAAGCCACTTCGTATTAGGAAAGATACCACAACCGGAAAACCGAACAATGCCAAGAAAAAAATCAGAACCAAACGACCAGGATACATTAGGGGACCAGAAGATATTGTCGGTAGATGATGGATATCTTGTTGGTGATTTGCAAAACAACAATGAGACCACAACCAAAGAACGGACATATCTAGAAAGCTATACGGATCCAGATTGGTCTGATTATGTGATGTCTTTGTTCGCAAAAGACGAACTACAAGGTGATAATCCAAAAACCGACGGATTACGCAGAGTAGCCCAAAAGCTTATTGGGCAAATAGCCGAATCTAAGACCAAAATAGTACAAGCGCCCACAAAAGAAAATGGTAATAGGGCGTCGGTTGAACATACCATAGTATTTGCTCTAAGGTCATTTGATGATAGCGGCATACAATTATACAAAACTATTATGGCTGTCGCAGATTGTTGGTCTGAAAACACAATATCCCCATATAATCAGCATCCATCAGCAACGGCAGAGACCAGAGCAGAGGGCAGAGCCTTGAGAAAAGCGCTTGGTATTAAGAACATTAGTGCAGAAGAAAAGTCTGTTAGAGAAGAGAGTGACATTCAGGCTGCACAAGACAGATCTCTGTTTGACAACGAAGCCCTAATAGATGAGGGCAGAGTTTTAGGCATAACACTCTTGTGCCAAAGATGTAATATAAATGTTAGTGCATTTATTAATAGTGGTAAGAGAGCATATAATGATATCAAGGAGGTGCCATATGACGTGTCTACTGCTATGATTAAAAGACTGGGTGAGTATTTTAGAGGAGAAAAAGAAATACCTGGGCATTTGTTAGAAGTTGAAAATTCTAGTGAGAAAGGTTAAAAAATGATTAACAAGAAAAGACTAAAGATCACCGTAGATCACATTAGAAGTGGTGTAACAACCATAGGGGACCTCAAGAAAAATAGGGCGTCATATTTAACACACATGTGTGGTGGTTTATATTTGTACGGTATCTCCCAGGGTATTGTTGCAGGTAGAAGAGAAAGCAGAGACGCCTTTATTAGACAAAGAGACTACGACCGATATCGCAATGGTTATAACAATGGCGTTCATCTACAAAGATATGTTTAAAAGAGATAGTAAATGAAATTTACATACAAGGTTAATGACCGTCTTGATGTGTGTTTTGACTCCGATGTTCATACCGATGCCTTTGAAACCCTCATGGGCGTTCAAGAGGTATTTGGTATTAGTGAGTGTGGGTGTTGTAAGTCTAAAGATCTACGATACTCTGTTCGGACAGACAAGGATGATAATAAATACTATGATCTAAAGTGCCAAAATATATCTTGCAGGGCTGTTCTGTCCTTTGGGCAGAAAAAAAAGCCCAAAGGGGCACTGTATCCTAGACGCAAGAAAACCGATGAATCTAAGGAATACCTTCCCAATGGTGGTTGGGTAAAGTGGGTCCCAATCAAAAAACAGTAACCACAGACAAATAACCATCGGCATGGAGTAATTATGACAATTGAACGGATCATAATCATCACCCTTGGTTTGCTGTATATCAAACTTTATTATCTTTATAAAAGGCGAGTTCGCTACTTAAAATGTAGACTACAAGATATTAAAGAAGTAACCATCAACAAACACAAATATAATAATCTGGTTAAAAGTGTCAAGGACTATTTGTCCAAGGATGGACACGACCTGTGTTGGCAAAATCGCATGGAGCTAGCCAAAGCCATCGGTTTATATGTAGATGAAAAAATATATGTACCACCGATGGATGAATTTTTGCACAATTGCATAACTTACCGAAAGTCCCTAGATTCACACTAGATTGTTTATTCAGCTATGCGGCATTCGCCGCGAAACTCTACCTGTTTTAAAAATCTTTGGCGTGTTTTCTCAAAGAGTTAAAAAATATTATCCGACTTAGACAAGAAAAAGTATGATTTTTTGTATTCACCTGGGATATAATAACACTGAAGATGATTCGTGAAAATATAGCCACCTGATTTGGCAAAGGTCCTAGAAGTTTACCAGCCTACGCATTTTGCACAAAAAAATATCATAATTGGTAAACGCAAGATTTTTGGTGTTCTCCTATTTATAGATTCGATAACCGATCTAGGATAATAAAGCCAAACTACGTGGTTGAAGGGAGTGTGCGTAGTAAAAAAAATACTTCCGGTCAGCCTACAATTAAATGATAATTGCGGCTTGTCTTTTACTAAACCCCTGCAAATGGGTTTGGTACGCCCACAAACGTGCCGTTTGTGGATTAAAAATATCTTTCATAGAACGGTCGGTGATAAGAAACACTAGGTATAAGTCCCGAATGAAATATATCTACAAAATAGTAAGAGGGGGGCTCGTAGGATAATAGTCACGAATAGTTCCTAAAGTATCAATAGTATCAGTAAGACAGTGAGTGAAAAATGCACCCAATGATAAGGGTGAAATAAAATTTTGTTAGCGTAGCGTCCCTTTTGCTAGATCCCACAGCCAAGATTGAAGGTGGTTGTTGACTTTCTTGGTTGTGGGATTTTTTTTATTTTAAATTAGCCCTAATGAATAATATACAATGTTTTCGTGGTATTCCAGCACAAACTCCGTCCAGCCCTAAGCCAGAACCAATCCTATTGCAAACCAATGGCATTTTATGACCAATAACATAGTCTTAGCCCCACTAGACAACTATATTCGAGAAGTCCAGATCAACAGGATCATTGATGGTGACACATTTGTTGCCAGTGTCGATCTAGGATACAGTATCAAAACCGACGTTGAATTTAGGCTATCTGGGCTAAATACACAAAATATGTCAACAGAAAAGGGCAAAGAGGCTTATGAGATATTCTTTACTCTATGTGAGAATGCCTCAAGAATATTCGTAGAGAGTGAAATGTTGGTCAAAACACCCTACAAGATGAAAAGGGAAAAGTGGCGAAGATACCTTGCTACAGTTTATTTTTTCGACCAAGATAATAACTGGATCAATCTTAATGAAAGGTTGTTAAATTTGGGGCTGGCTATGCCCTACAAAGGCATTGGACCTAGGGACTAGCAGAGTATTGGAACACATCAAAAATTGAACTTCCTGGTATATTAATGCCGTCTAGTCTACTGCATGGAACATCTATACCATTGATCTTGATGTATATACTAGATGGGTTCAATACCATAGTATTTGGCGGTATTGTTAATTCTGTAAATGTTCGGGCTGTTCCTGTTGTGGTGCCGGTTGGTTCAACCGACCTAGCTATAGCCCAAAATATTTTGTTATTTATAACCAGTGTGACCGGCGTACCAAAGAAGCTTTGAGTGTTGTGCCTGAATGGATGCTGCTGAATATTATGTAGTATTGATGGTGATATTGGATCACCAAGCTTACTAAACATTGCATTGGCTATACTATAAAATGTTGACCCACTAACAGATACGCCCAATCTATTAGCTTTATTGGTATTTGCAACCCCAAATCGCAGACCGGTAGCATCACCCATAGTGCATATGCTTCCTCCAACTGTAACCGGGGCATTGTGCTCTATCTTGACCTGTGTATACAATATTGGTATTAATTTTATTGGTGTTGTTTCTGTGGTAATGGTCTGTGTAAGAAAAACTGGATCGGTTCTAAGGAAATGTGTTGTGGCATTTAAAGAAATAGTGGGTTGGCTTCCAGAACACACTATATCAAAACTAGAATTGCCCAAGCCACCAAAAAACTTGGCTCTCACACAACTTGTCAATATATCACTGTCGGGTATTTCTGTCGCCAATAACCACTGTTTGACCACGCCATTAGGCAATATCTTATTAGACCCCACTATTTTAGCTGTGTCTAAAAATATGCCGGAAGATAGTCCAAGACTACTATATCCCCAATCACCAATTCCACTAACCTGATTAAATGTTGGCGGAACGACAGGACTGCTATTAGTTACTTTGGTAATGAAATTGTGGTCCCTGATATTTTCAAAACAACACTGCTCAGCCATTTGAAGATATGGCATATAACCAGAACCAGGAATTTGACCAGATGCATATAGTAAGTGGTTTTGGGGTCCTATAAATCCAGTTGCCTTAAGTGTTAAGTTATTAAATTGCAGACCATATTCTTTGGTCAATTGTGGTATTGGGACGCCACTAATAACATATGTCTCCGTAGCCACTCTGCTCTTTAGTGTTGCAGTCTGACTACTAGCAGATGACTCTGGATTGATCCAATCTTCACCACATGGATGTGCAGCATTGATCTTGGGGTTTCTGTACATTCCATCTATATGATTGTGGCACTGCCAAATTACATCAGCCATTTGGTAAAAGGGCATAATTGCAAGTTCAGAATTGGATATGTCTCGTGGAACACTACCAGAAACTATATATAGTGTTGGTATTGTAACAGAGAGTGGTCTATCACCAGATGGCAAAGATATGTCAGAAAAAGGAAGCCCAAGACTTTTTGTAAAAAATCTGGTAAACTGCCCACTACTAGTTAGATCGCTATATGACCATAATATTGGATATTTTCTAAAAAAGGCTGTAACACCACTAGATAATACATTGATTCCAGATCCGCCTATAGATGGTAGTGATAGTTTGTTTTGTTGATATGCATCATAATCATACCAAAATATATTTCTTGATGCTATTGAATGAGGAAAACTATCTGAATATAATATGTGGGAACCAATATCATAGTTGGTTACACGATAGGAATTGTTGATTGAAACTGGTCCGTTATATAATAAAGATGGGTTTTCACCAGCAGGTCCCCTAAAGTATGTGTGATACAACAGTCTTGTGGGCTCATATTCCGAGTAGAATACACCCGAAGATTCGGCATATCCAAATTTACCACGATCTGCTGGATAAGCCATTAGATCATCCTAATAGCAAAGGTTCTTGGTAGCTGATCTATGAATTCTACACCATGCTTGTTATATAATATAACCGGAGTTCCTAATCCCAATGTGTGCAAATCACCCCAAGACTCTTGTATATTAAATACAACTTTATCATTAACACCAGAAAGGGGTGGGGTTGTAGTTGGGTCGTCATAAATCAATTGGGCATTTGCTGGAGTAGATGGATTAGTAATAGAAGATATTGGTCTAACAACATAAAGTGGTCTATTGGAAAGCCCATATGTTCTGCCACCACTTTGCATAATAACTGCATATAGGTCAATTGTATCTCCGGTAGCAACCCAAACCTTTCTATTATTGTCCCATCTGGCATCCAATGGACCAGCTTTCCAGTCTCTACTATCTGTTCTATATCCTGTAGCAAATAGAGGACCGGGGTTTTGTGGATTAACATTGGGTACCGGTTTTCCATTTGTGTCATATCCCCACCCAACCATGATTAGGGGGGCTCTTAGTCCTATCCCACGAACAGATGACGGGTATGCATTTGGGGCATACAACTGATCTTGTCTGTCGTATTCATCTCCAGAAAGCACATAATTAATATCAGTGTTCATCTGGGTGTTCGGATTATATATATCGCCACTAGCAAATGGATTAAGATTAAATACAGTGGGCTCCGTAGCACCACTAGAGGGCTTTTCAAAGTGTGGCATATACCGGTGTGAACCATCATTTCCACTAGCCGTACTAAATGGTCTAAAGATACCATCTAGTGTCATTAGGGATGTAGACTGAAAATTCTTGCTATTATTGCCGTCTACGCCAGCTATCGCTTCACCCATACTCAAAAAAGACAGGGATGTTCCAACAACTCTACCACTAATATCCACATCATTTCTGGCTAATACCACTGGATGTGGGCTCTTTGCTGTCAAAATCCTAGAGCCATCTAGACCTATGAACCTAGCCGATCCCCTCCTGTTTAACTGCTCTCTTGAAGGAGCCCTTATAACTTGATTAAGTCGCCTTTTGATATTTTGTGATTGTTTAGTGAGCCTTGTAAATCTAGCCGCATTCTGTTGTGCAAAAACCCCAAATTTGGGCGTGTATGTCTGCATATTATATGTTGTGGTTATTCCCTGTTCATTAATACTAACTTGAATATTAGTTATATTAGGGAGCCCAACAGACAAAATATCACCTATGGATATTGTAGGAACCCCAGGGACTTGTATTGAACCAGCCTCAAGAACCTGAGACTTAGCAGTACCAGATATTAGTTTGGCTTGTGCTGCCAAATTCATTTGTGTAAAGCCCCCATAATTCCAGGGAACCAATGATTCATCTTGTTCAAATGAGACTTTGCCAATCGCCGAATTTATATACCACGGACCATATGTTGTTGTGTGGTCTATGAGTGGTATGGCAACAAAATCGGGCTGTTTAAAAATAGGGGCTGCTTCAACATTCTCAATACCGTTGGCAATATTAGATATGGCTGCCTGAAGTCTCTCTGACAGTGTATTTGAAAATCTAATGGCGGTTGGATTGGCTATCAATCTGATATTATAATTTTCTAATGATTCAGAAAATTGATATAAATTGGGCAACCGATCATCTAGTGTAAAGTTTGTGTCTTGCTCTGGTTGTATTAGTGTTCCATCTTGTAGGTGTGATGGTCTACTTAAATTATTATTAATATAGAAAGCATTTTCATATTGCATTCTTGTTAAACCAAATCCCATAAAATGTTTCAGCCACATAATCCTCAGACCAGTATTGATAGCCCTTGTTTGCTTTTCTATATCTAATAATATTGGCGATGGCAGTGTAATTACTGCTCTAGGACCAGTCAGATTATAGTAATCTAAAAATACCATATTTAGCTCTACATTACATTTAATGAAAGCGTAGTATGGAACAGATATGCCGCCCGGATAATTTTTATTTATCACAACATAATCTGTTCCTGGTGTCATATTTGACAGGTCATAGTTTTGTATATTGTCTAGTCTAACAAATGCTTGAAATTTACCATCCTGGTCGGTGAACAAGTCACTATAATAGTTAGGCAAACCTAACGGCTCTGCCCCATCTTCCAAAAATCCCCCATCAGCTATATCTAGGGAAAACACTAATATGCCGGTCTCACTTTCTCTTGTAGCCAACACATCTGGTATTCGCACCATAAATTTTCTGCCATAGTGTTCGGTGGCAAATTCTTTTACATAATTGTATAGTCTAAAGATATTGTCATTTTGATGACCAAATTCTGTTTCATTAGCATTTAGAACCCTGGTATTAGCATTAAGTTTGGTTATTGTGTTTCTACCAACCCCAAGCAATACATTGTCTAAAAATGCCCCATTGACATCAAAGAAACTTCTGTCACTAATCCCCAATGACTGCGCCTTGCTTGGGTCCATAATCTCCAACATGGTAGCCCATGCATCTTGACTGATAAGAGATGCTCTAATCTCAGCCATAGTAATATTGTATGTGTCACCAACCCCAAGCACATTCCAGTTTCTAGAATCTATATTAAAGTTGGCTTCAGCAAATCTATCAGCAACATTAGCAATAATAACATTGCCATTGGCATCTATTCCCCAAAATGGCAATATGTGTGTTTTTGTTCTATCGGCATTGGGTGAATTTAGATGGAGCGTTCCGACAATTTTAGATTGACCATCATCAGCAATAGATGTTAATAGCCCATCGTCTCTTAAATTATAAGTTATATGATTATTGCCATCGTATAAAAATCCTGTACTATCAAATGTTCCAATTGTTACAGTAGAATTTGTAGCAGCAGACACAATGGTTTTGGTTAATGTCCCAGATGCGCTAATTGTATAATATATGTGTTCGGGATCGGCATCATCTATAATGACGCCACCATCTCCATATATATCAACAATATTGTTGTTGCTGTCATAATATACTTGGGTTGTAGTAAACAAGCTTTGCACCTGACCACCAACCAAAAACATAGAGGTTGGGTCTGTCCTGAGCTCTTTACCGACTTCTTTAGATATAACATTAGACACATTAGATATGTATGAGGACAATACATTGCCTTGTGGCTGAGCCCTTCTATCTATTGTTTTTATTTTAATTATATTAGATATGGCGCTCTGAATCAGCACACAATGAAAATCATGCCCATGATCTTGACATACTATGCTGATGAGCTCTAACAAGCTAATGAAATTCCCTGGAACACGATAATATGGGCTTGTGACAGGAATTTCTGAGATATCTAAAGAATAGTTGTGCCCCCTGAAGTTGATGAATGGTCCACCATAATCATGGCTTGATAATATACCAGCAACACCGATCATATCACCAAGGGCTTGTCGGATTTTAACAAAAGGAACCCCACCATCATTTACCAAGGTATTACCAAAACCCTGGCTTTCTAAGTACCCAAAAATATTTATAAGATTCGGTACGACTTCAGTAGCCCCAATATATCCCGATAATATAATCTGGACACCATCTAATATTATTCTGGGATCCAATACATCTACTGTATATACCGGATATCCATCACCACTACTAGAGCTTACGTAGTGTTGTAATATACCACCATGAGTGAAGGTGTTGCTGTCATCAAAATGAGAAAAATATACTGGCGACCCTATTAGTGGTGCAGTAAAAAGATCACCATTAACAGGATCGTCCACTAGATTGACTGTCAGTTGTGTATTTTGTTCGTTCAGACCTAGTGTTACGCCATATGCAGCTATACTAGAGCCCATAAATGTTTGTTGTTGCATATTAGTTACTCATACACAAATGTAATAGTTCTGGCATAATTTCCGGTAATGGGATTAAATGTTTCTGATTTGTTTGTCTCAAATACCTGTGAAGCAATCGGTCTTGTATCATTAATTATACCATTGGTGTCGGGCTTATTAGCCATATAATTAATATATCCTGATGAACTAGCTGGTGTTACTATTAATTCTATGTTGACAGATCTAGCCCTTGCGGTTACTGTGCTAATATCTTGTAATACCGGTCCAGCCGTCCTCCCAAGAACTAGTAGGGATGCGAACACATCGTCGTTTCCTTGTTCCGTTATTTGAATATTCTGAAATCTAGCATTAGGAAACAATGAGAATCTACTATTATAAGTGTAAACATAAGATATAGTACCAGCTACTGGATTTCTACCAATAGCTTCATTTATAGCCAATGGATTTAATGATATTCCACTGTAGTTTTGGGCTCTTCCATATAATCCATTGCGTATTTGCTCGAACTTACCCGATGCAGCAGCCCACTTGGTCTGTGATATAGCAAAATTAGAGTTCCTAGTTTCAAGCCCCCTGATATTGCCTTGTATTGTTACTGTGGTGAGACCGTCATTGGTCGATACATTACTGTCTATACTAAAATCTTCGAGGGCTGTTCCAGAACTTACTACCCAGGTTTCAGTAACACTAAAGTTTCCGTTGTTTTTATTTACGCTTTCAGCCCTGGCATGATTATAGCCATTAAACCATACTGGTAGATTTAGTGAGCTAACAGCAATTATTCTGTCGGCATCTATGCCAAGCCTGGATTGTACCCATGTTCTAGCCTGCTCCCATCCTTCCTGATATGAAGAATCGGCATTATAGTGCCTTCGACCAATTGCATTCAGAGTGTGTGTCAATAAGAATGTTTGTTGTTGGATATCGCTTTCGGGTTGGTCTGACTGCATATTTATAGACCAATCTTCGATTGCTGAGTTCAAATATTGAGCAAAGTCGTCCTCTGTTGTCGGAATCAATGGACCGGTTATAGTATCGCATTCTAATGTTATAGTATATGGGCACGTCTCCACCCAAATCCCAGCGGGGAAATCTATAGATATAACCCTTGGGTTACATTCCGATGGCTGTGTGGCATCCCACGGGGCAAAGCTCAATACTCTCCCATCAACAGAAAAAAGATCTCTAAGGGCTTGTTGTTTTTTGAGTATAGCCGCCAACCTAGAATCAGTAGCTATGACTTCATCTGCCGGATATCCACCAATGGTCCAAAAAGCCCCTGTACTATCAGGACTACCCTTCCAAGCTATAATAACCCCATTGATTGTTATATTAAACTTAGACCCTATTGATTGACCATCCTCATTCTTTATATATTGCTTATTTATAGCAACAGATGGAATAGGTATTATTTTCTTGTTATCATAATAAACAGCCATTAGACACCACCCCTAGTAAACAACAATTGTCTTTTATTTCCACTATCAATTGTAGAGGGCATTACCAGATTTATTCCGCTGTCAATAAGAAATGCACCATTAGTATATAGCGGAAAACCACCACTTGATATCTGGCACTGCACAAATAGATTGAGCATTTCGGCAGGATCTCTCATAATAAAGAGGTTCATGCCACCACTGTAAGGATAGAAACTATCTGATGGATAGAAGGGATTATCAACTTCTACAAACCCTCGCCCCTTGGTATATAAGTTAAGGGTATTAATTTCACCAGAAGCCCCAACATATAAATGTAAAGAATTGCCAATATCATAAGCACGACCATTTACAAACAAATTCATGTAAGTATCTGTGGTCACGCTATTATCTACCCCAACAAATAAATTCAGTGGGGCTTGTACTCGACTAGATTCTAGGAATAGGTTAAGACTACCCTCTTGTATGCCAGTTCCTAATGGGGCGCCCTTAACATACAACGATGGATTATATTGTCTCTTGCCACTAGTGCTTATGTAAGACAGGTCTGCTGTTCTTAAGAACAGGTTCATTACCCCGGAAAGTGACGCTGGACCACCAACAAACAAATCGAACTGATCGCTAGTCACTATGGTATTGTGCAAGTATAAATTTAGGGGATTACCAGTGGCTAATTCTGGGGCTCCAAGGAAAAGCTCCATGCCATTGGATATCTCAATAGACCCATATGTATATAATGCAAATATGGGCGAAGCCCCAAGATACACATTGATGTTTCTTTGTTCGGCATCAGTATTTCTTTGGTTGTATATTAAGAGGGCTTCTATATTGCCCTTATAGAAATTTGTATTGAGTCTTTCGCCCAATGTATTAAGTGTCAGATTGCCCGAAACATTGGGCACAGAGTAAGACAGCCCATTAATACCATTGGGCTTATAGGTTATGGTATTACTGTTTCTCTCTATATATCTGATATCAAATGTATTGGATATTGATCCATGAGATATATACCCAGATGCTATATCAGATCTAGCAAATAGTTGTAGTCCAGACTGTGATATGGTTGTTAATAAATTGCCAGTAGCAGATAATATAGTATTATTAACATTGGCATCGCCATCTAGCAAAGAATTAATAAGCCATATAGAGAAATCACCATTTAGTGTGATTCCACTGGTCATACCAATAGAGTCGTCTGTTCCATCGAATGCAATGTATGGACGACCCAAGAACCCAGTATTGTTATTGATGTATGTGGGCTTTTTAGCAAATGTATATTGCTTTAGATGATTATTGCCAACTTGGTTTAACCAAAGACCAGCCGGTTGGTTGTGTATTGAGTTTCCACTGGTTATAGGATCTTGAAAGACAGAATTGCTTATATTTGCATCCCACCAGCCCACCAATCCATTTACTTGGCTAGGAGAGAAACCATCACTAGAACCATCAAGATTGGTTATAGTAATAGCCCCTTGAGTAAATAGATCTGTCTGACCAGATTGCTCAGTATCTGCTGCTAAGAATAGTGATAATGTATTCGATTCAAAGCCACTTAACCATACAAACGATAGCTCTAAAGAGTCTACACTAGCCGTCTGTGGTGTTACACTACCACTACAAGAAAAGACAAAACCAAATCCAGACTGGTTAATATCAGAACCAAGGATTGGTGACAGCCCCAACAGTGGTGAATAGCCAGCCAACCCAGTACCACCATACACAGATGTTCCATTTGTAACACCCCAGAAATCTATGGTTCCTGGATATAGTGAATTTCCATATATTTTAGCACCAGTAAAATTGACCGGATCACCAGTGAACAATCTTATATGATCGTCTTTGACATTAAATGTTGTGCTGGCTTTACGGGTGATTTGGGCATAAATACCAGTAATAATTGCATTATTTGGTATACCAAGATCAATGAACCGAAAATCATAAGCCCTCAGATAATAAGAGGGATCGGTTGCATTAGCAATAAGACACGTTGCATATACACTATCAGAAGCCCCAGCAGCATTCGCCGCACTAGTCCATTGTGCAGTACCAAGACCACTACCAGATATATTTTGGACTATTTGGGCTGGTCTAAATGGTGTTTGTACTAGGGGCATCCAAATCTCCTGATTGGGCTACACTGAGCCAAAAGATCTTTCTATTTTGGCTGAGGCTTCCGGGATTACTTGCTTAAGCTTATTGGCTACAGAATTCAGAACCTGTCTCTGAATAGAGCTAGACAATTGATTTAGCCCATTTGTACCAGCTATATTCACTTGTATTTCATTAATACCACGAAGCTCAATTGAACTTGGGATTCTGTCTACCGCATTAGAAAAAGTAGCAACAGCCCCATTAAATCCTTCAACTGCTGTTTGAAAACCATCGGTTGTGTCTTTGAGCAAAGATCCCTGTGTTTGTAGAATCTCTAAAAGTTGTCGTTGTGCCTCAACGGCGGTTGCATTAGCCGCCCCTATCTCAGCTTCTAAGTCAGCTCTTTCGGCATTTAGCCCACCTAGACCAAACCCCAGGGCTTCTAACTGACGACCACCAGCAGTGAATGGTAGTTGTTCGTTAGCAATAGCCCCTAGCTTTCTGCCACCGATTGAAACTCCGGCATTAGATGAAACAAAGTCCAATAGTTCTTTTTGTCTTTGTGTGTTTAGACTATCAAAAAATCCAGCTCCACCAGCAGCAAACCGCTGGGCGTTTTGGGCTGTTCTCAGAAAGCTACGCCGTCCACCAGAATCTTGCCCAAGAAAATTGTTTAATAGACCTAGCCTGGCAGCCCTTTCTTCTTCTACTTCTGAAAGCTCTCTAATAGCATCAGCCGCTAGATTAGCAGGGTCCGTTAAGTTCTTTAGTGATTGGATGAGATTAGTAATTGATGTTTGTTCAGCAACTATGGAACTAATGCCTCTGGCAGTATTTCCACCACCACCAGCAACAAAGGCTTGTAGACCAGATATTCTATTTCTTGCATCGACCCCTATGGCTGTAGGATCTAATCCACCACCCAAAATACCTTGGTTTTGTTTAAATGTATTAAAACCAATATCGCCCACAATAGAAGAAAGCCTTTGACCGGTTCTGTTGGATTGTAATTCGGCTACGGTAAGCTGAGCCGTTTGTATGCTATTGTTGACGGTTTGAGTTTGTGACAGAATTTTTTGTGAAAACTCTGCTATGCCCTTCATTATATTAGCATGTTTGTCTAGGGCGCTGGTTTGCTCCTGAATAACACTGTTTAGCTTATCAATAGGCAGTGATATGGCTTCAGCCCCAAACAAATCTTTTAATATGGTGGTTGCATCTTTTTCGCCAACCGCCTCACCATCAAATCCTCTAACCGCCGAATTCAATAGCCTCTTAACATTATCAGAAGTAGAAAGACCGCCTATAGTATTTTCTAGGGCTATATCGGCTCCGCCAGTAGTGGCAGATGCTATCAATTCATCTAATAGACCACCAGCAAATTTGCTTCTTAGCTGTACAAAGGCGGCATTAACTTCACTAGCAAATGCTGATGCTTGTTGTAACTGTGGATTGCCACTAATAGCGCCAAGATTTTGATCAAATAAAGAAGAGCCGAGTGACAATTTACGATTAGACTGTGCAAATCCACCGATGCCTTCGCCTAGACCTGTTACGAACGAATTGTTTTCTGTGGCTCTGTCTAGGTTAGATCCTAGATCAGCAAACCTATCAGACAGTATGTCTAATATGCTGGTTTGTTTTCTGATTGCATTTGTATATTTTTGTACTTCATCTCTAGCTAAAAGAGCTTCGGTTGAAAGACCCAGTATTGGGGCTAGTAATTCAGCTACTGATGCATCTGAAAACTTACTTGTGTCTCTGGTGTCGACGCTTTCACCAGTAGCCGATCTACCAAATAGTGCTCGCAAGACAACCGGACCAACTCTTTCGGCTAGTCTTCCATCCTGTTTATTTTGTAACTGAGCCGTAGCAGTCTGTCTTATAAGATCGGCTTCTTGTCTCTTGATTCTGTCTAATGGTTGCGAATTCAGTATTGCGGACTGTCTAATGTTATTAAGTGTCGCCCCTGCAACGATGTCTATTTTTTTAGTATCTTGTGTCTCAATTGCTTGATTAAGATCGGAAAAGCTCTGTCCTATGTTATCGAGGTTTTTGGCTATCTTTGCATTCTTGACGGTTTCATCAAAATCATCAAGGGCGAACAACACACCAGTGAGACCACCAACTATGCCACCAACAGCGGTTCCAATACCGGGGACTATAGAGCCAATCGCAGCCCCAACGGCTGCCCCACTTAAGGCTCCACCCAAACCGGTCTTGATTTCACTGCCAGTTTTCAGACCACTAGCTTGAATGGAAGACCCAGCAATACCAGCGCCCACAGTAGCCGCCAATCCAAAATTTCCTTTAGAAAACAAGCCTTTAACTGATGTCCCAGCAGACCTTGATAAAGATCCAATAGAGGATGGGTTGAGATTGGTAGATACTGTATTTAGTAAGCTACCCCTACCAGCAAGTTGTATTGCTCGTATCCTTTCGGACCGGTTTAACAGAACATTTCTGGGTAGTGTAACAACACCATTACCAAAGGTTGAGCCTGGGGTTGGCGATGTAGACTGTGCTGCTGTTGTACCCAATGATACTAATCCCGCTGTAGACACGCCAGATGCTTGATTTTGTCTGGCTATAGCATTAGCAATGATTGTGTCGGCTTGTGTTGGATTTCTTAGTTGTCTACGGAGTATATTTGCTTGTCTGCGAGATTGAGCATTCTGGCTGGCAACAAATGGTGTTCTTGGGGTCACTAGTGGAGATGGATTCAGTGATATCTTTGGTCCTAGATCTGCTCCAGTTGCAGCAAACCCAATAGAGCCAGATAAGCCTTGTGGTAGTGGCAGTAGATTTTCTGTAAATATTCTGTTTCTACTAGGTACTAAAACTCCCGGACCACCAACCCCACGACCCGGAATGATTGACAAAGCCCTCTGTCGTGCTTCGTTTCTCTGCAAAAATGCACGATACTCTTTGTTCTGTATCTCGGTTTCTTTCAGAATAACATTGAGTGGGCTACCAGATTGCGATGATGGACCAAGGATGTCTTCAAGTTTGAATCTTTGTAATCTAGCCTGGTTCCTATTTTGTTTTTCAGTAGCATCAATGATGTTGCCCAAAAGCAAATTGATCGAGGGCTGCCGACGAAACAATTGAGAGTCTGCAATTGTCGTTCCTTGTGGTGTAATAGTTGATTGTGCCTTAACAAGCTGCCGAACCTCACTAGTAACCTGCTTTTCTACTTTTACAACAGCTACCTGATCTTTCAAAGCAGAGACTTTTTGTTTCCTGAGACTGGATGTCTGCTTAGCAATATCAGCCTCTTGTTTTGTAATGAGAGCTTCTTCTCTTAGAGCAATCTTTCTTTGTTTTGCAAGAGCGATTTCTTGTTTTAACGCAGCACTCCCTTGTTCGACAGCCCCACTAGTATCTTCTATAGCTTTCCCAAATTCATTAACCCCAGACACCAGACCAGTAAGCAATGCAAGGCTGTCTTTGCCCAAATTAGATATGCCGCCCCCCGTCCTGGTATTAATAGCGCCGCCAGTAACGCCCTGCGTCAATTTCTGAATGTCTATGCCTTTGGTTAAGGCTCCGGGAACTACCACAGACCCTAACAATGAAGATCCACCAATTTTACTGGTCTTTGTATTTATAGAAACCTTACTAACAGATTTTCCTAGCTGATCGGCTATGGCTTTTACAAGTGGCTCCAGATCTTCTTGTGGACCAAAAAAGGTAATACCACCCTTCTGCCTAGGTGGACCAGCCGAGTTGTTTACTCTAGTTAAGTTTGCCAGCCCAATCTTTGCTACTGACGCCTTGTTCAAAACAAACTCGCCCGGCATCAACATTGCTGGTACAATATCTTTGTTCACATTGGGTCCAGGAACAACGCCACCACTAGCAAATGGTATAGTAGTAGATGGAGTGTCTCTTTTTAGAAACTTAGATACGAAGCCAGCAGCCCCACCCCTTATTATTGATCTGCCAGCCAAAAATGTTCCACCAATAACTAATAATGGAACCAGTTCCTTAAATGTCCTAAGCAACTGATTAGCCCCGTGTAATAGTTGGATTAGGGACGTTGTGATTATCTGAAAAGATTTTGTCTTACCCATTTCTCTGAATAGAGCCAGAAACTCTTCTCTTACTTGAGATAGCTTTCTTAAAAAACCATCCAAAGATTGTTCCACATCTTCATTTAGAGATGCAGTACCCTTCAATGAAGTGTTAATGGCTTCTTGACCCAGGGCTGCTTGTTGAATCAAGGGAATGGTTTTAGATACCTGCCTCAGCCCACCAATTTCTTCGGCAATAGCAGATATTCGCAAATCACCCTTGCCCAATTTGCTAACAACCTCATTGATCCTTTTAACGGCTTCTACGGGACCAACGAACTTTCCGGCTTCCTGGAGCTCAATATTGAATTGTCTTAAAAATCCAATTGTCTCTGGTCTTTGTAGTCTTGTAAAGATAGTTCTAAAGGCTACCGCAATAGTATCTGCGGATTCTCGTGTTGTTGATCTAACAGCGGTAAATAAACCAATCAGCTCGTGGATGTTGCCGCCAGCAACCTTAAAGGCTCCACCCGTTTTTTGTATGGCAGTAATAATATCATCAGACTCTACTGGATATTTAGCAGCTACAGCATTGATAGAACCAAAAATGGCTTCTAGCTTAGATGCGTCGGACTCAAACTGACTAAAAACAGAAATCATACCCTCGGTACTTCTGGCTATACTATCAAAGCTTGGGGCTAGATCGCTTTTAGCTAAGGCAGATAGGGCTTTTTCCGTATCCTTTGCGGTAAAACCTGCTTGTGCCAGTACCTTAGCAGCATTAATCATTTCACTAGAAGAAACGCCTAACTGTACAGACAGTCCCGTAACAGTATCCTCTAATGATTTTAGGCTATTGGTGGGTCTATCAGTAGCCTGGGCTATTTTGATTAACTCTCTTTCAAATGTAAATATCTCTTTGATACCAGTGGATATTGCTTTGGTAAAAGCAAAGAGGGCTGTTGTTGGTAATGTAAAAGCCAAGAACCTTCTAGATGCTAAACCAGCCTGTTCGGCAAATGAAACGGTTTCTTGTTTTGCACTACGAATGACCTTGGTTGTATTAACAAAAGAACCATTGACTTTATTTAGAGAAGGACCAAGACTAGCCAGATTAGCCTTAATGTTACCAAAAGCCCCGCCCATTTCACGTAGGTTGGCGGCTGTTACTTCGCTCTCTTTGCTAAGCCGCCCTACACTCTTTGTAACCCCAGTTATCTTTCTATCTAAGTCATCAAGACTTTTAGTAGACCCCACCTTGAGATTAACAACGGCATTCAAGTTGCCCAGTTGTTTCTTAATATTGGCTCTAAGTAGACTAACAGAAGCAGCGCTTGGGGCTACAATCTGAAGCATTGCTGAAATTACGAAGGGCTCTGCCATTGTTTATCCCAACTAATAATAAAAAAGGGCTGGACTATAATTATAAATAGCCCAGCCCAATGAAATTCCTACTTACAAATACACCGGGGTAAGTATTGTACAAATGCCCTCCCAAAATACACAAGTGGAGGTATTATGTACCGAGAGTGTCTTGAATTGGCTTTTCATTCTCATCCAAGAATGGTTTAAATTCCACGATAGGATTGCCATTTTTGTCCATCGGCTTTCCATTTATATCCATTATATTGCCGTTGCCATCTAGATAATTGCCCACTTCGTCAATTCTCTTATTGTCTATATCAACAAGCTGATTATCAGAATTAATAAGCCTAAGCTGCTCATCCACTAATTTATACTTAACCAAAAACTGATTTTCTGGCAATTCTTTTTGATAGTCTTTTGGTAGCCCATATGTCATACTAGCAAATACGGTAGCACAGTCAGACGCAGCCTCTTCCCTAATTCTTTCCGTATAATCTGATAGTGATTTAAAATACTGCTCGCCATTACTATCATTAACAACACACTTAACCAACATCCAATTGAAAGCATGGTTCTCAGCCTGACCTTGGGCTGTATAAGTATCAAGATTGAGCCTTTCGGACAATAGGGATCTAAGCTGCAATCTATATAGTCTCATTTGAACAGCTAGCCTACGGGCTTCCGATAGCTTGATACCACCAGCAGCCAGGGCATTTTCACCATCAGCCAGTTTTTTATTCAGGTCTTCATATTCTTTTTGTTTAGAGTCATCCCAAAGATTTTGGTCCCTCATAAACTTGTCAAGGGCTTCTCTTAAAATAGCCCCACTTTCTATAGCTTCTCTAAAAGCCCTGTTGTGTTCTAGCTGTCGTTTGTGCAAGAGATCATATGTTGGATGTAAAACAGCCAATGTAATGTCTTTGCCATCTACATCTTTGGTATTAACTATTTCCTTCAGATTCTTCATTGCCTTGCTCCGGTTTTATAGTAAATTTATAGTTATATCTCATTGGGGCGACATCATATTGTTCTATATCAGCAGCCAATAGTCTGCTCTGATTGTTTCCATTATTAAGTATTTTATTCCTAACAATTTTCCACTTTTGACTCATATCTTTGTTATTATCCAAAGTTTCTCCAAAAGCCTTCTCAAATTCATCAAGGGCTCCAGCAAAAACTATTCTCATCCTTTTGTGGGCTAGTTCTAAGAGCCTTTTCTTATGATTGTTATTATAACTATCTGTTTTCTCTTTCTTGTTATCATCCCTCTGCTTGACAGCCCTTTTCATCTTCCAAAACATTTCATCCATAAGAGCCCTACCTTCCTTTCAGTCTTTGTATTATCTTGGCTTGCGCCTCTGAGACTAGTCTTTGTTTAACATCGGGCATTTCCAGTTCATTAACCACGCCCTTCTTTTTTAGTGTATTGAGCCTCTGACCCTTTATAATCTTAGCCCCAATATCGTTCATATCATCAATCTTTGCAGCCATATCCTTGTTATCGGTTATCACGTACACTTCGTCTGCATTCTTAATCTTATCCATCTTAGAGATTTTATTGTCAACCAATCTCACATTTTGTTCTTTGTCTCTTTTTCTTTTTTGTAATATGAGCCATCCATCTAACAAATCATCATCACCAATAATAGTTTCGTGTGGACAGTCACAAGACTCATAGACATTATCATAAAATCTTGAAAAAGCACATAAGGATTTTTGGTCATCAGTAAAATCAATAATAGATTTAGTGAATATGGATTGTGGGTCTTTGCCCAAAACCCATGTGGTTCTCCAGGGCTCTGATCTAGAGATAAACCTAATATCCTGCTCCGGTATTCTCTTCGTGTAGCAAAAAGACACCAGTGGTATCAACACATTTGTCTGTTCATTATTAATGTCATCAAATACCCTTTGATTATCATTATATTTTAAGGATGACAACAAAAGATAGTTTTCCCTAGCTATTTTAGCCGTGCCCCTAGCCGATATGTAATCATATGAGTGTCTCTCTTTGAATAGTCGCATTAAAGTGGACTCAGCAATTCTAAGGGCTCTTCGGGCTACTTCCATTTCATTTTCTTTAAGAGTGAGCTGATACATCTTTACTTTAAATTCTTCTATGTCCCTTTTCAAAGATTCCACCATTTCTTCTTTGTGGTCTGACCATATATCCATTTCATATAAGAAATATTTTAGCTCTTGGTCTGTATATAGACCATCCAAATAAGCCATCTCTAGTATTTCAGAATATATAACATCAGCATCACATCTAGATTCCATAGATGGATGTGTAACTTTGAAATGTGTGTTTTGATATTTAAATTTCAAATAGCCCAGGGCTATCTGATTTAAATAGTATTCGATCCTATTGTTTTCCACTTGTAAAAAGTAATGTTATTGCTAGCCTATTAATGCACTAGAGATATTCAACGGACATGAAAAGCGAAAAAAGTTTCGATGAAATGCTATCTGGGCTCACTGATATAGCTAAATACCAATCGTGTACCGCATCGGGTCTAACACTATTGCTGCCATTACCAGCCCAGAACCCTGAAGCCCCAGGAGATGGGGCTAAGCTCAACGTCTGACCGCCAGCAGCGGCAATACCAGAGAATGTAACCCAACTTGTATCACCGCTGCCATTGTTATTTTGTACGGGATCAACATGTATAATTTCCGCTAACTTTGTAGTCACTCCTGAAGCAGCACTATTTACATTAACCCTATCATATATTTTTATAATACCATTTTGAACTTGAACGGCAGAACTATGATCAAACCTAATATTAAGAGTAGATTGAAAATTAGGAATGGCAGTCAATGGTATGCCAGTTGTTGAAGATCCAACAATACCACTACTAGGGGCGGCAAACCTAACATTCGCAGCCTGTACGCCCTGTGTGGTCCCAGCACTATTAGTAACGAAAGTGGTTTGTTGATATGAGCCTACAGCTACACTGTTTCCGAAGGTAGAGCCATAGAAACCCAGCCCTGATCCTGAGAGGTTGTTAATGGCTTGAGACACACCATTTGTGGTATAAAAAGATATGTTTGCCACTATTGATCCCTCTTAGTAAATTTGTCCACTTTATCTTTGTTTATATTAACCACTAATTGTCAAGTCCACCATTTGCCGGACGTAGTGTCGGTGTAATATCATTGATGTGAGCCACCGCCATGATATTAAAGTTACTATAATTGTAAGATACTATCACATTTCCACCACCCGTATCACCACCACCATAAGAGACAGAGCTTAGCTTATTCTTTGTCCCAAGATCTAATCTTAAGCCTTCTCTACAAGCGATTCTAATGCTATAGTCTCTAAGGTTAGATCCGGCGCTAATCACACCGTCTTCGGTAGCGCCAACAAGATCGCCCTGGGTTGATAGAGCCCCAATAGATGTGGTAACTTCGATTGGGAATGTAATGAATCTGAAATAAGGTGTTTTGCGACCCTGCTCAAAAATAGCTTCTCGTCCAAAGTTAGTGGACACTGTAACATCTTGCAAGTGCGCAGATCTAGAACCATCGGATTGTTTTGGGTTTGTACCAGATGATGTAATACCCTGAATATTTCCTGGTAAAATTGTGCAATGCGGATCAGCGATTTGGCTATTGGCATCCAATGTGGACACGGTTGGTGTAAACATCATATTCTCTCTTCTATTGACACCACCAGAAGCGGTTAATGAATAGGGAGAGTCACCACCAGTAAATGGATTAGTAAATGTATAGGCGCCACCAGTACCAGTAATCCAAAACTTGTTATTACCCACCAATGACATAGATTCAGAGAAGTTGCCTTCAACAGGGAAGTTGTATGTCAACTGAGATGTAAACAAACCACTCATTACAACCTGAGAAACCGGGGTGCCCGAAGCATTGTCTTGGGCGTCTTCAAAAATTGAAAGGGCAAACGTAGACTTTTTAACACCACGAGCGGTTAAAGATGTGCCAGCAGCATTACGAGTAGCATATAAATATGGCGTTGCATATCCATCTAACACCTTCTCCAGTGACATTTCAATGTCTGGAATATTCTCTATGTTTTCATAGAGCTCAAGCTGACCTAGTTCAAATACCTGTTCAAGGTTAAATGTGGTAGTAATACCAACACTTTGAACGCCATGAATGGCGCTAAATGAGTTTGTACCATCTAATGCGGCACCAACAGCTTGGCAAGCGAAGAAAATTCTTGAACCCATATATTATCTCTTTGCTGACAGGGATTTCACTTTTGTGTACTTCATTAGATAAATACACCATTCGTAGACTAAATTTCCGGCATTCTAACTTGGAAAGTAACCCTAATCAGCCCAAGGTATAGGTTCTGGCTATCTACTCCAATCTCTTGCCCCACCACATTCTTAAAAATAAGTTCTTTATACCTAAATCCCGAATCTCCGGTTTCTCTTATTAACTGTGGATACGTTAGGGCATTACTGCTAATAGATCCAAGTGGAGTTAATGGGAATTTATTGTTTTGGGCTACTAAATCCACATTATACATAAATATTTTTTTATCTATTTGATAGGCTATCATATCTGCCAAATTATTTCTTTCCCACTTGGTTTCAGCCATCACATAAAATAAAACATCTTTGTCTAAATAATGACCACCACCCAATTCCATACCAGTAAAGCTAAATCTGCTAGTAGATTCAATCATAACGGCTGGTAGCTGCACTCTGTTCTGAGATAGCTGGGACCAATAACCAGAGGCAAATTGTAGGAACGTACTATCATCTACCCTAGCAGACCTAAATTGTATGTCCCTAAAAAATGGGGCGTTTGAAGTTAGGAAATTAGCCCACTTATAACTGTATTGGGCTTTGACAACAGAACTAGTAGAGATAGCACTATTAAATACCACTCTACCTTTTGGATAGTCGATATAGTGACCATAAGTACCGGTAGTATTTTGGGGATAAAAAGTATTATTTACAGTAATACCAGAAACCCTAATAGGCTGTTGTGAATACTCCAGCCCACTTTCCCATACCCAATTGCTACGTGCCGACTCCCATATTTGACCATCATTAAAGTTGGGGTCTTTAACTGGTCTAAGTCTACTAAAGTCACCACCATAAACACCAGAAGTAGGCATGTTGACATTAAAAAAGCTGCCCACATTCAAAAGCCCCCAGCTAAAAAAGTCTGCTATATTGACTTCTAGCTGGTTGCTTATTAAGTTGTTGCCAAACTCTGCGGCGCCTTTAAGTAGTGTATACGTGGGCATTATTCAAACATCCCCGCAAATATCTTGGATATCTGGGGCTCTATTCCAACCAAAGCCCTTGTAACCCAATTATCATTCTTGGTGCCCGCATACTCTGGCGGCACGCTCCAACTAAACGACCCCTTTAGTGGTTCCAAGCCAAATGTTTTATGCAGTTGATTATCAGCATCTTTGCTTCCAACCATAATAGCCTGACCCGATCTAGATCTAAACAAACCCTGAAATGAGCCCTCATTAATATCAAATGTAATACCGTAGTCTTTTATCAATAGGGTCGTTCCACTTTCTAACAGCCATTCTAGCCAAGGGATTAAATGGTTAGAGGGCTTAGAAGTATAAGACGCTGTTGGTAGGGATTTCACATCCAAATATGAAGACTTAATCACGCTAAGTTTCAGGGACCCCTTAAGCTTACCTGTCTTAACACCCTTAAATTCTTTGTGTTCTAGCTTTATATTATTTAGCCATGTTTCAATGATCGGTGTAACTACCGAAATTGGTGAAATAAGCCCAAAGTGAGCCCTTAAAGACGATGTGGTAGAGTCACCCATTAACGACTTATATTCTGGGGCTTCTATTAATCTTTTTTTTACCATTGCTTGAATTTCTGTTTTTGCAACATCCAGTCTTGATTTAATTCTTTTATTGATTTCAACAGCCAGAGCCCCAGATATCATAGATAGCATTTCGGGCTGTGTGGTTAAAAGCTTTAGGTTTATTGCCAATGTCATAAAAAAGCCCTAGTTTATTCTTGTCCAAAAAGTCCAGACATATCTATCTATACCCAATCCTTGTGGAATGTAATCTTTGGTCCTTCTTAGTCTAATCATTCCGTAACCCACTAATCCATTGTGGGCTAAAATAGTATCACATCTCTCTAATTTAGGTAGTTGATGTAAAAAAGATCTCATTGCCACAGCCCCATTAGGTATATCAACACCAGGAATTAGCTTAATAAAATCTTTAGGAGCCCAATACAAATTAGCCCTAATAACTTCCGTAGCTTCCTGAGCCCTGTAACCCGTACCGCCACATTGCTCACATCCAACAGTCTTAAATGTTGGAATAGGCATCCCAGTAATATAGTGGCTGCCCGGCTTATTGCCTATAGTATCAGCCACACAATTCGTACATGCCACCTGTTTGGGTGGATATACCAGTGTAATGTCTTTGCCCAAATCATTAATGATAGCATCGACAACTTCTTGATATTGGTTAATGATCCCACTAGGAATAGAGAATGCCAACTAAATTATCCATAATAGGTAGGGTCGTCCCAACGCAAATTATAACGAGTGTTGAGTCTAGTAAAATCATTCGTACTCACCGGAGCCCCCTGAAAATTTCTCAGTGTTGACACATCGGGTCCTGTCTGATATGCCCCGGTCTTTTGTACAGCAGTAACCACCCTACCATTAACAACAGGATTATTAGCAATTACTTTTGAAATAGATTGAACAGCCATAAGTCACCTCCTATTAAATTAACATCTTTCATTTCTGTAATATGCACTGGTCCACACCACATCAGAGGAAAATGGTCCCAAGATCCCCCTGCCTACCCCGCCAGCATCACCAGTAACCAAGAAATTGTTCTTAGAGTCTTCATACTGTTGACACACTGTTTTTGCACTATCTTTATAAGCCTCAATATTGCCTTTGGTATCTATGCTTGTAGGACCGTCTCTTACAACCATTCCAGAGCCACCCCTTACTTTTGTTTTATACTCTGATTGTGATATTAAGCAAGCGGTTTTTAATGTTACTAAAAGTATAAAGTTTTGGTCTTTGGTCCCTTCTGTGGGATCTGGTGAAAATGTACACTGATCTACGTCTATTGTATAAGTTACACTAAAATCCACCTCCCCCAGCACCAACTGAGCACTCACCAAAAGACACTCTTCCAGTCTTGCATCATCATAATTATAGGGCTCGGTCAAATCGCCTATTATGTGTCTGACGATCCTTACCATTTCATTTTGCCACATTTATGATAAATTCCTGTGTACTGTAAATTTAATAATACTTGTTTTATATGATGAGCTAGGAAATACTAAATAGGCTTGGGCTTGCCAAATGCCACATGTATCTAAATCGCCAGCAATAGCAGTGTAATATAAAATGCCATCGGTGCCATCGGTTAGAAAGGTAGCATCTTTGGTCAAAACCACACCGTTTGGTTTAGTGAAAATAAGTTGCTTGGTAGTTGCGGCAGATATATTAACAACATCGGGACCATCTTGTACGGTAAACCGCAGTGTCGTTCCTATATCGTTTACTCTAATTTGGTCAGATACAGACATATTTGCTTCCTGTAAATTGGTATTTCATTTATAAATACACCCTTTTATATCTGTAAAACAAAGGGCTTGGTTTGATCTATATAAACAATATATTGGAACAGCCACTGTTCACTCAATAGGGTATTGACCAAAACCCCTATGTCAGAAATAACATATAGATTGGCATTAAAATCCTGTGTGGCTATGACCGCTTGTGTTGATGTCCCATATATTTGTGCAATATTTGTAAATATATTATTAGACAATATATCTAATTTAGCATTGATATCAGCAATAGACACAGCACCCAGATCACCATATCCGCCCTGATTTACAGATGCGACACCACCCAAAAGCCCTATTGCTAGTAGACCAGCCTGTACATCAATTATAAAGCCACCAGCACCACTCAAAAAGCCAATATTTTCTAGTCTAGTAGCCCCTAACGAACTCAAATATGGGTTTGCACCCAAAACACCAATAGCAGACAAATCAGAGTTGGCAATAACTTGTCCTGCCACTGTAATTACTGTTTCTGGGCTAATGAAACCAATATTAGAAAGCCTTGTGGCTGATGCAATAGATACCAAAGATCTATTATGTAAAATCCCAATATTTATCAGTTCTGTCTTTCCACTAATATTTAGTTGTGGGATATTTCTCAAATCGCCAATAGATAATAAGTTGATATTCTGTGATATACCGACAGATACACTGGGATATATAATACCAACGGAGGTTAGGTTATCATGGGCTCCAATATTTAATCTGTTATCATTGATCAGTACCCCGACATTGCTCAATTTTATTGTTGAGCCAATGGACACAAAAGAATTATTATATAAAAGCCCCACATTAACCAGTCCAATACCACCACCAATATTGAGGGATGGGATATTAAGGATTTTTCCAACTACAGATAGATCATCACTCGCTTGTATATTTAATGTAATATTAGGAGATATTAGTCCTATAGATGTGAGCCTATTAAATCCCATGATATTAAGTTGACTATTGTTAGCAAGAGCCCCAACCATATTTAATGGACCAACGCCACCAATGTTCATAGTGACGAGTGGAACTAGATCGCCCTTATTTAGGAACCACTGATTACTATCAATCAACAATCGTGAATTAGCCAATAGTATTTCAATGTGTGATAGATTGGCATTTCCTTCAACTTGACCAGCCGCACTAACAATAGCCTCTGGAGATATTACACCCAAAGTCTGTAATTCGACCAACGATCTTATCGTATTTATAGAATCGCCCAATACTTGTCCTACGGTCCCCACATTAATTCTACCGTCAATATTTACAAAGGGATCATTAAGAATCTTTCCAGACATCAATAGGCTATTATAACTCACGGTGTCAAGTCTACCATTATTAGCTAATGTTCCCACATTATACATATCTACTATTGAATTAATAGACAATGAGGGTGTATTATAAACGATCCCCAGGCTTTGTATACTAGCACTACCACTAATGACATTCTGTATATCAGCAGACAGTATACCACCCACACCATACAAATCCGATGCACCTAAAATCGTGGTCGGCTGTCCACCCTGCTCTTGTGCCGGTGGGAAAAACAATAAAATCATTAAGCCAACCTAAATATATTTGTCAGGGCTAGTGGTGGTCCAAACGATACTGTTATTAGCCTCTTTGTGCCCGAAACTGTTTCTGCCATATTAAGATCGCCCAGATCATTACTTCTGGTGATGTTTATGAATCCACTTGTATAACTGCCAGCCTCAAGCTGAGCATCAACACTTTCATTAACCGGATCGCCATTAGGACCATTCCATGTGGTAGTAAAAGCTCCTAGCGTAGCATTTTGACCACCCGAATATATGATACACCCTCCGGCTTGTGTCTTTATATTAGCAGCATTTGCGTTGGTGGTTGTGTTGGCTGAAGCTGTAACAAAATCTAATGGTATAGGGCTTTGTGGATATGCAATAAAAACACTAACAGCTTTAGTCAAGCTAGAAGCGGCGGTTACAGTAATAGTGGCTGTGTTATCATGGGGCACATTAGCATACCCTATACTAAACTCATTTAGTCTTATGATATAGCAATTAATACCATTAATGGTTGCTGTTGGGGCGGCGTTTACGCCATGCCATATGCCCAATATTACCATTCTATGCAGATGTGGCGTCCCTATGTTTATTCCAGTAAAAGTAGATGTATTTTCATTAACAGTGGTTGTACTGGTAGACATATATAAACAGCCAGATGTAGCTAACACCGGTGGTGTTGGTATGTGACTAGATACAAAGCGAGCCGCAAAAGGCTTAAACATTAGTCGATCTCCATAACCTTAATAGTAAAGGTAAGCTGTTCGGCACTCGCTGGAGTATAAGCATTTTTAGCTCTTACGAGCATTCGTAAATCACCACTCAAAGACATAAATCCTATATTGAGATTTTGTGCATGATAAAACCCATTATTGCCAACGTCTTCTAGTGTAAATGGTATTTTGCCCAAACAACTCTTGATATGTGGATCGGAAACAGCAAAGGCGGCATTATCATTTATATTGGCTATAGAACTATTAAATATGAACATTTCACCTTGTAATAATGTGGCTGGATCATTATTAGTAACCACAATAGCATCAGTAATAATGCCGTGTCTATTGTTCCCATCAACAACATTCCGAAACACAAACCCACCAACAAATGGGGCGCTTGTACTATCAGATATAGCGTCGTTTACAGCATAGGCTGTTGTGTTGGCTGGTCTTGTAAATGATACTGAGGGCATACTAAAGTATCCTTTGGTCCTAACAAAATCAGCATCACCAGATGGAAGCCTCCGCACATCTACATACAGACCAAATCCACTAGTTCCAGGTATGTATTGTTCAGAATCTGGAGTGCCATCTGTTAGTTTAATCCTTTGGTAAAAAACACCGCTAATGTCATCACAGGCTACTAGCACTCCGGTTCCGGGTGTTACATAAATATTATCTGGCATAAATTCCTCATTTGTTGCACTAATTGTCTCTTATAAATACACTAGGGATCTTATCCCAAAACATCCAGAAGGGCTTCTAAATAAACATTATAACTCTTTTGCTGTTCAATATACAGTGGATCAAATGATGGCATCTGCTCTATATAAAGAATATGTGGACCAAAAATACTATCAAATTGGCTTGGGTTTGTCAAAGAGGCTGCTATATATCCAATATTATATAAACTATTATTAGACAATATATTTAAATATGATTGGGCTTCCAGGGTATTTTGAACAGACATCTTAGACTCACCAATAACCTGACCACCAATAATAATAAAACTATCAGATAATATCTGACCAACATTAATAAGTGGTGCAAAACCCCTAATATTAACCACAGTATTATATAGGGCATTTGTGGCTCCTGTTAGCATGTCATAACCAGCCAAAGACACAGTGGGATTATTGCTCAGTGATGATTTCAGTGTAGTTTCAGACAGAGCCCCAATCTCATTTCTTGCTATTGATTGAATATGGTCGGAAAGCCCAAACTGAATATTTCCTACAAAATTATTGGTACAACCATCAAGCACATAGCAGATATTGTCTAGATGTAGATTTGAGTTAATCGCCAACTTAGCATCACAACCAATAAAACCGATAGCTGTTAATGTACCATTGCCTTGTACTTGACCAGCTACAGTAATCGTACTATCGCTAGTTATATAACCAACATTAACAAATCTATTATAGCCCAAAATAGATGATAGGGCTCTTGATATGATATTAGTGATACCCTCTAAAACAATATAATTACCGATATTATTTAGAACAAAATTATTTAATCTACTGTCCGCAGATAATGTAACTACAGATCCGATTAGGTTGCTTGCATTTGGTTGTATATTCCCAATGCCAGCCAGCCGATCGTGCCCAAGAATTGACAGAGCAGACATGGGTGTAATATTACCAATGTCCATTAGTCCTATGAGCCCACCAATGTTATTCAGGGCATTGTTATTTAGGGCTGATACTAATAATAATGGAGAAATAGCCCCAATAAGATTTTGGGCTAATGGCAAAAAACTACCAATACCCAACGCCCCAGCCACATAAGATGACTGAGAAAGTGATGTCAAATCAGACAAATAAAACACGCCACCAAGAGATGATGGTGAGCTAATGTTGACAGCACTATTATCTAAAACTCTGCCAACCACAGCAATATCAGCACTAGCATAAAGAATAGAGCCTAGTAACTGATTATCTGATTCCTCTTCATAATATGTCTGATGTAAGAGAAGGAATTTCCTGTAATACACATTGTCAACCCGTCCCTAATTATGCAAAGTAGATAGCTAATCCAGATCTCGGAATAGAAAATGTATCATTGGTGGTTACGAACTTAGCCACAGTTAAAGGACCCTGCATTAGAAAATTGCCAGCATTATATACGCCCGAATTAGACAAAAAGAGACCCGACACCCACCCCCATGTACTAGTACATGTTGGGAATGTGATTACGCTTTCGTTATATATAACACCAGAGCCATTGGCTTGCTGTGATATTTGTGAAAATAGGGCATCTAGTGGAGGACCCAAATCGACTCTAGCATAGGCATTAGCATTAGGCAGTTCGGTTATATTGAGATCGTCGGGAGAAATAGATGATAAACCAACGGCTATGGTCAGTGGTTTAGCAAACGAAGTAGTTCTAAACAAATGGTTTGCGATACCACTTTCGGCGAAATTATTTAACGAACTCATTTGTTAAGGCTCCCGTGCAGTTATTTTATATCTCATTACTAAAATACACCATTAGCCATCACGGCTTAGTAATTCTTCCCAAACCCGTACCCCACCATCTAGGGTAGCCGCCACCCTAATAATATAGGACTCTCCTGTCGTAATTTTGCGCCCAGCGGCACTTTCTATATATTTTACATTACCAGTATTAACACTAATGTACGACATACCAGTAGATGGTATCAGATCTGTGCCATCACTTACTTTAATAACATTAATGGTTGGTGAAACCACTTCCCCAGAGCCCAAAACAGTATCATTCCTATACCACCTAGACACATATTCATCGAATCCATTGGTGGTATCTCTATCCATTCTCACCCTAGCAAAATATACATTAGGATTGAAAGATACTGAGGTTATAGGAGATCCAGTAATCTGTACTATATTAACTTGTGGCGTCCCAGTAACAGCAATAAAGTCTATGGGCAAAAACCCCTTGATCCCGTCAACTTTGCCGGATATAAGAACACCATAGGAACCACCAATAGAAAAGGTGGGCGATAAAACATTCAGTTTAGCCCTATAAAAACCAGGAAACCCAACCCTTTCCACTAAACTAGACGCGGCAATAATTGGGGTGTCATTCTCGTTTTCAAATACCCAGAATCGTGGCAATTCATCTGCGGCTTGTGAATGTCCACCAGATGGGCTGTGTGTAGCCACATTGAATACCACCACCTGATTTACAGCCACACCATCTAAAAAGGGCATTTATAATCCTATGTCCTAGAGATTATTGGAGATCCAAACATACCAGGATTATGATCTGGTACATCTAAATACACCCTTAGACTCAGGTGGTTATCATTTGATATTACACCAGATGGGTATGTTATTAATATTGTATGACCCAAATTATCTGTTTTATCATAGCGAATATTATTCATTATATAAAATATCTCATATTTGCTGGCTTAAAAATAGTGGTTCTATTTCTAAATTTGGCTGTAGCTTGTACCAGATCCCTAAAATATTTCATGCCAACCATTTTTTGCACATATATTGGGGAGATTTCTGGATACCATATATTACCATTAATATTTGTCATGTGATACTTATTTGGTCCAGAATCCATAGCTAGCGTTCCATTATCATTTAGCTGCCAGTGAGCCGTTATGTTTTGTGGCTGTATTTTTTTTACTGGCATTCTTTGTGCCAAAGCGATTATTTCATCCTCCGACAAACCAGCACTCCATACTGCTACATTTTCCAGTAGCCCATTCAGTGGTACTGTTGCTTCTCCAGTTGCACCAAGCCTAGATTCAGTAAGTGTTGGAAGAGCAGAAGATACAGCACTATCGGTGCGACCCCCACCATTTAACCACACCGACCTATCTGTAGCTGACAGAGCTCGTACTGCAAAGTGTAACCAAGAATTTTCGTCAAATGTTGTTGTTGCATCAATTGTTGATTCTACACCAGCATTTGCAACACGATATCTAACTGTACCAGTTGTTGCAGTAATATCAATTAATCTAATAAGCACTTGATTAAGCCCACTTCCATCACTAATAGACACCACCGAATGATCTGCTACCCCCAGAGCCGGCAATTTTGACCAACCACATATTGTATATGGATATGCAGATATAGCAGACGAAGCCACCCGAAGATATTGAGTAAGTGCGCTAGCAAACAATCTTGACACTATGCCACCGACAAATAACACGGGGTATAATAAAATGCATGTGTAGCTCCAGTTGGATTAAGAGCCGCCACCGTATTGTGGGTTAAAAAGAGCCCATGATATTTAGGAACCGCAAATGAATTAAACAAAGAAGAAAGAGATGTTGCTCTAAACGGATATCTGCGAGCACTCGTGGTGTCAGTAACACACAAGTTAATAAATGACATACCAGCATTTTTAATATCTGAGCTTGTTAGTGTTAAGTCTTCGTCAATCCCACTGATTCTATCAGGATACAATGGCGTATCATTAAAAGAAGAATATGCCCAAAGCTCCATGCGCCCTGCTGTTGGCGCTGTTCTAGTTGTGCTAAATCCGCCTATTAAATAATCTAAGTATAATACATTTGCAGCCGAGTTATTAACAGCTACGCTACTTCTACCAAGAGTGAGTGAGCTACTACTAGCCAATGGCGTAGAGTGTGGAGATATGGTATATCCGGTACTAGCGGTATAAGAGGTTTTTAGGTCGGCATTGGGACTAAATTCACCCAACCACCAAGGCGTGTAATTATGTTCTTGGAAGATGCTATCGTCTAATTTGGCTGGTATAAATCTCTTGGGGCTATGAAATTCAATTTTGTGCCCAAGGTGTTTTTGCCCCCACTCCATCATACTGTGCCCCATTTGATCTATGGGCACGGTATATTCGTGGTATTTTTCACAGGTATAGCAAATTCCAGCCAACACTAGTGTTGGGTCTTTTTCCTTATCAAACACAATTAGTTCCTAGCAGATTGAACATCTAAGTAATTGATTGTTCCTTCAAGGGTCATAGTTCCTGGGGTTCCTGATGTACCAACGCCGGTAGCAAATAGGGCTTCTATTCTATTGGCGGCTCTACTGAGATGTGGAGTGATAGCATTAGCCATAGCCGACCCAACACCGAAAGCATCACCAAGACCCTGCCGCACGTTGGTTTTGGATGGATTAATATATCCGACCGATTTCATCCAGTCCCAAATTCTAGACTTGCCAACCGTCATACCATCAACAGTAGACCATATGAATCCATTGTTTATTATTTCATCTGTTGGTACATTTGTACGCCACACCCAAAATTTGGGGACTTTTTCTAGGGCATACTGCTGGGCTATGAATAGATTGTCGTCTTGTGTATTTGGCAGTCCAGAAAGAGCAGGATCATTATTAATGTCGGTTTTTAGTAATGATATTTGCTGTGGTGATAGCCCCATATTATTGTTCCTAAATGATATGAAATTTGTTTGCTGTGTATAAATACACCCACGGCTATAAAAAAACCCCGATATATTATATCGGGGATTTTAAAAAGATGACTAACTAAAATGTAGTATGATATACGTACTACGAAGACCCAAGGCAGACACGGCGATTATCTAATGCCGCCAACCCAAGTTCCGCCCATCCATAGTAACCGTCGCGTTGTCTGCGATGTAGTGTTGGATCTTGGAACAACTGTACCTGCTCTCGCATTGGCATAACGAAGGAGTCTCGGTTTCTCAAATCCAAACCAACTAGCAACTCCACATCACCAGAGGCAAGAGAACCACCCAAAGAGCCCGTGAAGAAATCTTGATATTCCTGTGATTCACCAAATTCATCCACATCAACTAGATTCACACCCCAAATTCTGCTGATAGCTCCATCTTCAGCCAAGAAAATTTCTCGCCGAGTAAAGTCATCAACAATGTCAATACCCCAGTTTCTAACATCTTCCTTATTCTCAGGAGAAAGGAAAACATCGGTAAGCATACCACGATTCATGCTTGTGGAATTTCCACCACCATTTCGGCGCATTACCGACTTCATTAGGCTTACAAGCCGTTTAGTAAACTGACCAACATTTGCGTCGGCATCCCAAACAATAAAGTTTCGATCAACACCAGCCGCCATCAGGACATGCCATGCATCATCATTAATTTTCTTTACGAAACCAGCACGAAGGACATCAAGGGCTCGTTCGACAATATTCCATCTAGCGTCTCGTGAGTATCGTAAAAGCCAATCTATACTGTTAGCGACTCCATACGTTGGCACCATAACGTAGTCGCCTTCAACCGTTCGTTCTGGAATATAGCCATGTTGAGGGTTGGTATAGGCTACGAAGTCTTTGGCGGTACCAGGAGCCAAGAAATCCAAAGGATATTCTGGAGTTTGACCCGGAGCAAGCTGTTCAACTTCAAAGATGCCATAGGTTATATCACCAGCCAAAAGCTCTTGTCTTAAAGGCAGACTAATAGCCATAGCAAAATTTTTGGCAGCCTCAGATGCCTGAGAAGCATTTGCACAGACAGTCTGTTGCAAAAGTTTTGACATCAATTCTTGGTCTTGCTTATCATTAGCCATTTTATACTCCCTCGGTTTTCTCTCTTTTTTTACTTGTTTACTTTTACTCTAATAGTTACTTGTTATTAGCTCAACTGAATTGCAACTTTTGCATAGCCATCTTCGTCTCTCGATGACATGAAATAACCAACGGTTGGATTGGAAGGCTCATATGGCAGACCGCTCGCAGTACCTTGGGTAATTTGAAGGAATCCCGAAGGACCCAAATAGGCTTTAGCGCCAGCATATACAACTGTGCCACCGGCAATCCTATTAGTTACAACATGACCAGCTCTTAGTATCGTAACTTTGCCGCCCTGTTGTACTTCATTCTTGTGCTGATTGATGTGCTGTCGTGTCTGATCAATATTGACCATGTCATTCAACAAAATACCCACCGGTTGTCTACCAGCAGGAGTAGCAGCATATGTAACTAATGCCTGGGACTGATCCATTGCTCCACCGGAACCAACGGTGGAAAGAACGGCAACACCACCGCGTTCGGCAGTTTCATTCATAAAAAATGAAATGTCGGTTATTACTTCATGCCTATCTGTTTTAAGAGCCATTAGTTATCTCCCTCTTCGTCGTTTCGGACACTTTTCTTGTTTTTTCTATTTTTCTTGAACAACTCACCAATGCGATTGGATATAGCCGCAACCACATCTTTATTAGTGTCTTCGTTGTCAGAATTCACATCATTAAGTGGGGGCTCTTTATCAGCTTTAGCAGACTCTAATACTTTTTCATCTTTCTTAGCTGTGGCATCCACTTTCTTTGTTTCGGTTGGTTTGAGCGCGGCAAGAGAAGCTACAACTTCAGCAAACATTTCATTTGATAAAGCGGCAAACTTTTCATATTTTTCGGTAGCTTCGGTTGTCGCAAACCCCAGCTTTTCTAGTGACACAATTCGCTCAGCCTTGACCTTCTCTACTTTGATAGCTTCTAGTTCCTTAGAAGCCTTATCAAGATTTGCAACTGCTTCGTCGGCTAACTTCTTGCTTGCAACACTGTCTTTTTCGAGAGATTCAATTTTGGTCTTGAGCTCTGTTATACTATCATCACGAACTTTGATAGAAGCTTCCAAAGAACCAATCTTGTCTTTAACAAGCTGCTCAGCCGATTGTGCGGCTTTAGCTTTAGCCTCATCTCGTTCGGTTGACAAAAGCTCGACTTTGGCTTTAAGTTCTGCAATCTCTTTATCTTGGTTTTCGTTAGCCATTATTTCACCTTGCGTTTTAATTTCACTATCATTTGTCTTAGTATTTAATACACCAACCTCTGCTTTGCTAGTATTTTTTTCTGAACCATTTAGTATAACACTTTCTGGATTAGCTGGATTCTTGACCAATCCTTTGCCAGAAAAAGTTATGTTCTTTAGAACCCTAGCTATTTTTTTACCATCATACTTGCCAGAGCCACCATAAGCCCTCAGATATTTTGTTAAGTAAGCAGTCTCTTGACTTCTTCCAACAGCCCTATAAGATTCATCTTCCTCAAATACCATATACCCAAAGTCAGTAAAATGGGCTTCCATAGAAACACACCATATTCCCTCACCAATCTCGGCTATGAGATTGTCAGATCTTTCTTTTAATTTATCGTTTCGCCAATGTGTATAAATAACAGATGGCGTGATAATATGAAATTTATTGGGCAACTGATCTATAGAAGTATCATCTGCTATTACATCAAAATTTTCATCAACGACATAATTATTGATAATGTGCCCTATAATATCGGCTTCGTTGTGTTCTAAATTAAAGGGCTTATCTTCTGGTGTTTTGCGAGACTTCCATGTTTCTTCTTTGGTAAATACATCATCGTTATCATTACATCCAACACTCACTAATACGGTCGGGACATGAAATAGATCTTTGTCTTTATAATGAGCCAAAGCATTAGACTTACTATGATCTAATATCTTTTGGATATGATTGTCTGGTATGTTCTTTAATTTAACATTGAATGAGGCTATCGCCTTATCATCCGACATTAAATTAGCAAAAGCGCGCTCTTCTTCAAATATCTGCATTACTAGTGCCTTCTTTTAGCCCTGTCTTTTAATCTACTAGACACAAAATCGCCAAGACGTTCTACTATTGGAGAATTCTGACTGACAGATTCTAAAAATCCTTTATAAGACTTGGATGCTACCGTTGCTAGATCTTTATTTTTTGAAGAAGCCAAGCTATATGAAGTATACTTTACAATTCCCTCTTCACTCTTTTCGGTCTTAGTGATATATACATACATCTTGTCATAATATCCATTGCTATCTGGTGATGCTAAAGTGACATAGTTTGCCCCTTCTACAACTTCCTCACCAATCTTAATGACCATTGTTTCATCATCCGTGTTGACCTCAATATTAATTTTAGGCATTTTCATCTTCCTCATTAAACAAAGAATAAACTAGAACCTGTATATTTCTCATATCATCTAAAGTTGGTTCGGATTGTGTGTCTTGTGCAAATCTATCAACCATCTTAGAATACACCGACGCAATATCCTTGGATATTCTTGAACCACAAGTATTTAGGGTTGTTTGTATGATTTCTGGGTCTATTTTAGTAAAGGGCTTAATACTACACAAAACAGAAAATTTAATATCTTCGCATATCCTAGACTCATCATCGGTTAATTGTCTTGAGTTTTTTTTGTCATAATATTCCAAAAGGGCGGGCATCACTATATCAGCAATAGAGATTTGGGCTTTCTTCGCCCAGGCGCTTATCGAAACAATGCTGGCGGCAGCCCTCGGTTTCACAGTTCTTTTGCGTTTGAAACTATCTTTGGAATTCTTGGGTCTACCACCAGTGCCACCAGATTGCCTTGTTTGGGCTATTTTCATAAGCTGTTCCTGTTGGGTTTCTTCTCCAGTCTTCCTCTCTAAAAGTTCAACACCAACCTCACTAGGAGTAACCGATCCTCTTTGGGCGAATATCTTAGTTAGATCTTCAATAAGGGAGGGATTGTGCCAGGGTCCTGCTTTCTTGGGCATCGACTCACTGTCTCTTAAATTGTGTTCTCTTTTAATTCTTTTCTTTTCTAGTTCCGGCATCTCATCAAATCTATCTAGTACAGCTTCAACACTAATAACATCTCTGTCTAGTAACTGAAGCAAAAGAGCTTTCTCGGCTGCTTCATCAGATAATGTCATGTGGTCAAAGGATATTTGGGCTGGTTTGGCGAACCCCATAGCCTGTTGAACCATCTTGATCTCTTCGTCCCAAAACTCTATTAATAAATTTCTGCCATACTCAAGTCTTTCAATAAGTGTCTTAATAGATATGATATTATTAGTAAAGCCACCAGCAGACCCAGCGGCAGTCAAAGTTGGTGGAACGCCAAGCCCATCATATATTGCATTTAATACTGGCTTGTACTTTTCAGACCCCAAGAATTGATGGGCGTTCGTGCTAGATTCTTTAAAATCAAGCTCCGGTCCCCAAACCAAATCCAAGCATCCACCACCAACATTGTTGGTCAATATATTAGAGAGTCTGTTAATCATAGCTCTGCTGGGATATATTTTCTGTTCCAGGTCTCCTATCCGCCATAATCTTACATTTGATATGACGCCATCTAGGGCTGCTGAATCAGCCAACTTCATTTTATCTAATAGTATAACATCTGGTAATATAGCCCCAATCAATGGGTCAGCCCAGGATTGCCAATCATCTTTTCTATAATGAAAAACCCTTACTTTTTCTGGATCTAATTCAATAATACTATTTTTAGCCCTAATCTTTTCTCTAATGTCTTTGGGTATATCCTTTAGTAATTCTTTTTCTATATCATTAGAGTTATAACTAGCATTAAATCTATCCTGTATCATCTTTGATAGTTTTAGTGCATATTTGGGCTTACCGGCAAATTGGGCTAGGGCTTCGCCCAATATCTCTATTTGTAATGGGCTAAAAAACGTATATCTCCAGGGTATTTCGTTGTTTGGATACTTCTTCTTTTCTATATCCAAATCCGCCCCAACAGCAGACATATTATCATAATTTCTTGGTGTGATCTTGGCAGTAGATCTTTTGACTATTACATTGCCAGCCCTATATAATGTATTTAAAAACCTTTCTGATCTATTAATACCACCAACTTTTTTAAACCACTCTCTATAAAATCTTTGCTGTTTGGGTATGGCATGAACTAATTTAATGCCCTGGCAACCAAAATCACCCATCAAATCTATAACATTTTTGATAAGACCGACTTTACGATATGCAATCATACATTTGCGAATGATTTCTTTCTGTGTTAATGTAGTAGACTCTTCTGGTCTAAAGAAATCATAGTCGTCTCTAGTGAATCCGGTTCTAGCATTAACATTGGTATCTATATCACGAAAAGATCTAAAATTATTACCAATGGCATTCTGTGACATAGATATTAGTCTGTTGTCATCATAAGACTGTGACAATTTGGCTATAGCAGTATCTTTGGTGGATGGCTGCTTATCATTCCATGTAATAAAGCCATCGTCGTGATTGATTTGTATCGCTCTTGCTACAGCCATATTTTGGTAATCCGATTAGATAAGATTAGGAGTATATTAAAATACACCAGAGTGAATTTATCAATTGCGCCCAATTAGTCTAAGCCGTACACTTCCTGCATAGCTTGACAAAAATCTTCAGGACCATAGAATAGTCTGCCACTACAATCTTTTCCTGCATTAGCGGCAAAGCCACCGGGAGAACCATGAAACTGATAATTAATCTGTCTCTCTAATCTTCTAGCTATAGAATTAGCAATTAATAGGGCGGTGTATCTATCTTTTCTTAGTCTGCCCTTTTTGCCACCAGCTACTTTAACTTCGGGCGTATCCCACTTATCTCTGCCTGTTATACCAGTTTGACTATGTATGATAGAAGAAAGCTCATCTTTAAGCTCTTCTATCTCCATTACACAGTCCTCTAGTGTGTCGTATGTTCTATTATTTAAGGCATCCTGTTCAGCAGCCAGCCCGATACTAATATTATCAAATTCTGGAAACAATAGATATTTGTCTTCCATATCTTTGCGCATACCATGATTAGACTCAGATACCCATTCAGAATCAGCAAAATTAATCCTGTGTATAATATGCATTCCAGCCATAGTATCCGTTGGATCGGGCTTATCGTGGTCTATTATTTTCCAAATGGGCTTTTCACCTATTTCATATTTTATTTTGTCTTCGTCATGTAAGCACTCTTCTACGGCAATGCCGCCACCTTGTGTGTCGAGACCAATGTATTTACAAGGAAACACCATCATTAATTCTCTAATTTTCCTACAGCAATAAGCATAGTAGTCTCTCTCTATATTGGGATCCTTAACTATTTTTTGTTTGTGTAACTTTCTAGTTACGGTCCAACAATAGACTATCTTTCTGTGGTCATTATTAATCTCTATGATTACTATTGCAAAATTGTCAGCTTCAGAAGCAGGGTCAATACCATAGATATATTCTTTTACCGGCGAGCCCCTTAACATTGCCGAGAATTCTATATTACCAGAGGAAAGTATAATATTATTTGTGTGATTGGCAACACAGTTCTCTATTAATGATCTTTTATAAAAACCATTGCTATCATCAGAGAACACAGCCCCATATTCTAGATTAAACATACTAACATGCTGCATACTCTTAGATCTATATACCTGCTTAATATCCATGAACCCTTTTGGTAATAGATTATATGGCATTCTCATAACAGAAAAATCCTGCCAATTAAATTCATCTGGAACATCACCAGCAAAAATATCTTTGAGCTTATTCTTGTCGCCTTTGCTCTCTATAATGTTTTTGTACTTCCGCCAATAAGCAAAAAAATGATTGAAGGTGTAATAGGTTGTGCCCGACAATATAGACTGGTTGCCCATCTTGGATATCAAAGAAAGATTATCTGCTATTCCAAGTTTTTTTTCAGTATCTTTCCTAGATTCAGCCTTAACATTGCTAACAGGATCAGCACTAACAGCAGCAAATCCTTGTATGACATTTTCATAAATCTCCGGGTTGATAGCAGCAAATTCATCACTGATTAGGTGTGTAGCCCTAATGCCTCTAATCTTATCACCAGAACCTATTGGTATAGCAATTATAATGCTCTCTCCCAATTTCATATGCCATCTATCTGTGTCGTGCTTTGGTCCTTGTGAGCTAGAAGCCCCACAAATATCTCTTAATATAGCGGACTTATACCAAAAGCTCTCACAGTATTCAAAGACTATTTTAGACTGTCTAAAGCCAGCCCCGCAAATAACAACCTTTGATCCCTGACACAATACACACCTTAATACAGCATATACGCCAAGCAAAAAGCTTTTGGAGAATCCACGGCTTGCTATAAGCATGGGGAAGGGCTTTGTCCAAAGCTCTTTTAATATTACACATTGAAATGGCAATAGTTCGAGCCCAAGAATCATCTTTACGGTAAAGTAAAAATAATCAGGGTCTAAAAGGGTGTTAATAAGGTTTTCGGGAACATCTTCGTCTACACCATCCCAAAAACCACCATGAGTTCTGCTGCGAGAAGCCGCATAGTCAAATATATTGTCTATATTAAGCCAAGATAAATCTAATAGCTTTTTTACTTCATCTGGCTTATACGTTTTGACACTCAATAGCGTATACTTTCTTGAAAAAGGCTTGTGAATATATCATTGCATATTCTCGGTTGTCACAAAATATAAATGGTATATTGTATTGGGCTTGTATGTAGGCGATTTTAGATAATATAAGCTTAGATGTAATCTTGATGTTTTTTAATTTATTATTTGGTATGCCACTAGAATATGGAAAATTCATAATAGCAAACATATTGAACTCACAAACAATAGCCTTATATTTAAATACCTGCATTCTTTCTAATTCATCAAAGAACCTACTATCTACAATGTTTTGTGATATTTCCGCAGTATTTCTTTTGCGGTCTATTGACAACAAATGCTCCATCCCTTTTATACTATAATCTCCGGTGTCTAGTTTAAGTAGTTCGGATCCCTCACAACAGTCGTCTGGATCAAACCACCATCTATATTCAGCCCTTTCCCTGGTGTCAACTATCACCTTGTATTTATTCATTGTCTACTACTATGTCATCTAAATTCTTGCACAAATTTATGACTTCCTGCACTTCATATGCCTTGCGATTAACCATGATAGAAAACATATATTCGTATCTTTCTTCGTTGCCCTTAATAAATCTGTGGTGTTTTGGGCATAGACATATTCCATTATTTATATTATATCTTAGGGCTGGATAATTAGCATGTCTTTTAATATGGTGTACATTTATGCGAATTCCTTTATATGAGCATCCAGACCACTGACATCTGCCATTATCTCTGCGGTATACTGCTTTTCGCCATTCTTTATATTGGTCTGTGCCCTGGTCCATCCTATTATATCTATAGGACCTTCTGGGCTTCTTGTATGTCATGTTGCACCATTAATTTTACTAGTTCATCTAATTTTACCTTTGGATACCACCCCAATAATTTGTGGGCTTTTGAAGAATCACCACACAAATATGGGACTTCACATTTTCTATAAAACCCACTATCAATTTCCACAAAAGGAGTATAATCACTAAATCCTATCATACTAAATGCTTTGTCTAAGAATGATTTTACTGTGTATGTTTTGCCACTAGATAATATGTAATCATCACTAGAACCATTCTTAAGGGCTAAATACATACCCTGGGCTATATCTTCGCTATAACTCCAGTCTCTACTAGCCCCAAGATTGCCCAGTTTTAATTTGCCCACATTATTTGTAATTAGTTTAATAAAATCTATATCTTTATCATCAACAAATTTACTGTTGACCAGTTTTGTATCACTTAAAAATGCAACCACTCTACCAACATACTTGGTTATTTTTCTGGTTACAAAATTTTCACCACGTCTAGGAGATTCATTATTAAAATTAATAATACATATAGCCCTTGTATTATAAGCCCTCCTATATAAATTAATGGCTTGGTGCGCGGCGTGTTTAGATATAGCATATGGGCTGTTCGGTCGCATGGGTGTTTCTTCTCTCTGAAACCCATCTTCATCAATACAGTCACCATATTGTTCGCTAGTAGAACATTGCAACAACAGCGTATCTGGTGATACAGCCCTCATAGTTTCTAGTAAATTTAAAACACCAACATAATTTACTTGTGTGGTGTGTAGGGGCTCATCAAAAGAGATACCCACATCGCTTTGGGCAGCCCCATTAATCAAGTATGTGGGCTTGAAGGCATTGACAATATTATAACAAGAAGAGGCATCGGTGATATCACCACAAATAAGCTTAAAATGTGGATTACTAATAAGGTGCCCCACTTTTTGCACATTGTTTACACTAGATCTACGATGGATCCCAACAACATCTATGCTATTATTCAACAATATCTCGGCTAGGTAGGAGCAGGTCTGACCACCGATCCCATAGATAAGAGCCCTAAGATTCCTGTTCATCTTCCTCATTCTCCTTTTCTTCTAGTAAAACCGACTCCGAATTTAATAGTGGTCTATCAACAGTATTGTCCATGTATTCGTGATATGATGACAGCCTCAACTTTTCTTTTTCTGATGCTATTCTGTGAAGCTCCATTAGATGAGACTCTTCTTGTCTCAATAGCTTTTCATTATGTGATTTTATCCAATTAAATAATGTGTCTTTGCTTTCCTTAATCTCTTTATATCTTTGATCCCTTGTACCCTTAACGTCTTTCATCAACATCTGTTTCTTTTCCAATAAATTTTTGTACTCTGTGGTCCTGGCTTGCTGACCCCTAGAGCCCATATTAATTTCGTTGGTAAGACCCACAATCAAATCAGTATTTTGTTCGTCTTGGGCTTTTGCAAATTCTTCATTGAGCCTAATCTCTAATCTATGAATAGTTTTTTGGGCTCCCTGTCTTTCTGTTAGATTCCTATTAATTAAAATCTGCACCTGTATTAGGTCTATGATTTGGAGCTCTTCGGTGGTAGTTACGTCTTCACCAAATTGCTGATATAAGGAATACCAGAGCTCTTGGGCTAATCGCAATTCATCGGCGCTGAATTGGGTTTTTAGGTCTTTCCAAAAGGGCTTTGTAATCAGGGCATACTGTTTTAGTATCTGTTCGCCCTCTGCTTTTTTAGCTTTATCAGCCCCAACCAGCTCAGCCCTTTTCCTACCTATAGCTACCATAGATATAGAGCGATTTAACATCAGAGCTAATTCTTCATCAGTTTTATAGGCTGACTGCTCTAATATAAGCCCTACCTCTTCATCGGATAGTACGCCCTTCTTAAGTGGCTTGAGATTGACATTCTCTTTAGTGGCAATTGGTTGTGGTGGAGATTCCTCAACATCTATATTAGGTGATTGGGCTCTTTTGCGATTATTAGCTATGGTATGTGCAGAGCGATTTAGCATTAGCCCAATCTCTTCATCAGTCTTATGGTTGGACTGTTCCAAGATTATTCTAATCTCTTCTGCTGACAGTTTGCCCTTTTTTAGCTTGGAACTTGTTCCCTCAGCCATCCAATTCGCCCCCAGAAATCTCAGAACATATTTCAGACAAAAGAGCCCTTATCTTGTCTTTTTTGGTTTTTGATAAAGTAGTACCATGAATATATCTATAAAAGTCCGTCCTATGTTCCATTGGTATTTTTTCTATAATTATTTTTTTTATTTCATTAAGGTGGGCTATATTAACAACATCAACAGCAGACTCATCAATAATTGGTATGTCTATTATTTTATCGTCTGACACAACAGTTGAGTTATGTGGAGTGCTAAGGCTCTTTTTAGACTCATTTCTATTTACCCAATTACCCCATTTCTCACAATCCATTTTATTTTCAAATATCTCACACTCATTTTTCCAGGGCGACTTAGAATTATCTGGTGAATAGAATGGGCACTTTTTACAAGGAATTTCATGTCTACTAAATTTATCCCTTTTTAAGTTAATCAACCTTCTACGAATATGAGTAAATAAATATTTGTTCAGGGGCTTAGAAGCATCAAACTCACCCTTGCTTAACAACTCTATTGCTAAAACAAACCCCTCTTGCCTTATATCATCCAGATCATAATAACCAAACCTAAATGTCTCAGCCAAAGAATTAACAACCCTTTTAATTATTTTGACTGTCTCTTGTTCAGTATACCCCTGTGGTATCCACGGGTGTTTAGGAATATCGGTTGGTGGGGCTTCGCCACATACCCCAGGAACTTTTTTTGGTTTGTTCTGAGCCCTTGTCTTTTTAGCCACTGTTTTACTTCTTATAAACTAAATTAGCAGCCCCATATACAATCCTTTTGGCTGTGGCTTCATCTGGGTCTTGTTGCTTTAAATCTTCTTGGGACTTTACCGATTCATCTTCTATAGCTTCTATCTTAGATGCTAATACCACGCCCAATTTTTCTTGTATAACTTTTTCTTCTGACATATTAATCTCCTACATTGAATACTCTTATACTTATATTATATACACACAAAGATACGTTGGTGTATTTTTTGGGTAGACTTTCTTTTGTGTTTTGCCACCCCCCTATTTTTTAAAAAGAGCCACTTATGAAAAACAACAAATGGTCTGTTAGTGCAATTAAATTTCTTAAAGACAATTATAAAACCCTAACAGATGAAGAATTGTCTAATGGGCTCAATCAAAAATATGGTATGCATACCAATGTAGTAAAAGTACAGAAGAAAAGACACAGGCTTGGATACATCAAGCCCCAGACATTTAGGTGGAGGGACTCTGATATTGGGTAGACATATATTTCTCTAAGGAGCCCCCTCTAATTTTTTTATTTGGGCTCTTTCATATCAACACATAGTATAGACAATTACAGTAGATATATATATCATATTGATAGGGAATTACCACATAAATACACATGTCGCATATCTTGGATAGACATATCATATTGTGGGGCAAGAGGCTGTTTTGGTGGGTAGACATATAAACTTGGGTGTTGGGTAGACATATAAACTT